ATCTGTTAACTGCAATACTAGTAGTTCCTAAGTTAAACGAACTAGATGTATAAAAGCCATTTGTAACAGTACCAGCATTACCATCAATACTGACACCAGTTAATGTTTGACTTGCACTTGCTCGACCTAACGAAATACTAGTAGTTCCGACATAAAAACTACTATTTGCTAATGCACTATTTGGAATAGCCGTAAACCCGGTTCCGATAGATCCACTCGTTAGCGCACCTACTGTTGTTAAATTAGCACTTCCGGCCCAGGTACTTAATTTTGTATTTTCAACATTACTTAATCCCACCATTGTAGCAGTAATACCACTAACAGTACCAGTAAATGTTGGGCTTGCTAATGGTGCTTTTTTAGTGTCTAATTCTGCAATTGCAGCTTGAACATTTGTAGATGCTACATTACCAGTCGGAGTAAATGTAATCCCTGATGCTGTACTGCTAATAGAGCCCCATACAACATTAACACCATCATTAGTAAGGTATTTTCCAATATTTCCTGTTAGACTTGGGAATCCTATACTTGCGGGAGAAACCCAACTAGTACTAGTTCCGTCAGTTGTGAGATATTTTCCAGTGTTATTTGCCTGTGCAGGAAGAACTTTGGAATCAGATAAACTAGTAATCCAAGAGGGATTTGCATATGATCCAGTAGTATAAACCCCATTTGTAACAGTACCGGCATTACCATCAATACTAATCCCAGTTAATGTTTGACTTGCACTTGATCTATTAACTGTAATACTAGTAGTTCCTAAATTAAACGAACTAGATGTATAAAATCCATTTGTAACAGTTCCAGCATTACCATCAATGCTAACACCAGTTAATGCTAAACTTCCACTTGATCGATTAATAGCAACCGATGTCGTTCCGATATAGAATGGTTGGTTATTTAATGCTAATGTACCAGAAGACGATGGGAGCGTAAACGTAGTCGAATCAGTTCCTTGGAAGGTTATCGTATTACTAATAGTTACAACTTTTCCATCAGCAATTGTAAGTGTAGAACCGTTAGTAGGTGCTGTAATTGTTAATTTATTGATACTAGATGCAGATGCTGCACCTAATGTAGGAGCAACTAATACTGGATTATTGCTGTACACAAGATTACCTGTTCCAGTAACCCCAGCAGTTGATGTACCTGTTAATGAAGAAACAAGCACACTGATCGAATTCTCAAAAGCGGTTAATTGTGTAACGGTTGCATATTGCGATAAGTCAGGATTATACGCGCTCTGCTCAACAGTACTATAAGAATTTAATACTGTAGCAACCTGTGACTGTAATGTAGTATAATCCATAAACAACAACCTCAATTTATATCTTATTTACCGCTTTAATTTCATCGGTTATTATATATAATGTATGATTATTGTTACTGGTGCATCGGGATTTATTGGATCTAATTTAATTAAAGAGTTGTTAAATCGAGGGGAGCGTAATATTCGAGCTATCGATTATGAAACTAGAAACTATAATCCAACTGTTATATTTTCCCCTGCCGATGACTTTTATAGTAATTTAGATCAGTATTGTAAAGGAGTGACTGCAATATTTCATGAAGGAGCAATATCGTCTACTACAGAAACTGATTGGAAGAAATTATTTGATAGAAATGTTAGATGCACATGGAATTTGATTTACTACTGTAGAGATAACAACATTCCATTACAATACGCATCGTCTGCGTCAGTATATGGTAATCCATCCGTAGAAGAGTGGCATAATCCCAACAAAAAAATGAACCCGTTAAATCTATACGCTAAGTCAAAACAACAAATTGATTATGTTGCCGATTTAGTAATAAACAGTAGTCACACACCAACTTTGTTACAAGGGTTAAGATACTTTAATGTATATGGTCCAAACGAAGATCACAAAGGAAACCAATCTAGTCCTCACTATAAATTTCAAAAACAATTTGACAAAACGGGTACCATTACACTATTCGAAGGATCAAAAGAGTTTTATAGAGATTTTATATCAGTCAAAGAAGTTATTGATCAAAAATTGTATCACTTTGAAAATAGCAAGTCGGGCATATATGATATCGGAACAGGGAACCCAAGATCATTTTACGATATTGCAATAGAAATTTGCAAATCAGACGATTACATTAATTGGATTCCTATGCCCGAAAATTTAAAAGAACATTACCAAAAGTATACTTGTGCTATTCGATCCGATAAATCCCATTTTCAGCGTTAACTCCTTCTACATGGATCGGATTCATCGACACTGCATTATCATGGGGAATATACAGATGATGGCACCGTTCCCAATTGCACATAGGCTTGCCAAATTCTTTGATCATTGTTAAAAAACAATTCTTAACAATCGAAGCATAATCATAAAATAATGTGGGACAGAAAGAAAATAATCTAGTTTCAAAATATGTAACTGTTTCTCTGTGATTCTCAAAATTGTCAACACTCACATCCCAGTCATTAATTCTAAACGCATACTTCCCTTCAAATTTAGGATCATCATATTCTGTAATGTCAAAACTTTCTGCTAACCTGTACCTTGCAGCAATTTTGAAAATTCTCTTGCCCACGATTGGTAATTGTTCAAGTTTCGTCAATGCACAAAACATTAACATTGCTTCGCCTAATCCTTTAGATCCAACACCGTTAGTGAAAACTGTAAAAAGATTAGGTTCCATATATTCACAATAATCTGCAAACGATTCTAATTGACTCTTCTGTTCATCGGTTAACGGATCAATAGAGTTATCGACAAACACTATTTGTACATTTTCAACCTTTCTTCTAATCGAATTTAATGTTTCAAGTGTTTCATAGAATCGTTTTTCGTTTTCCACAACACCAATTGATGCATTTATTGTTGAACAAACTATAAAGGTGTAACCGTCATTCACAATAGAAACTCCTGCTGAATGAATGCTTTAGCTTCTGCCATCGGTTCGTCCCATACTTTTGGTCTTACTTGCCTAAAGAATCTAAAGTTATCTCCATACCATAGGCTAGTATATGGAGGTCTGTTCTCGGGCTTTGTTAGATATGTAAAATATGCAGCAATCGGAACAAACACTACAGTCTTAGTACCTACTGCACCTGCTAAATGCACCACCGAAGTACACGTAGATACAACAATATCTAAGTTTTCAATTAGTGCAAGTGTATCATCAAACGAATTGATCTGGGATGCAACATCGATTAACTCGGGACATTTTCTTGCTTCTTCTTCTCCGTCACCTTTTTGTAATGAATAATATTCTACATCATAACCTTCAAATGTGTCGTGCAGGAAATTCATCATGTTATCAAGTTCAATATGTCGATACAATAATTGATTGTTTCGCATATTACCGATAAACCTAACACCCACTTTAAGTTTTTTAGATTCCTTAACCCATTGCCATTTTTCTCTTGCTTGATCAGATGCCCAAAGGTAATGCTCGGTTATCATGTCCTCGGGCTTCATGTTTAGATATAAAGGAACTTCGAATGCAAAACACCATAATGCATCTTTGTCTTCAACATCTTCCCACCGAGTTACTGAAGTATATCCGCACCGATTAAAAATGTCCACAACGTCTTGACTTGCAGTGCAATATATAGGATTAAAACCAGCTTTTTTAAGTTTTTGCCAATAGGAAATTGCAATAAAAGAATCACCAAATCCTCCGCCGGACATATACATGATTAAAGTTTTGCCGGGGAACACTCCACCATTCCAATACTTTAATGGGATTTCTTTATTGTTAAACCATAGATCTAACTTCTTTACATTGATCAAGAAACCGCCTAATCCTTTTAGAAAATGGCCAGCTTCCATGTCATATGTTCCTAAATTGAAATTCACAACATTTCGATGCCGTTCTCCGAGTAAATGTTCGTTGGCTTTTAGTTCCCGGAGTATTTGTTCTGCAGGGTCCTTTTGTCCGTTAAGAAAATATGAAAACACCATTTCCAACAACGTATCTGGATTATTTGGATTTACTGCTAAATTCTGCTCTGAATATACTAGCGATTTAACAGGGTCATTAAAGTTATTGTACATCTTACCTAAGTTCGACCGTACATTATATCGTTGTTCATCCGTTTCACACATCTCTAAAGTTTTTAATGAATAGAGTTCTGCCTTTTCGTAATTCCTTACATCATAATAAAGTTTAGCGATACAGTTAATTGCTTCTATATGAATTGCTGCCGAAGCAAACGCATCAATAACTTGCTCTGCTAGAGGCTCTAATTGACCTTTAATTAATTGTTTAACCACAAAAACTAACGGGTCATTTTCGCCGTACGTATCATTCTGATCCATTTTTATTCCTTATAAAACTAATTGGCCTTTGTATGTTGTTTCATAACAATTATGCCAAAATCTCTTTAGTGTGCCTTTACCTTCGAGAACATGAAACGGTAAAGTGTGTATCATCTCTCGTCCGTTGTAATAATATACAAGGTCCGGGCCTCGATCTAATGCTGCCGCAAAGTGAGAAACTCCTGTACTTCCGCCTATAAAAATCTCAGCTTCCATGATGTGATTTATATTACTCATAAAATCAATACTAAGAGAAAAGTCGTGCATATTAATGTCTGTCTGTGGAATATCCTTTGCACAAACTAATTTTTGATAGGTTGGATAGTTTTCCGAATATTCTCTTAAAATCGAATCTAATAGTTTATCGGGCCAATTTCTATGTACATGATAGTCTGCATCATAGATCGGAAACACTACAATTTTCTTCTTAGTTTCCTTTGTGTTCTTAATCGAAACTACATCACCGCAGATGTCTCTGAAATCCCATAACATCAACTCATGGTATGGGAGATCTTGGAATCCTTCCTCATCAGAAAAGCAATCAGTGTGTTTTTTTAAAAAATCATAAAACGTTCTACAATAATCTTGATTAACAATTACATTCGGGTTTATATGTAATTTAATATCGGAGTTGTTTTCTTGAATTCTAAACCATTGAAGAAAGTTTATTATGGCAATCATATCCCCGTTACGAATACCATAGTTATTAAAAGTTCCGGGCCAGACATTATAAATCATACTGTATTTTATGCTTTATTGCGCTAGCCTTGTTCGTTATTGAACTTTGATAAATACTGAAAAAGAGATTCACCATGAGTAAACCATTCGATATCCAAAACGACAAAGTCATCATTACTACACTAAATCTTAAGAATTTAGAAGGTGCTATAACACATGCAGGTTCGCTAGAAGTGTTAGGAAATGCAAATCTTCGAAGCAATGTTAACGTAGTTGGAACACTTACTGTTGGAACACTTAAAGTAGATAATTTACTTTCTAATAACGGTCCACAACAGACTATTACTAATTGGAACGCTAACAACGAACAAGATCTTAACGGAAAAGGTTTTAGTTGGACGTGGAAATCAGATTCTGCAAATTTAATGTATCGAGCAGGGAAACATTTATGGACTAACTGCGATTTAGATCTTGCAGCGGGACAAACATACAAAATTAGTGACATCGATGTAATTGGATATGACTTCTTAGGAACTCAAGTTAGCAAGAGTAATTTAACACAAGTAGGCACATTAGAATCATTGGAAGTTTCGGGCGATGCAACATTTGGACAATTTGCCTTTTTCAATGAAGCAACTAGTCGATTAGGATTAAACACTGATCAACCAAATGGCGTGTTAAGTGTTTCAGAAAATAATGTCGAATTTATTATCGGTGCTCCTAATTACGGTGCTGCTACTATCGGAACTTATACTAATAGTGATGTGTTGTTCGTTAGTGATAACACACCTAGATTTACTTTAAAAAATACCGGCGAAGTTATATTCGGTAACGCAATAACAAATTCAGCAGTAGTAACAATTAATGGTACTCTTAACGTAACTACGCTTTTATCAGATACTAGACTTGATAGATTTAGCCCGTTAGAATTTAAACCAAATGGCGGATCGTCAATTTATGGATTAGGATTGGTATGGACTGGAACATCGACTCCGACTAGATTAGTTATGATGCCGGATCCGGATCGATTGTTTAGTACCGAATCTATCGATATCGATGCAAACCAATCATACTATGTAAACGGAAAGGCAGTTTTATCTGAAACTGAACTAGGCGCATCAATTGTTAGCTCAAATCTTTCTAAGTTAGGAACATTGTCTTCATTATTAGTTAGCGGTGATGCAACATTCGGTGGTAAGGTTAATGCACAGTTTGGTATTACTTTACCGCTATCGAACGATAATAGCTCAACAACTATTGTTGGTAATAATCTTAACACTAGTAAATCTTTCTCAATCTCTGTAGGATTAGATACTACATTTTATACTGATTCGGGAAATGTTTCATTAGGTAATAAATTAAACACCAACCGTACTATTAACTTATATGGACAAGTTGGTATTGGATTATCAAGTATTGATTCATCAGTTGGGTTAGATGTTGCAAGTAATATTCGATTCGCTGGTAAGAAATTTGTTACCGGTAATTCTGCGCCATTGCAAGGATCATTTGTAAAAGGAGATATTTGTTGGAATCAAAACCCAATTCCTGGTAGTTATATTGGGTGGGTTTGCATTGCCAACGGTGGTCCAGGACAATGGGCACCATTCGGTTCCATCTCTCAACAATGAATCAAGAAATTAATCATATATTAATTCAACACGAGAAAGATATAAATCGTATTAGCAATCAACGACGACTATGGTCATATGCTAGTTCGGTAGTATTCTGCGTACTTATTTTTTTAATTTTTGGGTGGGATTGGCTCTCAACATTAACATCAAAAAAACTTTGGTGGGTGATTGTTAGTTTGATGATTATTATTTCTATTAATTGGTGGTATTGGACAATGCGTGTTATTCGTATTATTCTCAAATACCAACACATTGAATACGACCTTCTTAAAAGCATTCTGTATGATGTGCAAACAATTCGAGTAGAAATAAGAGATTTAACTAATCAAGTATTTGACAAACGTAAGTAATCCTGTATAATTAACTCATATCATTGAGGTAATTATGACTTGGATTATAGATAAAACGATTGAATGTTGCTACGGACATAGAGTATGGACTCAGCAACTTAACGGCGAATATGCAGCCGATCTCAAATGCGCTTGCAGACACTTACACGGACACGAAGGTAAGATTCAAATACATCTCTGTGCATCCGAACTCGATCAAACCGGAATGGTCACTGACTTTAGGCATTTAGAATGGCTAAAAAAGTGGGTTAATACCTATATTGATCATCAATTCATTATTGATCGCAATGATCCGCTGTATAACCGGTTAGTCGGAAAAGATACGCCGTTGATACCAGTATATGTTCCAGATACCAACTATATCACAGGATGGCATATCGATCCACTGTTTTATGAAGATCTAGATGGACACGACTTTGAAATGTTTGAAGGATTTATGGTTGTTGACTTTGTTCCTACTAGTGAGAATCTTAGTAAATGGATGGCCGATTTAGTTGAAGAAAAAATGAAGAAACTCGGAGTTACAGTTCACAGCGTAGAATGGTGGGAAACTCCTAAGAGCCGTTCTGTATACTACCGTTGACATTATTACAAAATTACACTATAATATACGCATGACTAACAAAATTGGCTTTGCTTGTAAATGGATCGATCATGCCGGACAGGTCGACGGAATTAAACCCACAGACGACTGTAAAAAGTATAATACAGGTACTACCACAGTTGCCTGGCTTAAGAGGCAATCTCGTTCGGTTGCCGAGGACAAATTATGGTCCTTAATGAAACAGAACATCGAAGCAACTCGCAAATTAGTACAGCGAGTAGGAGAATTAGATGAACATCTTCGAATGGTGCGGATTAGCAGCGACTTATTACCTGTCTATACTCACGATGACTTTAAGTATTTCTATAATCAACCAGATGTACAAGAGTACGCGGCTCGGCATTTTCACGAAATTGGAGTTATTAGCCGCAATTGTAATGTCCGTTTGTCTTTTCATCCTGGGCAGTTTTGTGTTATGGCATCAGACAATGATGATATTGTCAAACGTTCTATAGAAGAATTCGAATATCATGTAGACATGGCTAGATGGATGGGCTACGGTAAAACATTCCAGGATTTTAAAATTAACGTTCATATCTCCGGTAGACAAGGCCCCGACGGTATTCGTAAGGCATATAAAAAACTTAGTCCCGAGGCTAGAAACTGTTTAACAATCGAAAACGAGGAGAATTCACATGGTTTGGACGATTGTCTCAGCCTTAGCGATTTTGTACCTATTGTGCTTGATATTCATCATCACTTTGTTCGCGAAGGAGAATATATTAGTCTTAACGATGATCGAGTAGCAAGAGTTATTGATAGTTGGCGTGGGGTTAGGCCAACTTGTCATTATTCAGTTAGTCGTGAAGAATTAGTTTCATCTCACTACCCATCTAGTCTTCCTGATCGAGATAAGTTGATAGAATTAGGAATCAATAAACAAAAATTACGAGCTCATTCTGATTTTATGTGGAACCGTGAATCTAACGAATGGGCACTTCAGCATGTAGATTGGGCAGATATAATGGTCGAAGCGAAAGCAAAAAATCTTGCAAGTTTCTCATTATATGAGTTCTGGAAAGGCTTGAAAAATCCCGTGAGTTCGATTCTTGAGTCGGAAACACACTCCTCTTCCGATTCCTAACTCTTTACTAACATTATCTGCTGATTTACCATTATCCATTAACTTGATAGCAGTTTTATACAAATCGTAATTATCTCGATTTTTTCCTTCTAATATGGCGAGCTTTCTCTCTTTTGTACACGGTTTCTTTTTTCCGTACATTGGATTATTATCGCCTTGTTTTGATAATGACAGATTATGTCGCCATTCGTCAGTTCGCGGAATACCTTTAAGTCCTCTGCTTCTTTTTTCAAGAGTAGATGTTGAAGGTTTCCATCCTTGCCGACTCGGGGGGCGAGCTCCAACTACAATATTGGTAAGATTTTTTAGACCTATAGATTCTGTAAGGTGTTCTTCATAATCATAAGCATCACTTTCTATATCAAAATACTGTACAATATCAACAATCGGTTCTAATCCGTGTCGATGTAAATCTTTAATATATTCATCTTTGTAAGGATTTTTATTTCCATCTTTAAAATTGTTGTGAGTCCATGCTCTAGTACCAGAACCTTTGCCAATATAAAAAGGTTGATTTGAACGAGGATCTAATAATTTATATACATAGTATTTCATGTTATTATTTATTCTTTTGATGAATGTCGAATACAAAAATACATATTGACTTTAACTCTATGTATGTTATAATACAATTTTAACTTACTAAACATATTCTATGAAAGTGATAGCAGAGGTTATTAAATCTCTAACATTCTTTGTTGTATTATTCTTAATTGTAGTATCTACACCAATTGGTATTCTCTATCTAATTGAACCACGTGCTATTCCTGATAATAGCGTTGCTGGAATGGTAATACTAATGTTAAAAGGAATGTAATGGGTTACGATGTAACAACCTTTTTTCCTTTTGAAATTAAGAATGTAGATTGGTCGGCAAAACTAACATTTTGTTTCTGGCCGAGAAGATGTTGGTATAGTAATAAACGAATATGGTTTAAAAAGGCGTATATTGGAACAGCATGGTTTAGAATCGATACTCAATTGCTGTCATGTACTATTTACGCAGATAAAAATCAATTTATAATACATCAACTATCATAATAAAAGGGCTAAACAGCCCTTTTATTTTACTTTGTCTTTGCAGGACGTCCACGCTTCTTAGCAGTAGGTTTTTCAACAACCTTCTTTGCCTTTGGCGCAGGCTTTTCTCTAACTTTCTTTTCTCTAGTAACCTTAGCCTTTTTAGGTGCAGCTGGTTTAGAAACAACAATATCAGAATCTCCTAAGGTAATCGTAACCGACTCTGATACTTCGACTTTACTAACAGACTCTTCTGCAGGTTTAATACCAAAGAGCTTCTTAAAAAATCCAAACATTTTTGTTCTCCTTTTGTAGGTTATTTATAGTGTCCAATTCTCTTAAGACTTGAAACTGGCATATCCCATATATGTCGCTGTTCAACCCCTTTTTCTTGTGCAAATCTCTTTGCATCACAATTATTACACACATGATAAAAATTGTTGTTCAGCCGATTATGATCCATTGATCCTTTAGTTCTCTGAAACAATTCTCCACACGAATCGCATCTTAAATTAACTATCGTTGTCTTTCTTTTGTAGGTGTGAATATTTCCTAACTTACTTAATCTTTCATGATAAGTGATAATAAATTCAGTACCGATGAACACAATATATTTACATTAAGATTATAAAAACGTATTGATAAATATCTAATACAATCAAAAAGTCGGAGTTTATATATGTCAAAACAAGTGATCGATATCGGTGTAACAGGTAATGACGGTACTGGTGATAGTATCCGTGAATCGTTTAGAAAAGTTAATGAAAATTTTAATGAGTTATATGCTGTTTTTGGCGTATCAGGAACTATTAAATTTACTTCGTTATCCGATGCTCCGACAACCTATTCGAGCAACCAAGTTATTGCTGCAACCGGTGCTGGAGATAAATTGGCTGCAAAAACTGTTCAAGGCGGAAGCGGAATTGAAATAGTTAATACCGACTCTACCTTAACTATTAATTCAACAACTTCCGGTGTGAGAGGTGATAGTCGCCCAACACTAACTGCTCCGTTAAATGCAGCACAATTTCCAATCGGTGCTTTACCCGAACCTAGCCAATACCTAGTCGATTTATTCAATGCATTATACGGTGATACTAATCCGATTACTATTGAACAATTAGCAATTTCTAAAGGATATGCCGACAACAACTATCTTAAAGTATCATCACTTGGGCAAGTAAGTGGGCCGCTTAGAATTCGCCAACAACCATTAGTTCCACAAATTAGCGATCCAGACTACGATAGTTCTTTAACTAGTAACTACGTATCAACCGAAGCAATGCAACGTAAAGATGTTGTATATCGTGGCGGGGACAAGATGACTGGTTCGTTAATTTTAAGTGACCACCCTGCTCCATTAGCCGGTTACGGAACACCAAATGGCCAAGTTGATCTTCAAGCAGCAACTAAATTTTATGTTGACAATAACACATTCACTAGTGGAATTAATTTATATGTTTCAACAACAACCGGCGACGATTTACAACAAAAAACTCCGGCGGGTAAAGAAGGTCGATTCTGGCAATATGCATATAAATCAATCAGTGCCGCATTAGCAACAGCTCAGAACCTAATCAATACTGCACAACAAGAACCAGGTCCGTATCAACAGTTAATTTCATATACAATCGGGCCAGACGAATACTTTTCAACAATTCAATCTTCAAGTTCAGGATATACTGTTAACGGAATACAAGTTAGCGGCGGTAATAGTGCAGATACCGGGTACCAAGCAGCATTTGAATTATTGCAGGCAAATAGAACGTTCATCCAAAAAGAAACTATTTCTTATATCAATAGCAAATATGTTAATCCATTTACATTTAATGCAGTACAATGTCAACGCGATGTTGGCTTAATACTTGATGCAGTTGGATACGATCTTGTATTAGGAACTACATATAACACAACTACAGCCGCATCATCTTATTTTAACGCACTTACTAGCGTAGTTGCTAATAGTGAATTAATTCAGACCATCGAAGCAATGAAGTATCTCCGAGATCAGATACTCGGTTATCAATATAACAATGCAGCACTTGAGACATATATTGGTACTATTATCAATGCTCTTTGCTATGACCTTTTATTCCAATCAAATTATCAAAGTGTGCAAGCAGCATTGTATTACCCATCTGCAAATACTGGATTAACACAAAGTCAAATCATTGCAGTAATCGAAGATCTAAGTAATCAGTTATTCGGTGTCCAGGCACAACCGACTATTTCAAATGCTACTGTATCGTCGACGATTTCGGGTCAAAATAACTATAATACTATTTCAGTTGCCGACAATACTGGAATTGTAGTAGGAATGAATGTACTCGGTACAGGTATTGCGTCCGGCGCGCTAGTTACTGAGATTAACGGTACAACTATCACGTTAAGTGCAAACAATACTGCACCAGTGTCTGGACTCGGTACATTTGGACTTAATGCAATTAAAGTGTCAAGCACAGATAGTATTGCCGTTGGACAATTAGTTACAGGTACTGGTATTTACGAACTTAGCCCAGGATCACTTGTTGTAAGCATTGATCTTACTCACAAAATTGTTATTTTAAGTTATAATGTAATTTCTCAAAATGTTAGCGGTATTGGTAAATTTACAGTTGATTCTGTATTAAATGGATCAACTATTCCGACTATTGCAATTACATCAGCTAGTCTTAATATTAACTCAATAATTAGCATCATTAATACCAGTATACTACCTGCTATTACATTTCCTACATTAGCAAATGCCTCAACCGGATTACGATCTGCACAAACATTGTTGTTGAACAATATTAAGTTTATTCAAGCAGAAGCTATTGCCTACCTTGGCTCAAATTATCCAGCATTAGGCTACAACAAAGACACATATAGAAGAAATATTGAATACATCATCTGGAGTTTAATCTACGACTTTACCTATGGTGGGAATAGCCAAAGTGCATATACCGGATTAACATATTGGACCGGCAATCAACGAAATATTGCTGCGGACGAAGTTATTCCATTTACCGATATGTTAAGTCATGTTGGGTCATTGATACAAGATATTATTACGAATATCTCAGCGCCGACTATCTATCAAACAACTGTTATTCAATATGTAAATTTAACGTATACCGGCGGTAGTGTTGTGAGTTCGTCATTAAGTAACAATATTCAACTTATTTCTGCGTTAATCAATAATAATGCTTATGTGCATACTGTAACTTTACCGTCGGTATTACTTGCACCAGTAACATTGCAAACTGTTAGAACATCAATTTTAGCAAATCTTGACACTTATAAAACTAATTCGGTTTCGTATGTAACTAATAACTTCCCGGTTATTAATGATTCCGGCGTTTTGAGTACAATAACATCATTGTTTGGCAATATTATTAATATCCTAACTTATGGTCTCACTGGACGATCAACTCCTACATATAACGGACAACCGGGAGAAGATCCAGGAATTACACATGCCCGTGCGTTAATACTGCATCCTACAAATATTGAATTTATTATTGAAGAAGTAACAGGATGGATTGCTGCAAATAATCCAGTCTTACCAAGTGATTATAATGTTGCTAAAACTAAGAAAGACTTAACATATGTTCTAGAAGCAGTTTGTTATGATTTCTCATACACCGGAAATGCCGGTATAGTTTATTGTGCGCAATCATTTGTTAATTATTTAAATCCAGATTTATCATCGATTTATAGTGCAGCATTATTATATGCACAATCTGTAATAGCAGCGGTTGTAACAAATACTGCACCAACTGTTCACTATTCTTCTGCTACACAGTTTATAGATAACGCAAACTATCCGGGAGGTGGTATTACAGTATCTGCAATTAGTGCATTAATCAATGAATTAATTTCGTCATTGAATACTAATATTGTGCCAACAATTCAGTATCCTTCATTGTCAGGATTTAGTAACATTGCTCAAACTGCGAGATTAGTTATTATTTCTAATAAGTCTACACTTCAAGCATTAACTACTACGTACATTACTACTAACTACTCAGGTGGATTCAATTATAACGAAGTTGTTTGCTATAGAGACTTAGGATACATTGTCGATGCTATTTCTATTGACATTTTAACCGGCGGCACTTATCAAGCAATTAACGCAGGTAATTCTTTCTACCGTAATTCAAGTGCATCAGCAGTTGCTATTGGGTCAGAACGTATCCAGACTGTTGACGGATTATACTTTGCACAAGCACTTATTAATCAAGTATTGAGTCAAACAACTGCATCACGTTATCAAACAGTTCAAGCACAGACATTTGCACCATCACGTCCTGCATCATCTAATGCAATTAATGATGCGGCTGCTGGAATGACTACGCTGCTTGCAATTGTTACGCAAGGATTAGGAGCAGCTCCTACTCCAACATTTGGTACTGGTGTATGGTTAATTAAATTTAACAACGGTGGTAATAGCGCCGTTGATCAAGGATTACCGGGAGATATAAAAATTATCCCTGCTAAAATACTTGCAGGAGCATCATCGAATGCTTATGGTAGTGTTGTAAAATATACCCAAGGATCGGTTACAAATTCTACAAACGATACAATTGCAATTCGATTAACTAAACCAGGATTCTTCCAAGTTGGCGAAAACTTAAAGTTTGGCGAAACAGTTAAAGATCTTAATATTACTGTATTTGTCGAAACTGGTATCTACTACGAAGATTATCCAATGAAGTTGCCGCCGAATGTTACAATTAAAGGCGATGATTTACGTAGAACAATTATTCGTCCAATTGATCGTATTAGCCAAAGCCCGTGGCGTAATATTTTCTTCTATCGTGATTCAGTATTCGATGCTTTAGAAATCGGCGTTGTTGCGTATAACGGAACTAATTATGCAACTAATACTACTGCAAGATTAAGCGGTGTAAGCCATAATATTACAATTACATTAGGTTCAGGGCAAGTATCGTCGTCATGGATTGGAAAAGTATTTGCTGATTATAATACTACAAACGGCAATGAAAAACGTGGTAAGGCTATTATTAATTCCGTAAGTGGTAATATCATGAACGCTACTGTAATGTATCCGTTCACAGAAGGAACATTATTATCGGCAGGACAATGGTTTATTTTTGATACTGTTAATTATGGTAGACATTACTTAACTGATCCTCTTGATCCGACTTCAACACCAAAAAATAATAAAGATATCGACGTATTTCTTTGTAATGAAGGAAATCGCATTTGTAGTTTGACATTCCAAGGACACAGAAGTTTTGCATTAGTACTCGACCCCGAAGGAAATCTTAAAGCAAAATCACCATATGTACAAACTGTTTCATCATTTGCACAAAGTATTAATGGTAAACAATTTGCAGGTGGACAATATATTGACGGATTTGCCGGACGATTAAAAGGTACAATTATTAATGTGGCAGATAATGGTATTACCGTTACAGTTCAAGGTGGTGTAAATAGCGGTCTTGATATTAGAGCACCGTCTGCACCGTTCTCGTTCTATGTAGGCGGTTTCCGTTATCAAGTAGACGATGTAGTGAGTTGGAATTACGATTCAGGTGCACAACTTGGTACTACTGTATTAACCCTCGATGTTAGTACTCCGTATCTATATGACACATCCGGTAACTTAGTATATAACGTTCCAAAAACTATGCGAGATACCGGATATGTGCTTGATGCTGTTACTTCTGATATGGTGTTAGGAACTAATTATCGTTCTATTCATTCCGGGTTAACGTACCTACGACAATATTCGAGCAAGTTAACTAGTAGTTTACAGACATTAACTATTGCTGGTATTAACTACGCAACTTCACAAGCAAACGCATTAATTTCATCATCTGCTGCACAAACCGCAATCAATACTAATTCTGGTATTATTACTTCGATGATTAACCAAGGTACTACTGGTATTCCGGCGATTACATGGACTGCACCGGTAGGAGCAAGTGCTAATCTAATTAAAGCACAAGCTATCATCCAGGCAAATAAATCTTTTATTCAGGCAGAAATTGCAGCATGGATTTCATCAAACTATGTTACTAAACTGTATACCGGTTATAGTGCATCTCAATCACAACAAGATATCGGATACATTATCGATGCAATAACATATGACTTATTATACGGTGGTAATAGTCAAACTATAGAAAGTGCAGAATCGTATTGGAGAATTGTATCAGATACTCTTACTGATTATATTCCAGGGTTAAATTCAATATGTGTCGCTGCATATGGACGATTACAAACTGTTCTTGATCAAGTTATTGCAGGAACTCCTGTTAGTATTTCAGCAGGTAATAACCAAATTCAAGTAACTACAAATCCTCCAAGTAGTCCAACAACTTATAGTGCAGTCACCGATCAGTTATGTGCAATCTTAATTGATTTTGTCAATGATGGTTATTATGGTGCAGTTTATAGTGGATCATTATCACCGATTGCAACTGTAACTACTATTGCTTCGGGTACAACATTTACTACAGCATCTGTACATAATTTAAATGTTAACGATCGTGTTATTATTAATGGTACTGCTGGATTATGCTCTATCAGTGGAACTACTTTAACTATAGGCGGATCTATTACTGGAGCATTCCAAATTGGACAATTAATTACCGGCACCGGGGTGTCTGATAGTACATATATTACTGCATTTGTTTCGGGTTCAGGAGGTGCAGGAACATATACCGTTAGTGTAAGTCAAAGTGTTTCTAGTATTGCAATCACAGGATCGGCCCTAGCATATTATGTTGCGTCAACTCCGGCTAATAACACATTTACATTAGCATTAACTCAGGGCGGAACAGCATTAACTAATTTCACTAGTGGTACTGGATTATCGATTCAAATTGAAACTATCCGATTCCCGGTATTAACTGCACAAGATAGTACATTACAGGCAGCAAGAGCAACTATTGAATCAAATGTATTAACTATAGAAAGCGCAGTTATCACGTATCTTAACAGTGGTGCAGGACAAGTTGTTAATTTAGAGCAAGGTGGTAATAAAACTATGCTTGCTACTGACTTTGCAAACTTTAACGATTTAGGTTACGGTATTGTTGTTACTAATGGTGCGTATACTGAACAGATCGGAACATACACTTACTACTGCCATACCGGTCACTGGTCTGCAAACGGTGGTCAGTTACGTTCAGTAGGATGTTCTAATACATTCGGTGATTATGGTTTGAGATCTTCAGGTTATGATCAAACAGAATTACCAGATTCTGTTAATCTTTCATACGATACTATTCAAACTGCACACATTTATAAGAGAGCAACTCTAGCCGGTTCAGCAACTGCAACTACATTAATTCTGTATATTATTAACTACGAGTACATTCCGGCAAATACTTCGGAACTAGAAATCGATCATACAGTCAATGGTGGCGGTATAGTTCGATACGAAGTTAGTGGTGTTGTTCATACTGGAATTTATGTCAATGGACAAAACGTTTTACAATTAAATTTAAGTACAGTCGGCGATAATAACACATCAACGACCGGGTTATCTGCTGATTTATACGACAATCAGATTGTAACACTTAGAGTATTAACCAATGTTAAATTCTATAACATCGATAACGTAAGACCAACTCGTCCATCAACTGCGTTACAATATTTCACTAACTTAGGTCAAATTTATCGTGTCATTACATATAATCTTGTTGAATCAACCGGTGAAATTTTACCTGCAAATACTGCAATTTTACAAAGTGATACATCATTTGCATATTATCAATTTGCAACAGATGTAGCTAACTTAGTTCAACCTGATCCAGCATCGACTATAGTTACTGCATCATATGTTAGCGGTACTTCAGGAAGTAATACAGTTGTAGTTAATAGTGCAAGTGGTTCTATTACTGTCGGAATGTCAGTATACGGTGCAGGTATTACTCAAGGACAACAAGTCATTAATGTCACCGGCAGCGGAACTCTTACTATTACATTAAATGCAGTAACTAATAATCAACCATCGGGCACTATTACATTCTCAACTGCAACACAAGGATCAAGAATCGGTGATACTAAAATTGCTGTTGTTCCGTTAACCGATGCATTTACTATTGACCAAATAATTAAAGGATTTTATATTACAGCATGGGCAGGAAGAGTTCATCGTATTATAACTTATGTTACTCCAGTCCTTAATGCAACAGGTGCATTTGTAAGCTGGACTTCGGGAACTAACACATTAGTTGTATCAAACTTGTCGGGTACGATCACGATCGGTGTTACTGTTTACGGAACTGGTTTTGATGGTACACAGACTGTATCTAGTTACACTTATGATCCAGTAACTCAATATACATCAATCGTACTGAATACAGCAACTGGTGTGTCAAGTCCGTTAGGAATTATCACATTTGGTGTATATAAAAACAGTTATATCATTATCGATCCTCTTCCTGTATACAATAATGCAGCGGATGGTACTAGTGTTTCTGCATTAACATTTAATAGTAATGTATTACAAACCGGCAGTTTAACAGGACACTTAATAACGTTTGATGTTCCGTATAGCCAATATGATCAATTCCCAGTAGTTGATAGTTACTTAACTGTTGCAAATAATACTACTACCAGTTACAACGGTTCATTTAGGGTAACTCAAGTTAATACTAATACGTTAGTAACTACTACAAGTACTCTTACATTAGGCATCGGAATGTATGTATCAACAACTTCTACAGGTGCATATGTATTCCCAGGAACTATTGTCAGCAATTTAAGTCTTAACCTTACACAATTTACAATTAGTCCTTGCGCATGGGTACCAAGTGGAACTGTATTAAACATTGCAGATCCAACTACGGTAGTTTCGGGCGTTAACATCTCTAATGTAGGTAGCGGATATACTGTAGCACCAAGTCTTACAGTAGTCGGGGGCGGCTGTATTAGAGCAGCAAGTGTATCTTGTACTATTGTTGGTGGTAAAATTAGTACGGTTACTGTTACTGATCCAGGGTACGGTTATACTAGTGTTCCTAGTATTTCTATCTCAGGCGGTGGCGGTGGAATTAATGCTGCGTTCACAGTTTTATTAAGCACAACTCCGATTACAATTACAACAACCGCGGCAGGTGTTAATACTAACCAATTACAATTATTATATCCGTCAACACCGGGACCTGCTGGTACTGTTCTTTCGATTGCATCTAGCGGTACACTAATTTCAGTTAGTTCAACCACAGGTATTAGTATAAATGATCCGATTATCTTTACATTTACCGGATCATTTGGAAACTTATCTTCCGGTACTACATATTATGTAAAAACTGTTGGTACTAATACACTTACAATTAGTACTGCGGTAGGCGGAGGCGCGTTTGACCCAGGTACTTCGTTAGGCGGTTCAAATTATGTGTTCTTTGTTCCACACTTTACATATGGTACAGGTATAACAGTATCGAGTTTCTCAAGTAAGTCAGGTTCGGGACCATATAATGTTACATTAACTATCCCATCATCGGCAATTACAAATGGTGCATATTATCATGTAACAGGAAATACTAACCCATTATACAACGGATTCTGGCAATGTACTAGTGCAACTTCTTCAAATGCAACAAGTATTACATTAAGTTATCCATTAGATCCAGGTACTTGGAGTACATCAACTACAACTACTGTCACTAAGGAAGTTACAAGCGGTACAAGTAACCAGTTTGGTATTGCTCGACCATTTGACTTATCAGGTGCGTATAGTTTAAGAGCAGGTTATCCAGCAGGGGTCGGTGCTCAGATCATTGTTAAGATCAGTACTTGCCGTTCAACAAGTCACGATTTCTGTAATATCGGTGTCGGCGGTTATAATACCGCCAACTTCCCTCCGGCGATCTATGGTAATCCAGCATTACCTGAACAACCTTCGCAACAGGTATTAGAAGAAACAGTAGGAAGATGCTTCTATGTAAGTACTGACGAAAATGGTATCTTTAAAGTAGGACGTTTCTTCCAGGTTGACCAAGGAACTGGTACTGTTACATTCTCGGCAAGTATTGCGTTAAGTAACTTATCAGGTTTAGGGTTCAAGAGAGGTGTTGTTATTAGTGAATTCTCAACTGATGCAACAATGATTAATAATGGTACTGATATCGTTCCAGTTGAATCAGCAATTAGAAGTTTCATAGATTACAGATTAGGTATTACTTACAATGGCGGCCAGGTTCCTGCGGCAAATATTATCGGTCCAGGCTTCTTACCGCTAGACGGTTCATTGAGTATGAAGAAATCATTCAACATGAACTTCAACAATATCTATAACGTAGGTAACCCTGTTAACTCATACGATGCTGCAAATAAAAGTTATATTGATTTAACTGTTGCGGCGGTCGACTCTTACTACAAATTAAAAGACGTTCTTCTTACTAATCTTGCAGATGCGAATCAAATGATTTACAATGCAACTTCTAGTAAGTGGGTTAATGCAGCATTACCAACAGGACACGTTAACGTTACTTATAACGATTTAACTAATGCGTTAACTACAACAATTCAGTCAAGCGTAATCACTAATTCAATGATTAATGCAAGTGCAGCGATTGCACAAAGTAAATTGAGTATGAATGCTGCTAGCACTAGAGCAAATGCAAGTGGTATTACTCAATCAAACTTAGGTTTAGCAAGTTTTGATTCAACTTACTTTACTGCAAATTCAGGTTGGATTAGTTTACAAAATAATTCAATTGGAATCGGTAATTTAAGCGTAATCGGTAATGGTTCAATTGTTGCAAACTTTAGTGGCAGTTCAGCGGTTCCGCAAGAAGTATCGGCACAGACAGTTTTACAAAACGGATTGTCACAAGCGTTCTCAACAAGCGTTGGTGTAGTTACTTACGGCGGAGCGTTAAACACTTCGTCGATAACTCCAGTTACAACTCTCGGCGCTGCTAATAGTCTAGTTAAAACAGATGGTAATGGTTACATCACTGTTAATCAATTATCAATTAACGGTTATAAAACATTAGCAACTTCGGGTACAATTTTACAAGTTTATACACCAAGTGGATATAACTTCTTAACATCTACTGGTAGTACATTAGGAAATACGACTACTGCATTCACAGGTACTGTAGACTTTACCGGAGGTACATTAAAGTCGACATCATTAACAGCTGGCTCTAATTCAACAACTGGTACTATTATCGGTAACTGGCAAGTACTAACATCAAGTACGTTAGATGTCACAAACGGTACATTAAAATCAACAACTCTAACTACCGGTTCTAGTGGTACTGTTGGAACAATTGTCGGTAACTGGCAAATTGCAACAGGTAGTATTTGGGATGTATCTGCTGCAACGTTAAAATCGACTACATTAACTACAGGTTCATCGACTACTGCCGGTACTATTACAGGTGCATGGACAGTTAACGGTTCAATTACACTTAGTGGTGCTGGCGGTACCGTTAATGCAACATCTGTAACAACTACAGCGGTAACAACAGGTTCGTCAACTACTGCTGGTAACATTACAGGTGCATGGGGATTAACTGGCAGCATGACAGGTACTTGGACATCAACTGGTACATTAGACGTCACAGCCGGAACATTAAAATCACTTACATTAACAACTGGTTCATCTACTACTCCGGGTACATTAACTGGAGCATGGACTGTTACCGGATCATTATCCGGCGCAAATGTTAATATAGGATCGTCATTAACTGTAACAAGTATCACTTCAGGATCTAATACTACCGCAGGATCACTAACTGGCAATTGGTCATTAACTGCTGGTAGCACATTCGATTGTACATTAGGAACATTTAAAACTACTAATATTACAACAGGAAGTGACACTACTGCCGGAACGATTCAAGGCAACTGGAGTTTAGTAGGTGCAAGTAAATTACAAGCAACATACGCGGACTTAGCAGAATTCTACGAAGGGGATATGGAATATTCTCCAGGCACAGTATTAGTATTTGGAGGAGATAAGGAAGTTACTACTACCGACAACATGAATGACACTCGTTTAGCAGGAGTAGTAACAACCGATCCTGCGTATGTAATGAATGCCGATCAAACAGGAATTAAGGTGTGTATTGCATTAGCAGGACGAGTTCCATGTAAGGTTGTTGGTAGAGTTAAGAAAGGAGATATGTTAACAACAAGTGCTACTCCAGGATTTGCAGTAAAAGCAAGTAATCCTACATTAGGAAGCATAGTAGGTAAAGCGTTAGAAGATAAAGACTACGGCGAAGCCGGAGTGATTCAAGTTGCCGTAGGGAGAGCATAAGAATGACGAAGCAATTAATCAATATTGGACAAACAGCAAATGATCGAAGCGGAGATCCATTACGAACCGCATTTATAAAAATAAATGCTAATTTTCAAGAACTGTATGGAAACCTACAAGGAGTAATTCCAACACCAACTGGACATATCGGAGAATACCTTACTAATGATGGTACTAATTTATTCTGGAATACAATAACTATTCCCGAAGGTACTTCATTAATTAATACTTCAACAACTGCTCCAACAAGTCCAACAACCGGTGAATTATGGTACGATCCTGTTTCGGGCAGACTGTATGTTTGGTTTGATTCGACATGGGTTGATGCTGCTCCAGAATTAGAATATACTTTACCTAAAGCTGGTCCGAGTGAATTAGGCGGAATTATTGTAGGAAACAATTTAACTATCGACGGTGATGGACGATTATCGGCATTGAACGCTTATACATTACCAATTGCTTCGTCGAGTGTATTAGGTGGTATTAAAATCGGCACTGGCTTAGTTATTTCGGGCGATGGAACAGTAAGTGCAAGTATCAATCAATTAGGAAACTTAACAATAAGTGACCAAACTATTACCGGACACGATGTTAATGGTGATATTGTTATTTTACCCAACGGAACTGGCTCGTTATCAACTAATAGTATTAAGATTCCAGTTGGTACATTAATTTCCGGTACTAGTACAATTATTGCAAATATTGCTAATTTAGTACTTGCAGAAGTTATAGCTCACAGTTCAACTACTCCATTAACAACTGGGGCATATGGTATTACTAATGGTATCTCGGCACCGTGGACGGTATATTCATTTACAACTACTCCTTCTCCTATATTACAAATTAATGATATCATTGCTGGTGCAGGTATTCCCGTAAACAGTACTGTTGTATTTGTTGGATCAAATACATATGCAACTTATGTGATTGTTAATACAGATTTCGGAACTACAGAACCTGCAAGCGGAACAATAATAACAACCGCTCGACAAATTGTTAATGCGGGATTAAGTATCAAAACACTAGACAATACCGATATCACATTAAATGCGGGAGCAAGTGGTAACATTGTTCCGCATAGTGACATCCTACCATATACTACTAACATTTGGAGATTAGGTAGCCCGGCACAACGATTTAAAGAATTATGGTTAGGTACCGGTACGCTTTATGTACTTGACGAAACATTAGGAGTAGACTTAGCAATCGGTGCTCGCGATGGTAATTTATATGTTGAAGGTGGTGCTGGATTACAAGTTGGTAACTTCTTATTCTCTAATAATAAAATTGGGCTAGTAGATACTTCACAAGATTTATTACTGGGAACAACTGGCGCTACTGGTAAGTTTGTTATCAATAGAAGCACACAAATTAACAGCGGTAATCTTAACGTCTTATCTACAGACTTCGGACCAAACGCTAGTCCATTAACTGTATTTGGTACATCAGCATTAGTTAACACAGTTCCGTTGAATAATGCAGGAACAATGACACATTGGATCAATCAGGATGGAAATCCATGTAGATTAGTATCTGATAGTTTTGGTACCGGTGCATACAATGTGCTTGCAGGAAGAATGGCACGAGGTACACTCGATACCCCTACTGCTACACAAAGCGGCGATGTGATGATAAGACTAGCCGGTAATGGTTACGGAGCAACTGGATTTAACACATTAGGTATAGGTCGTATAGATATTCAAGCGACAGAAAATTATACTGATACTGCTAAAGGTAGTAAGGTAGTATTTTCATTGACTCCGACCGGAACAAACACAATACAATCAAATACACTTACATTTGATACTAGCGGAATTAAATTCTTAGCAACAACAAGTGGCGGTACTGGAGGTATTACATTCCCAGATAGTACAAGACAAACTAGCGCGTGGACTGGATCAATTACTTCCGGACAAATCACTGGAAATATTGTTACTTCGATTACCGCAGGAACTGGATTACAACAAAATACTACTACCGGTGCCATTACATTAAATGCAACCGGTGTGCAAAATGTCTATGGTACACAAGCGCAAGTTTATGTAACAGATGCAGGTGGTAAGAATTTAACATTAAGTTTACCACAGAATATCGATACATCCTCTAATCCAACTTTTAATAATTTAACAGTAAACAACTTAACAGTTAATGGAACACAAACTATCAATACTAGTGCAAGTATTAATGGTAAGATCCTTTATCTAGCAAGTAATGCTACATTGTCGAGTCAAATAGATGGTGGTGGTATTATATTAGGAACAGGAAGTTTTGCTCGTTCAATTCTTTACAGTTTATCTAACGATTGGTGGGATACAGATGGTTCGGGAATTAACACCCAACAATTAACAGCAACCAATGCTACATTAAGTGGTAACATACGAGTTGCAGGAACAGCACATTTAGGCACAGCATACGAAGGTATAGATTATCCTAATTCAGATTTACAAATCGATGCTAATGTAAATTCTTATGTTCAATTAGTACAACAAAATCACAGCAATGGAACAAATGCATCATCAGATTTTGTAGCAGAAAATGATTTAGGAACAGACGGAACTCATTTTATAGATATGGGTATTAATAGTAGTACCTATAACGGAACTAGCGTTGGATGGACTGTTAGTGGTGCAAATGATGCATACTTATATAACAGCGACGGCAATTTAACAATCGGTACTGCAACTGCAACAAAAACTATCGCGTTCCACACCGGCGGTACGCTCCTAAGCAACATTCGCGCTACATTAAGTGACACAGGTTTAAATGTCGTTGGTGATGTAACCGCTGCAACTTTACATGGCACATTAACTGGTAATGTAACAGGAAACTTAACTGGTAATGTTACTGGCAATGTAAGTGGTAATGCTGGTACAGTTACTAATGGTGTGTATACTTCGGGAACATACAATAATCCAAATTGGCTCGCATCATTAGCAGGTTCTAAAATTACTGGATATGTTGCAAATGCTACATCTGCAGACAATGCAACTACTGTAACAAACGGTGTATATACAACCGGATCTTACAGTAATCCAAACTGGATTGCTAGTTTAGCATATACAAAAATTACGGGTGCTCCTACCGCAGTTTCATCGTTTACTAATGATGCAAACTATGCAACTACTAGTCAGTTAACTTGGGGCAGTATTAGCAACAAACCAACTACACTTGTTTATACATCCGACACTGGAACTGTTACTAACACAATGCTAGCTGGAAATATTAGCAATGATAAACTATTAAACACTGGCATAACAATTAATGGAACTACTATAAACTTAGGTGGATCCGGTACTGTAACAGCAAGTGCAAATACTTTAACTGGAACTACACTAAATTCAAGTATTGTTAATTCAAGTTTAACAAGTGTAGGAACATTAACTAACTTAACTGTTACAAATACAATTACAGGTTCTATTACAGGTAATGCAGGTACAGTAACTAACGGCGTTTATACAACTGATACCGGCTCTGTTACTAATGCAATGTTAGCTGGAAGTATTTCTAATAATAAAATAGCAAATCCATATGTAACGATAAATGGTACACAAGTTAATTTAGGTGCAAGTGGAACAGTAACCGCAGCGGCAGGAACATTAACCGGAACTACATTAAATTCAACTGTAATTAATTCAAATTTACAAACAGTAGGAACATTAACAAACTTAACAGTAAGTAATCCAATCAGCGGATCGATTACAGGAAACGCAGCCACAGTAACTAATGGTGTTTATACAACCAATTTATATTCAAATCCATCTTGGATCACTGATTTAGCATCAAGTAAAATTACCGGTGCTACCATGACTATTACTGCCGGCACTGGATTAAGTGGTGGCGGGTCGTTAGCACTAGGTGGATCAGTAACATTAAACAACACTGGCGTACTAAGTGTAAATGGACAAGCAGGTGCAGTAACTAACATTGCTACATTAACTGGCGGTTATTTAACAACAAGCCAAATTCCTCCAAGTTTATTAGGTGGTGTTAATTACCAAGGTACATGGGATGCAACTGCAAATAGTCCAAGTCTAGCTGACGGAACAGGTACTCAAGGTTACGAATATGTTGTAACTACCGCAGGTACTCATAATTTCGGTCATGGAAATATTACATTTAATGTTGGTGACTTTGTCATTTATAGTGGAACTGTATGGCAACGAATCCCGTCAGGTGCAAATGTTACTAGTTTCAATACTAGAACCGGAGCAATTACATTACAAACATCCGATGTTACTAGCGTATTAACAACAGGTTCAGTAACTAACACAATGCTTGCAAATAGCAAAGTTACAATCGGATCCACTGACATAACATTAGGTAATACCGTAACAACTATTGCAGGTTTAACTAGTGTCACATCGACTGCATTTGTAGGTAATGTTACAGGCAATGTAAGTGGTAATGCAGGTACAGTGACTAACGGTGTTTACACATCTAGTTCGTATGCAGATCCAACTTGGTTAACTAGCTTATCATACAGCAAATTATCCGGTGCGCCTACTGTTTACTCGAGCGTATACTTAGGATCAACTAGTGTACCATTTAATAGAGCTAGCGGGGCGTTAAGTCTTTCGGGAGTTAGTATCGATGGTAATGCTGGAACTGCAACTATATTAGCAACTAGTCGTAACATCAACGGTATAGCATTTAATGGTTCAGCGGATATTACAATTACAGCCGCTAATCCATACACATTAACAATTGGCACAGGATTAACTGGTACAAGTTACAATGGTTCAGGTGCTATTACGATTGCAGTAGATAACACAGCAGTTATGCTATTAAGTGGCACACAAACTATTGCAGGTACTAAGACATTCAGTTCAACTATTACAGGTTCTATTACAGGTAATGCAGGTACAGTAACTAACGGTGTTTATACAACCGATACTGGAACTGTTACTAACACTATGTTAGCCGGAAGTATTGCTAATAACAAATTAACAAATAGTTCAGTTACAGTTACAGCAGGCACCGGAATGAGTGGTGGAGGAACTGTTTCTTTAGGCGGAACTATTACATTAACAAATGCCGGTGTTACAAGTGCGGTTGCAGGAACTGGTATTAATGTAAGTTCAGGAACCGGTGCAGTTACTATTACTAATACCGGGGTTACAAGTATCAATAGCTCATTAACTGGTGCAGTAACTGGCATTATTACTTCGTCTGACACCGGAACTGTTACTAATACAATGTTAGCTGGAAGTATTGCTAATAACAAATTAACAAATAGTTCAGTAACAATTGGTACTACATCAATTTCATTAGGCGGAACTTCTACTACATTAGCTGGATTAACAAGTGTAAGTGCCACAACATTCACAGGTGCGCTAACAGGTAATGTTACAGGTAATGTAAGCGGTACTGCTTCAACTATTACAGGTACGTACGGTGGAACATTAACATCAAGCCAAGTTACATCAGCATTAGGATTTACTCCAATACAAACTGCGGTAACAAGTTTAACTGGTACAGCAAATCAAATCGCTGTTTCGGCAAGCACGGGTGCAGTAACATTAAGTTTACCGAGTGCTGTAACAATGCCGGGCTCATTAACTTTAGCAGCAGGTACAGCAAGTGTTGCTCCATTAACATTCCAAACAGGAACAAATCTAAGTACCGCAGTAGAAGGCGCAGCAGAATTTGATGGCAAGGTTTTATACTTTACTTCGAACAATGCAGAACGCGGCATTGTAAAAAATCCACAAGTGTTTGTTTTAAATGCTAATCATACATTAACTAACCAAGCATCTGTTCAGAGTTTACTTGGTAAGGGAGTTACTATAAGCAGTGGATTAAGATACTATTACCGTATATTATATACTGTATATCTTTCAAATAGCAGTAGGTTAACAAGTGCTCCTCAATTTGCAGTTGGAGGAACAGCAGTATTAGCTCAAAATACTTATTGGGTTAACCCATGCGGCAACTCATCACAGACTACTCCTACACAAACATATCAAATGAGTAACCATATTACTTCTGGATTTGCTACAGGTGTTACGATTGCAAATACTACATCAGGTTCGCAGTATTATAGCATCATTATCGATGGGAATCTCGATTGTACAACTGGAGGAACCCTGATTCCATATTTTGGATTAAGTACATCGACTCCAGGATCTAGCTCTTATATCCAGGCAGGTGCAATAATGGAAATTTACCCAATAAGTGCAGCAGGTGCTGATACTTCAGTTGGTACTTGGGCATAAGGAGTAAATTAAAATGTTAAATTTTCCAAATAATCCAGTAGACAGCGAAACATATGTTGCACCAAACGGTGTAACATATACATTTGATGGTACAAAATGGATCGGTAAAAGTATTATCGCCCAATTAAACAATGGTAGTATTGTAGTAAATCAAAATGGAACTATTACATTCGATGGCATGTATACTCTACCAGCACACGACGGACAATCTGGACAAGCATTAATTACAAATGGTCAAGGTACTGTTAGTTGGCAAACTGTTAGCGGGTCCGGTGCCGATACTGGTGTTATTAGATTTGTGAATAATGTTATTCATACCGCTCAAGGACAAAACATTATTATTAATCCAAGCGACGATAGTGACAATAAAATTGTCATTCCCGGGCAAGGTAATGGCGGATTATTTGATTTATTATTAGTAAACACCGAAGGCAATGTTACCTCTCAAGCAGGTGCTGCTCTATGGATTTTTGGACCAGATGGAACATTTAATCTTCCTCAAAGTGCCGATCAAGGAAATGCTATTGTTCAGTCCCTTTATAATATTCAATTTAATGCTAGTGGCAATGTATTAACACTCGGTGTTGATGGTAGTCTAAGTCTACCGGTTCCAGGAAAACTGGTTCTTCCAACTAACTATCCACTAACGATTACTACAACAAATGACGAAGTTCCGCCCATGGGGACACATAATTTGAGCTTGAGCGCAGGTAGCATACAATCCGATGCTGTATATCTAGGATTAAGCACAAACGGTAGCCATGGACTTTTCATTGATGAAAACGATGGTTATATAGAAGTAGGTAAACTAGGAACTTCCCCTGCTAGGTTTATCTATGATACACATACTCCTGCAAGTAGATTGGGTGACTTTGAAATTCAAACACTGAGATACGGATCTGGTGGTGAAAGTTCAGTTTGGATTAGTACACAAAGCAGAGATTACCAATGGAGATTTGACGGGTTTGGACAGACAACCTTACCAGGTAATATAATATTCCCGCAAGGTAAATTAGGTGTTCCTAACATTAATGGAACTACTGATGCTATTAGATTATACGACTTTGGTAATGAAGGAACGCAATATAACTATGCTATAGGTTACGAAGGTAGCCATATTTGGTTTAATGTGGATCAAGCGAATAACGATAGTCTAGGATTCAAATTTTACGGTGGCGGAACACTAGCCGCTAAGATTACCACAGCTGGTAATTTATATATCGGCGGAATTAAATTTAATGACAACACTACGCAAACTACCGCATGGACTGGAATTTTACCTAGCCCGACGTATAGTGGAAGCAGTAGTATAGGCAATGTAACTCCGGCAGCCCTAAATTTAAATAATACAGGACCGTCGGGACAAGTTGAAACACAATTAGCGTTAATCAATACTGCGGGAGGCGGAGGTACTGGAAGTGCTATTGATTTCTTTACTTACACTGATGAAGGTAACGGCGTTCCGGGTGCTAGATTGCAATCAATAGATGACAACAATTATAGTGCCAATTTTAGTATATCATTAAAAGGTACAGGGAATAATGGTAATAATGGATTAACACCATCTTGGACATTTGGTTCGGATCAAAGTTTAACATTCCCTGACACTTCGAAAATATTCGGCACAACCATAGGATTAGGATCAACAACATTTGCAGCAGCGCCTGGCGTGCCTTTAGTATTGCAGTCTTCAGTTTACGATGGTAGTCCTAGTTCTTGGACGTTCGGCACCGACGGTGATTTAACCTTGCCGGGAAATATAGTTGCAAACCGTGACGAAGATATTGTTATTAAAACAGAAGGGTATGTAATGAGTAGCCCGCCCGGGTACCAAACAAAATCATTTACATTTGGTGCTAACGGTACTTTAACTGTTCCAGGAGCGATTACTGGCGGAGAATGGGGGCAATATCTACACCTAATAGGATCTACCACAATAAATCTAGATGCTCCAAGCATCTATATTGGTTACGGTGATACTGGCGGACAGGTTTACATAGGTAGTAGTAATACTGCTAGCGTTTCACTTCAATCTCCGCGACTACAGATTCTTGCACATCCACCCAATAGCAGTAAAGGATCATCTGGCGATTATCTAGGAATGGTAGCATTTAACAGTAACTATATGTTCTATTGCACAAATGCTTATGATGGTACTACGGATATTTGGAAGCGTGTAGCTTTAACAGGCGGAACTTGGTAATATGCAAGCCTATGCCATAGTGTTAGAAGCTAGTGAGCTTGCTCGGCAGATATTTGCTGAGGCACGAACGTCTGCTGAACAGTATGGTATTACATTAGAACTACATCCTGCTGTTCTAGGTTATAATAGTCGACCATTATTTGAAGAGTACGGTATAGATAAGTTTCTAAATTATACTATAATTGATAAACCAGGACACCAAGGCTGTTTTCTTAGCCATTTTCAACTGTGGCAGAAATGTCTAGAATTCGACGAACCTATCATAATCTTAGAACACGATGGTATATTCATTAGGCCCTTGCCCGAAGATGTGTTAGATCATTTTGATGAAGTGTTAAGATTAGACTGCTACCAGTGGTTTAAAGAGGGTTACAACGATCAAGTCGAAGCTAGTTTATCTAACTCCATAGGTTATACCCGCAGACCCGCAGACTACTCGTGGCACAGTTCGGGCGGATATTATGTTGGTGCTTACGGTTACATAGTCAAACCCCAAGGTGCGGCCAAGCTCATAGAACATGCACAACAACGAGGTGTAGTCTGTACAGAAGCGCACCTAGGATTAGATATTGTTGACATAGTTTCAACTACTGCTACGGTGGTTCGTATGCACGATCATTATATAGAGCAAGATGAAACCGAATGGCAAAAATATAGCACAACTAATAACTTAGGACTGGTTATGCAAGGTGCTAATTCAATGCAAAATGCCACTTACGTAAGCCCTAAAAAGTACAAAGAATTGAATACTGCTAAAGCGGTAAATACTAAAAAGGAACGAACATGACATTACAACTAGTAAATTTAGGAAATTATGCTAACGACGGTACTGGCGACGATTTACGAACTGCCTTTCAAAAAGTTAATGCTAATTTTACTGCATTAAACACCGAAACTAATATTTCTAATGGTGCTAATTTAGGATCCGGAGTCGGTCTTTTCAAAGATCGAAATGTTGCAAATTTAGAATTTAAAAGCCTAACTAGCACAGGAAATACTGTTGCTATTACGAGTGCAGCAAATACAGTAAATCTAGAAACCACTACTACTCTAGAAAACGATCTCAATCCTACATTAGCTGGAACATTGAATCTTAATGGAAATTATGTTTACGGAGGCGATGTTCAAACTTCAATTTTCGGTATTAATATTCCGATTATTGCGGGATTATTAGAATTAATTTTACAATCTAATCAGCTAATAGTAGATATGGGAAGTGTTTTATCCCCAGCAGGATCTAAAGTTTCCGGAGATAGAGGTACTGTTTTAGATTTAGGATACATTGCAGATCCAGTCTATTCAAACAATAATCTAAATTTCGGCAACATCGTAAACTAAAAATAGCGATAAATACTGCTATAAAAGAGAGCAAGTATGGCGCTAGACATATGGACTATAAAATCCGGATATTCATTCGGACAATTTGAAGAAAGAACGGTTATTAACATTCCTTTACCGGTATCAACATCGGCTGGTATTACATTTTCAGTGATATCAGGTCAACTACCGCCGGGATTACGAATCGAAAATGATCATATTATCGGCACACCATTTACTGTTCCAAGATTAACAAAATTTACATTCTGTATCCGCGCAGACAATAGCACAGATGTTTCCGATAGAACGTTTAGTATCTCTATCAACAATACTGAAATTCCAGTGTTTATTACTCCAGCGGGCGAATTACCGTTAGGACCTAGCCAACAATTATTTGCGTTAGCAGATACGTATATTGATTTTCAAATAGTTGTTAATGATTTATCGCTAGTTGCTGGAAAAAAGTTAACCTTTTTCATCGCCGATGAAGATGGCATCTTACCACCTGGTTTGATTTTAACTGATTCTGGACGTCTTGTGGGATTCATACAACCGGTATTGTCAATCAAACCAGAAGATGGTGACGGTAGTTACGATACTGGCCCGTACGATAATGTCGCATTTGATTTTGGATATCGTTCAACCAACGGATATGATAGTTACATTTTTGATAGTGTGTTTTATGATTTTAATGCAGCTATTAACATTCCAAGACAACTTAATAGAAATTACGAATTTATTGTCTCAGTAACCGATGGCGACAATGTTGTTTCAAGAAAATTTGATATTTTTGTAGTCGGCGACGATTATTTTAAAGCCGACAATAATACATTACTCGACGGTTCAGGATTATTTACAGCTGACGCAACATATCTAACTGCACCAGTATGGAGTACACCAGGTAATTTAGGCACTATACGAGCAAATAATTACGTACTCATTCCAGTAACCTTATATGATACACTTAATGTTATTTGTAGTAAAGAATTAGTAAATGCAGATATCATTGCAACTACCCTACAGTTGTTATCAACGGATAATGTTCTCGGAGGTACTCATCTTACACTTTACGAAGCATCATCCACTCCAATTGTCGGTCAATATCTCACCTTTGATGGGTTATTTTTCGGAGCAACATCTACGATTCATCAAATTATTGCTGTTCAACCTATGCAAGATTCAAAATATCGGGTAACATTAGATAGTATATTAGAGGCAACTGTTCCGTCCGGAGTTAGATTTACTATAGGGTCGTTAAGCCAATTACCTCCGGGAATGGAATTTGACGAAAATGATAACGTATTATATGGATATGTTCCTTATCAACCAGCTATTACTGCATCATATAAATTTACTATTGTAGCTATACGAAGAAGCGGAACCACATCGGAACTTGCAAAATCGTGGAGAGTATTTACTATTAATGTAATCGGTGAGATCGAAAGTGCAATTACGTGGAACACCGATCCGTACCTAGGAGATATTGCTGCTAATTATATTTCTACATTAAAAGTGCAAGCGTCATCAGTTATTTCAAACGGTGTTGTGGTTTATTCGCTAACATCAGGTCAATTACCACCAGGTCTAAGTTTAAATGTTGACGGTGAAATTATAGGGAAAGTAAATCAATTTGGTACTCCGACAACAGCAGGTATAACTAATTTTGATTTCTTTTTAGATAACAGTACTACTACAATCGATTGTGACTTTGTATTCACAGTCACGGCAACAATTTTATTTGGATACGGTGCTACTTCTAGAACATTTACTATTACTGTTACTACACCTAGTGACGTTTCATATAGCAATATAAAAGTCAAACCATATTTAAAATTAGATCAAAGATCAAAATGGAACGACTTTATTAACAATCCGAACATTTTTTCTCCGTTGAGCATTTATCGATCTAATGATATAAACTTTGGAATTCAAAAAAGTTTATCTATGTTAATTTACGCTGGAATCGAAACTGTAGAGGCTGCAAAATATATAAGCGCAATCGGTTTGAATCATAAGAAAAAGAGATTTAATTTTAACGGAATAAAGAAAGCTATTGCATATAATCCGGGAACAACCGATGCAGTATACGAAGTTGTTTATATGGAAATGATCGATCCATTAGAACCTAACGGACAGCATTTACCCAGCAAATTAACACAATTAGGAAAAGACCCATCTCCAATTACAGTAGACGAAGGGTTAACGATGTGGAATATCATACCATCTGATATTGCACTAAATTCTGTTCGACCAGAGTTAATGATCACTATCGATCGCACTGGTTATATAAGTTCAGATCCAAATATTAATACTTATTATCCGAGTAGTATTACAAATTGGAGACAGAAACTTAAAAGTGTTGGATTATCCGAAAGAAACTTTTTACCTCTATGGATGAGAAGTATTCAACTAGGATCAAAACAACAATTAGATTTTCAGCTAGCAGTTCCGATTTGTTATTGTAAACCAGGAACCGCAGATAAAATTATTTTAAACATTAAGTATAGTGGATTTGATTTCACATTATTAGATTACACCATAGACAGATATACAATCGATGCTGTAGAAGGATCTATAGCAGATAAATATCTTGTATTTAGAAACGACAGGATTACCCTATGACAAGCCAAATTAATACTAGCAACATCGATATTTTATATCCGATTGCCGGACAAGATAATAATAGCCAAGGATTTCGAGATAATTTTTCTGCTATTCAAGAAGGTTTGAATACCGCAGCATCAGAAATTACTGCATTGCAATCACACGCAATTGTTAGTGCCGATGCAAATAATGTTGCAGTTAGCAATAATTTCAACGGTAGCACATTATCAAATGGATATTACAGCCAATTTAACGGAGTGTTTTATTCATCTACTGTTACAACATCTGCTGCCGACATCGATTTAAACAACGGTCCTGTTCAACAATTTACATTAACCCAAAATACTGCATTTACATTTAAGCATTGGCCGGCTTCAGGGTGCGGTATAGTTCGTGCATTTTTTAAAAGCAATCTAGGCGGGGTATTTGTTCCTACATTTGCAACAGCAAACTCTGGTGCTATCAAGTATGATATCAATTTTCCATCATCACCAGTCGGCAATATTTTAGTATCGCAAGCATCATCAGGAACAAATGTATTAACACTTTCAAGTGCAACTGGATTAACTGTTAACACCGCAGTTGTTTTAAATAAATCGATCGGCGGATTAGTTGGCGGTTCAGTTTATTATGTAAAGACCATCAATAATTTACAGATTACAGTATCTGCATCTACAAATGCAGGTATTCCAGGAGATGCTGTGGTATTAACCGACGAAACATCTATTGGCGGTATTATTTTAAGTCTTGCAAATATTGCTAATCCGGGATTTACTGTCGGCGGAGAATCATTACTTAGTGCAACCGTAATTACGCCCGGAACTGATTATATCACTCCTGCAACTATTACTATTACCGGCGGTGATCCCGTATTACAGTTTGTTGTACCTACTTTAGTTGCAACTTATAAAGTTATTAGTCCAACTCCTTCGGGCGGAAATGCCGGCAACGGATATGCTGTCGGAGATATTTTAGTTTTAAATAGCAATTCTGCAATTACATTTACTGTTGCTTCTATCACCGGCGGTGGTTCTACAGGTCCGATTGGATCAGTTAATGTAAGAACTAATGGCGGACCGCTAGTATTACCGATTTCGGGTGTCAAAAATGTTACTGCTGTTACAGGATCAGGTACTGGCGCACAATTAACAGTAAAATCGGGCATCTTTGGCATAACTATTATAAATCCAGGCGACGGATATAATACCGTAATTCCAACAATTACTGTAACTGGAAGTACATCTTCTAGTGACGCAACAGTTAAAGCAACCCTAACAGCTGGCACGGCTGATAACATTAAAGGTATCGAAGCATGGTCGTACGATGCCGGTGCAACTGTATATATTCGGTATCTTGGAGAATTCTAATGCATCCATTAGTCGGAAATTTAGCCAATCTTAAAACTTCAGAGCTCGAAAATAAAATTAATGAGCTGTCGAAGAAGTACTTTATGGCACCAGGATACGAACTTCAACATCAAATTTCTTTAGTATTAGAAACGTATAAAGCCGAATTAGCTATAAGACGACAACAAGAATGGGAAAAGATGATGGAAAGTCGTAATAAAGATCTTGACAAACTTATAAACGTCAATTAAAATATAGGCATGCGCCTAGACAAATACAACAATCCTATATACAACTCGCAAGATATTTTCAATCTACTTTATCAAGGTAAGGTAGATTGTCTCACGGACATTACAGTTGACTCTGATAAAGAGATACGTCAACTAGAACACATCTCTAATTTTTTACTCAATGATTTCTTATCAGAAAATATTTCTATCGAAGAATTCGATAGATTAAGTCAAACGAATTGGTTCATGCCTGAAGACTATTATCCAAACTTAATGGAAATGTTATACGGAATGTGCGAAACCGCAGAACAAACTACCCGTGTAAGTGAAGAGCTAGAAGCATTTATAGAACATGGTATGATGGACTTGTTATTTTATCTAAAATATCTAGTTGACATATTACGTAAAAATAATATCGTGTACGGAGTAGGTAGGGGGTCTAGTGTTGCAAGTTATGTATTATATCTCATCGGAGTACATCGCGTGGATAGTCTAAAATATAATTTAGACTGGCGAGAATTCTTGAGATAAGTATTCAATCAAAGGAGAACATTGTATGCCATTAAAGGAACAATCAAGACAAGTATATAAAACAGCAATCAACGGTAAAGAAGTTGACATGCATAAACTTGTCATGCAAAATGAAATGACAGTTGCAGTAGGTAACGTGCGAGTAAACGCAAGGGGTGACGAACTTGGCCCAAATGGACAAGTTATTCGTAGAAGGGAAGAAGTATCAGTAACATCTAATGTCCCAGATCAACGAAGCACTAGACCCGCACCTGTAGTGGAAGAAAAAGTAGAAGTAAAATCAACACCGGCTAAAACTCGTAAAAATGTTGAAGACATGGATCCAGAGGGAAATGAATGAAATTAACAGCAATTCAAGATCACATTCTCGTAACTGAAATGAATTTTGGAGAACGAACTACGTCAAGTGGAATCGTATTAAGAAGTGATAATGGAACAAGTGAAGGAGTTCGGCCACGGTGGGCAAAGATTTATGCTGTGGGACCATTACAAACTCTTGTATCAGTCGGACAATGGATACTTGTAGAACATGGCAGATGGACTCGAGGTGTCGAAATTTCCGAAACCGATGACGAAAATAAAATTGAACTGTTTAGGATCGATCCAAATGGTATTTTAGTAGTGTCAGACGATGAGCCGGCTGATGACATGTTTGGCGAATTTGCAACGCAGACCCGCCCCGGGTTGTCTGATTTTATTATCTAATATAAAAACAGGGATTGACATGCCCTGTTTTTTTCTCTATAATTTACAATACTAACAGGCCAAAGGAGATTGTATGAAAGATTTATGGGTTGACAAATATCGCCCTAAGACAATGGACGGATATGTTCTTAAAGATCCGCAATTAAAAGAAGATATTGACGAATGGATTGCACAAGGTACTATCCCGCATCTTTTACTCAGCGGAAAAGCGGGGGTTGGTAAAACTACATTAGCAAAAATATTGCTAGAAGAAATTGGTGTTCAAGAAGAAGACATCATGTATGCTAACGGTAGTAAAGAAGGTAGGAAAATCGAATGGCTCGATAAGGTCGAAATGTTTTGTTCAACTAGACCGTTCGGTCCATTTAAAGTTGTATTTGTTGACGAAGCAGATTACATGAATCAGCAGTCTGTACAACCTGCGTTACGATATCTAATGGAAGACTATTCTCATAGTGTTAGATTTGTAATGACGTGTAACTATCCGCATCGAATTTTGCCTCCATTGCACAGTCGATTTCAATCAGTGCATATAGACAGAACTGACGAAGTTGAATTCACAGCTCGGGTTGCAACGATTCTTGTTAACGAAAACGTTGAATTTGATTTAGATACGCTCGATGCTTATGTAAAAGCGGTATACCCCGACTTAAGAAAGTGCATTAATAATTTGCAATTAAATAGTCAATCAGGGATATTGCGTAAGTTAGATGCAATCGATTCTAGTACTGACTATAGAACCGAAATGGTCGAATTGTTTAAGGCTGGTAAAATTTCAGAAGCTCGTAAATTAATTTGTAGTCAAGCCGATCCCGAAGAAATGGGAGAAATCTTTCGTTGGCTGTATGACCATGTTGATATTTTTGGCGACGAGACTATTCAAGATAAAGCAATTCTTATTATTAAACAAGGACTTGTAGACCACGCATTGGTAATCGATCCAGAAATTAACCTTGCAGCAACTTTAATTAGATTAGCACACTTGAATCCATGAAAAAAATATTAATTATGGGATTGCCCGGTGCTGGTAAGACTACCTTAGCACAAGAATTAGTTAATATCTTAACCCGAGCAACCTATTCGGTACACTGGCTCAACGCCGATAACATTCGAAGAGAATACAATGATTGGGATTTTACTGAAGCCGGAAGAATTCGTCAAAGCGAACGTATGCGAGATTTAGCAAATGTTCGCACAGAAGACTTTGTCATTTGTGATTTTGTTGCACCATTGCCAGTAATGCGTGATAATTTTGATCCTAGATATATAGTTTGGGTTGATACAATTACAGAAGGAAGATTTGAAGACACAAATAAGATGTTTGTTTTTCCGGATAAAGTTGACGTACATGTGAATTCAAAAAATGCAAAATACTGGGCAACTATTGTTTTTAATCACGTAGTATGAAACAGAAATTTAAAGAAGCCTATATGAAAACCGCAGAAATATTTGCGGAACTGAGTTATGCCGAACGATTACATGTTGGTGCAATTATTGTAAAAGATGATCGTATTATTTCAATCGGATATAATGGAATGCCAGCCGGTTGGAATAATAATTGCGAACATAAAGTTTATATGAGCTGTGATGCAGGCGGATGGTTAGACGTAGAAGATATCGAACACCGATGGCCGTTTGAAGATACACGCGGTCGTTATAATTTAAAATCAAATCCAGAGGTCCTTCATGCGGAATCGAACGCGATTGCGAAATTGGCTAAGAGCACTGAATCAGGTTCTAACGCTACTATGTTTATTACTCACAGCCCATGTCTTGATTGTGCCAAACTTATATACCAGTCTGGTATTACCGGTGTTATCTATCGTAACTCTTATCGGAGTGATGATGGAATTGTATTTCTCAACAACTCAGGTGTAAAGGTAGAACAACTCGAGAAATAATATATGTCACAACCTAGAAAATTTAAAAAAGAAGTTGCAAAATGGGATGATCCGAAAAAACGATTCTTAAGTCATAATCTTAGACGTGCAAAGAATAGAAAAGATGGTAAAGTATTTGAAATCGACGTAGAATACCTATTTCGTCTAGGTCAACAACAAGGTTGGAAATGTGTATTCACAGGAGAACCTCTTGAATTTGATCGTGGAGGATATCACAGCGGAAAACGATGGTGGAATCCACGAAGTTGTTCAATCGATCGAATCGATAGTACTAAAGATTACATACCGGGAAATGTACAATTAGTATGGTGTGTTGTTAATCAGATGAAAGCCGACATGGACGAAGAATTATTCCATGAATTTATTCAAAAGATTTATAATCAAAAAAAGGGCCCTTAGGGCCCTTTCTTGTTTAGTCTCCGTAAATTGCGAGAACCTCCTTTACTGCATCATGTCTTTCAATATCTCGCGCGTCAAATTGGACTAAATCAATATGTCTTAATCCTGTATTCTCTGCGAGTAGGGTACAGAAGTTAATCAAACCGTTATCATTTAAACGGTCTGCTTGGGCCAAATCGCCGGTTACAACCATTTTGCTATTTTCACCTAACCGTGTTAATAACATTTTCATTTGGTTGATAGTTGCATTTTGCATTTCGTCCGCAACAATATAAGAATTCTTAAATGTACGTCCGCGCATATATGCAAGTGGACTGATTTCAATAACCCCTTCTTCTAACATCTTATCGATGTCTTTCTTTTGATAATATTCTGCAAATACATCAAATATAGGTCTTGTCCACGGCGCCATCTTTTCATTAAGGGTACCTGGTAAGAATCCTAAATCTTCATCTACAGAAACGGCGGGTCGTGTAACTACAATTTTATCGATCTTGCCTTCCTGGAATAACTTAATTCCGTATAAAACTGCCAACATTGTTTTACCTGTTCCTGCTGGTCCGATTGCAAATAGAATACTTTTGTCATCATCTTTTAATTTATTGACATATTCTTTTTGATTATTTCCTCTCGGAACTAGGGAAACGCGAGACTTCTTTGGTGGAAGGTATGTTTGATGAAAATCGATTACTTGAACGTCTGATGTGAAACGCTTCTTCACTCTTTTACTCATGTAGTTAAATCTCCTACTCTAATAGTAAAGTAGGACATGTAGTGACCGCCCGATAACTACAGAGGTCCTACAATTTATTTAATCGTTTAAAATAAAAGAAAACTGCTACGTTATCATTTTAACCCAGCTAAATAAGTATAGTTAAACTGGAAGTTACTATGTACGATGTATTAGATCTTATTAAAAATATTGACGATATCTACGAAAATAATACAAGTCTTGCAATCCTAAAAGATTTTGAACGAGTATTAGACGAAATGGATATGTATGCTTACGAACACTGGATCGATGGAGAATTGGCATACGGGCCGCAAGTTGATCGACACTGGATCACAGCAGGATTTATGTGGCCAAAAACTAAGATGCCAAACCCGGAAGCAGCACGAAGACTGATGGAATTGGGATGTAAAGTAAAATATCAAAAGAGCCATCTTATCGAACCAAGAAGAATTCGTACACCTGAAGATTTTCGTCCAGGGACAAAAAAAGGTAAGTTAGACCATAAACCAATTTGGATTGTCGAAATTCAAATGCCTAAGAAGATCGCGTTTGACATATATCGTGGGTACATGGACAAGTTAAAGGGTGAAAAACTAGAAGGAGTTGCACCGAAGGAAGCGGCGCCGCCTGTAATGCCAGCTCAAATGGCTCCGGGCGGGGCTCCGGGCGGAGCTCCGGGAATGGCTCCGGGCGGAGCCCCTCAACCAATGGCAGCAGGTGCTGCATCAACACCGGCAATTTAAAATGATTATCGAAAGTTTAAGAGCAAATGACCTAAGACATTTTGTAAGAAAAGTTTTTGAAATCGATTCTTATAAAAGTAAAATTGGGGACGAAGACGATATTATCACAGTAAGTTTTACTGTAACACAAGAAGAACCAGCAAAAGATCTTGAACATTTCATCGAAATGGGGTACGATTATGTACTCGACGCCGATGTTAGTCCAGGAGAAACTGACGATGGCACATATAAAGTGTATTTCGAAATCGAAAGAACGCGACATGCTGCAAAACAAATCCGCGAAATATTAAACGGTATGGAAAAAATTACCGGGATTGACGATTTTCGTTTTAGATATTTTAAAAGTTTTAAAAGTGTTGACGCATCGACCGAAAATCTCGAAGCAGCAATTCCAACTAATTCCGAAGGGTACAGGCTAGCAGCTGAGAAACATAGCATAAATAGCTATAGTAATTTCTTTGTTAATAGCTCATCCGACAATATTAGTGTTGCAAATGAATCTATTACATTTAAACGCTTGTATGCAGATCCGTTAACATTTGAAATTATTAGTAGCGGGCCAAAACGCGAAGTATATGATACACTTCGCGGACCAATTATGTTAGAACACAAGGATATTGCCGAAGTGTTATATCTAACTAAGTCAATCGGTAATTATAATATTACTAAAATAGGCAACGCTTTTGTATTCGAAAATAACGGCTGGGCCGTAGCATTGGAGAAAAAATAATGAGCGAAGGTTTTAAGTTTAACTTTACAAAAGAAAAATTAGCAAAGATTATTCCAGGTAATCCATATCTCGATAATTGGTATGAGGCACTTTCTAATATTCTTCCTAATTATGAAATTAATACTGCACCTCGAGTTGCTGCATTCTTAGCACAATGCGCACACGAATCGGGCGGTTTTAAGGCATTGAAAGAAAATCTAAATTATCGTGCGGTAACATTAAGAAAAGTATTTCCTAAGTATTTCCCAACTGATGCATTAGCAGCACAATATGCAGGACAACCTGAAAAGATTGCAAACAAAGTTTATGCTAATCGTATGGGAAATGGCGACGAAGCAAGTGGCGACGGGTTCCGTTATTGTGGTCGTGGCTTAATTCAATTAACTGGTAAAGAAAACTATTCTTGGTTTGCAGCAAGTATGGGGGTCGAAGTAGAAGATGTTGCAGAATATCTTTCCACATTCGAAGGCGCTGTTCAATCAGCTTGTTGGTTCTGGGAATCAAATAATCTTAACCAATATGCAGATAGCGGCGATGTACTTACAATGACTAAGAGAATTAATGGTGGTACTATCGGTCTTGAAGATCGTAAGAAACACTATGCTCATGCAGTCCACGTATTACAAGGATAAAAATGTTTTTAATACAATTCTTTGCTAGCAATTATCTATATTTGATAGTTGATGCAATATTATTAGCAGGCATTGCAGGATTCGTCGTTGCATATTTCTGCTTTTTTATTCCTATCCTAATACCGTACAGACCTACCATTAAACTTGTTTCAGTGGTGTTATTAATCGCCGGTTCATACTATAAAGGGTTGTTGCACACCGAAGAGGAATGGCAACAACGAATTGCTAGTGTTCAAGCGCAATTAAAAATCGCCGAAGAAAAATCTAAACAAGAAACTGTTAGAATCGAAACACAGGTAATAGAAAGGGTTAAAGTAGTAAAGGAAAAGGTCCATGAAAACAAAAAGGCAATCGAAAAACATAAAGCCGTTATTAATGCTGAGTGCAAGTTACCTGATGTTGCAAGGATGCTCTACAACCGTTCCGTTGTACATGAAATTCCCGGAAGCCCCACCAGTACTAATGCAACCGGCTCCGGAGTTAAAACCTCTAGATCAAAATGATAAGGATCTTAGCGATTTGCTTCAAAATGCTAACGATAATTATGGGAAGTATCATGAGCTTTCTATAAAATATCAAGCATGGCAAGAATGGTATAAAGTACAACATGATATTTTTGAGGATATAAAATGAGATTTTTAATGCTTATGTTATTACTTCCTCTTTCAGGATGTGCAGTAGTAGATGCTTACTTCATGGCTAAATTTGATTCGAACGAATATCAATTAATCAATCAAATCAAATCGGCTGCTGAAGCAAATGTTCAAAACTGTAACGATAGAGAGAAGATGAATCATGTGACAGAATACTTGTTTGTTAAGGGAACAGAGTTTAAAAATTATACAGCTCAAATTCCACATAACGAAAAAGCAACTGTTCTTTCATCTGAAATCTATAAGGAGTTAATTGGATTGCATAATAGATATGCTGATCCTAAAAAGATTAGTGAAACGTATTGTAAGACGAAACTTTCTACTATAGAAGAATCGGCAAATACAATTCAAGAAGTTATAGGAGATAAACCTCGATGAGTACAACTAACGATATCTTATATGGATTGAGCGCATACGAAAATGCATCCGATCCAAAATTACAAAGCATTGCCCGTAATGCAAAGTCTTTAACAGAAAATTTTGCAAACGGCAGTTTAAGTGCGGATGAATACGGCGAACTTCTTCAAGATTTAGAAACACAAACAAGAATCGTAGAAGGTGCGTCCGATTTAGCAGAACAAAAACAATTAAATACAATAGTAAACGCAGCAATTACTTTAGCGGCAATTGCAGCAAAAGCAATATAATAACATAAGGAGCGAATTATGGCAGATCAAAACAGTACAATTACAGACAAGTGGCGTCCTATGATGGGATGGACTTACATGGCAACATGTTTGTTCGATTTTATCATTGGTCCAGTAACTTACAATGTTTTACAATTTTTAAACCCGGGACAACACGTTGATATGTGGCAAGCAATCACATTACAAGGCGGCGGATTATATCACTTATCAATGGGTGCAGTATTAGGCATTTCAGCATATGGTCGTACACAAGAGAAGATTAACGGTGCAGCAACACCAACTCCTCCTGCGGCGCCAGCAGCACCGATTGCGCCTGCTCCGGTAGCACCTGCGCCAGTGTATGCACAACCTGCTCCGGTAGCACCAGCACCAGTATATGCACAACCAGCACCAGTAGCACCAGTTGCACCTGCTCCAGTTGTTAGCACAGCGTTTGGTCCAGGTCCTGCACCACAAGTTGACGAACCACTATAGGAGTAATTATGAAACATTTATTAGCAATCTTTTTAACCGGATTCTTAACAGTAAGCGTAGCAAGCGCATGTGAACATGACAAGGCACCGGCAAAGGCAGAAGCATCTAAGGAAGCAGCAAAAGAAGCACCAAAGGCAGCTGAAGACTTTAAGGAAGGCGAAGTTAAGAAAGTTTGTGTTGTAATCAATGGCAAAGAAAAATGCAAGAACATGAAGATGCATCACAAGTTTGAAGGCACTAAAGTACCTGCAAAGAAGTAAGACAATCAAAGATTTGACAGGTCAAGGTTAATGTAGTATAATTATACTATATTACTTGACCTGTTTTTTTGAGTAGAGGGCCAATATGCAGAATTACTATGAAACACTCGGAGTTAGCGAAAATGCTTCTCCTGACGAAATTAAAAAGGCTTATAGAAGTCTTGCTATGAAACATCACCCGGATAGAGGCGGTGATCAAACTAAATTTAAAGACATTTCAGCGGCATACGATACATTAAACGATCCGCAAAAGAAAGCCGAATACGACCAGCTGCGGATGGGCGGACCGCAAATGCACTTTGGAGGCGGAAGTCCGTTTGGTGCTCACTTCCATGACATTTTTGGAAACGGGGGTCCATTTAGTGCCCACTTCCACGATGTGTTCGGGAGACAGCATCCTCATATGCAACGAAATCGAGATTTGAACATTCAATGCCAAATAACACTTCTTGAATCATATCAGGGAAAACAATTAGAAGCGGCATACAACCTTCCTAGCGGTAAGCCACAGACTGTAGTAATTAATGTACCTGCCGGTGTTGAAAATGGAGCAACTATACGCTACCAAGGGCTCGGAGACGATTCTAATCCTGCTGCACCTCGAGGAAATCTAAATGTTACAATATTAGTAGCACCTGATAATCGATTTACTAGACACGGAGACGACCTGTATACTACACTTGATATCAACCCAATCGAAGCCATGATCGGGTGTAAAAAGAAACTGCAATTAATTACTGGACAAAAAATGGAATTGGATGTTCGTGCAGGAGTTGAAACCGGAACTGAATTCGCAAGTCAAGGTAAAGGATTTACTAATCCCCATACTGGGCACAAAGGACGGTTTGTGATCATCATTAATATTAAAACTCCGGCAATCACCAATCCGGCAATTGTATCAAAACTACGACATATTAACAAGGAGATCACTGGATCTGATTGACTACACCCATTACATATGCTATTATCAAACATCATAAACATTTTTAGAGGAAAACATAATGGTTGAACCAAGTGATAACCTACAGGCAGTTTTTGAACGAGCTGTCGAAACTGCTAAGAAATTGCATCACGAATATCTCACTGTTGAACATATTTTATATGCTATGCTCGAAGAAGATGCATTTTCTAAATGTATCGCAGGGTATGGAGCGAATCCCACTAACTTTAAAAGTAATATTTCAGATTACTTAACTACTAAGTGTAAAGATATCACTACACAAGAAGTTGTCGTAAAACCAAAGAAGACACAAACTGTAGAACGTGTTCTTAATCGAGCATTTACGCAAGTGCTGTTTAATGGTCGTCAAAAAATTGAACCTACCGATGTTTTCCTCGCAATGTTGAGTGAAAAGAAGTCATGGGCATTCTATTACACACAACAGGCAGAAATCGATAAAGACAAGTTTGCCGATTATCTTAACAATTCAGTCGACGAAGAGGAAGAAATGGATCAACCAGATACAGGAAGTAATAAAGCACTAAATGCGTATACCACAAATCTTAACGAACAAGTTAATAAGGGTAAAGTTGATCCCGTTATCGGTCGAGTTGACGAACTTGAAAATATTGCACTTGCACTTGGACGCCGCAGTAAAAACAACGTAATTCTTGTAGGCGATCCTGGAGTAGGTAAGACTGCTATTGCTGAGGGGCTTGCATATAATATTGTTAAAGGCGCAGTCCCGGCATTCCTTAAAGATTACACCGTTTATAACCTCGACATTAGCGCAATGCTTGCAGGTAGTAAATACCGAGGCGATTTTGAAGAAAGGTTTAAACAAGTACTCAAGGCACTACAAAAGAAAGGGCAAGCAGTATTGTTCATCGACGAAGCACACATGATGAACGGTGCAGGTTCAGGAGGTAATAGTGCAAACGACCTTGCTAATATGATGAAACCTGCACTTAGTAAGGGAAACATCAAGGTTATTGCATCTACTACCTGGGAAGAATATCGCAAACATTTCGAAAAGGACCGTGCGTTAATGCGTCGATTCCAACGTATTACTATCGACGAACCTACACAAGAAGTAACATTGCAGATTCTTAAAGGCATTAAAAAGTATTATGAACAACATCACAATGTTAAAATCAAGGATGATGCACTCCAGGCTGCAATTAAGTTGTCAGTTAAATATCAGGCAGATAAGAAACTTCCAGATAAGGCAATCGATCTTATTGACTGTGCATGTTCTCGATTCCATCTAAAGATTGCCGAAGATAGAGTCATCGGTGAACACGAAATTCAGTTCGAACTTAGCAAGATGGTAAATCTTCCTGAAGAGCAAGTAATGGAAACCGAAAGTGTGTGCTTGTCAAAATTGCAACAAGGGCTCGAAGCCGATGTTTACGGTCAGGATCTTGCAATCGAAGAAGTTGTTGACAAGATTATTGTTGCACAGGCAGGACTTAAATCCGAAAACAAGCCAGTTGGATCATTTGTATTCATGGGCCCAACTGGCTGCGGTAAAACTGAGACTGCAAAATCACTTGCAAAGCACCTTGGGGTAAAACTAATTCGCTTTGATATGAGCGAATACCAGGAACAGCATAGTGTTAGTAAGTTGATCGGTAGTCCACCGGGGTATGTAGGCTTTGAAGAGAATGCAGGGCAACTTATTACACAGATTCAAGAACACCCAAATGCTGTGCTATTGCTCGATGAAGTTGAAAAAGCGCACCCAGATGTTACAACTGTTCTGTTGCAGTTAATGGATAATGGATTTGTAACCGGATCTAATGGTAAGAAAGCCGATTGTCGAAATGTTATCCTTATTCTTACTACAAATGCAGGTGCGCAGGCTGCTGAAAAAAATGCAATCGGATTTGGAACACAACAAAAAGATTACAGTGACGGTGATCTTAAGAAGTTCTTCACTCCGGAGTTTCGCAATAGACTCGATGGCATCGTAACATTTAATAGACTCGATAAAACTACTTCTATTAAAATTGTTCATAAGTTTATCGACGAATTACAAGGAATGATTAAGGAGAAGGGCATTAAGATTAAGATCAATAAGGAAGCAGTTAATTGGCTTATCGAAAAAGGGTTTGATGACAAAATGGGTGCAAGGCCGTTACAACGAGTCATTGACAAAGAAATTAAAAGAGATCTTGCTAAAATGATGTTGTTTGGTGATCTTAAGAACGGCGGTCAAGTATCAATCACAATCGTAGATGATGCAATTACTCTTGTTGCAAAGCCAAAGGTATCTAAGATCCCGTTGCTTACTACTGAGATTGTAAATGATCCAGTATAAGGAAATGAAGAAATTGTACTTGGGCAAATACCAGCATAAAATTATGCTGGTGGTCCAAGGGGCTCATTACCTTCGAGGAGGAAATTTAGATAACTCAGTTGATCGAATAATTTCTAGTAGAGATGATTACGATTACTATGGTACTAAGAACCGGGCAACTCGACCACAAGATTACGAGCTGTTACTAAACATAATTGACACACTACGTGGTATCGAAGATTTTACCGTTCGAGTAGAGAAATGTTATCTTTCTATATATGTTAACAAACCTAACCACATTGGTTGGCTTAAGAAGGTAGGCGGAAATGCCGTACGAGAAATTCATTTTCCAAAAGTAGAATTAACAGTAGGATCAGTTGTATCAACCTTGCCGTATGATTACAAAGTTCATGCTCAAATCAATCGTAATACCGATTACGAAGGATTTATTAACTGGGCACAAGATAACACAAATTTACGTGTTCCGCCGAGATCACTTCGGACGCTACAGCACATGAATTATTCTCAACATATTTACTTTTATGTAACCGGCGAAAAAAACTTAACTATGGCAAAGATACATCTCGGAGCCGGTGTTAAGCAAGTTGAAAAAATAATCAATCCATAATTTAATCTTGATATTGCGGATAAATAACATATCCGCAATTTTTCTTGCGACTGTAATATCAAGGTTTTAAATTATGCGCATACAAGATTTGTTTGAAAATAAAATAGACGGTTTTATCGAATATAAGAATGGCAAACCGGAATTAAAATTCGATTTAGCCGAAGATTTAGTATACTTCATGCACAACGACGACGAAAGTTATCGTAGACATGTATATCCAGTCATCGCAATGTGTTTGAAGAAAAATCAAAAGAATGAAACATTTAGTCCGGAAATTTTTCGAAAAGCAACTTTAGAATGCTATAAGAATTACTTAACGCAATTTCCAATCCGAGAACTTCCTGAAGAGTTAGACGAAAAGTTAACCAAAAAAGTTTGTGAAAAATTACACGAAGAGTTTAATGAACACATTCGCGACGACAAATATAACTAAGGAATCATTATGAAAATTCACGAAATTATTTTAGAAAGTGATACCCCGGCAAATCCTAACAAAATGCCAAAAGATCAAGTTGCAGCATTTAAAGGTGCCATTAGTATGCCCGGTATTAGTATGAACAAATCGAACGGTAGTTCATATCTACAGTACCGTTTCGGGCTTGCGTTAGCCGGTGCACCAGAATATCCAACACAAGCAGCAGGTGCATTTGCAGGTGATCCATTATTATCCACTTATACTGATGAAGAATTAGAAATGATTAATTCTGCTTCTAAAATGGTCGGAGCGGGCCCTGTTAAAAAATTAGGTAGCAATCGAAGCACTGAATTAGATAACACTAATAAAACATCACCAGTTGCAAAAATTAAAAAGAACAAATACGGTATCTAATGAAACAGTATCGAATCACATCGCAAAATATCCCAACAACTTCCAACGAAGATTGTTATATTGCACCTGACGATCCTGTCCACGAACTAATTGCTGTTCAAGTAATGGATGGGTTGGGCGCACAAGTAAGATTAGACGAATACAGATCAAAAAATGCTTTTCCTAAAATAGAATGTGATAAAGGACGATACCAACGAGAAAATAATGTACAACCAGGAACTCCGGCATGGTTTGAATTATGGTACGGCGATAAGAGATAATAATGCTACTAAGAGAATTATTTAATAATCTATCACTAAAACTATACGAAGGAGGAAATCTTCACATCGGTCAACATGCAGCAGATGAGATCGATCTCAAAGTACATAATCGTACTTATATGGTGGGAATTTTAGATAAATTATTACATAATATAAATCAATCGTTTAGTGCGCAGTATAAACAGCCACTATGGTCTCCGCAGTTATTGCAAAGTAGACAATTCCTTGGTGGTAGTTCATTATCATTTTTTAATTTACCAGAAATTTCAGATGAAGTATACCTAGCCAAAAAACCAAAAGTAGGTGACATTGATACACAATGCAACAAACAACTAGAACCGCAAATTAATGAATTCTTAACCAATTTAGTAAACAAAAGAATTGGCAATTCTACGTTCTTAGGATTTAGCAAAGGTAACGAACAATATAATGCGTTATTTCAATTAGACGAACCACCTGTCAAAATTCAAATTGATTTTGAATTTGGCCGATACGATCCGGAAACTAACGAACCTGATGCATGGTACAAGTTTAGTCATAGTTCAGAATGGGAGGATATCAATGCTGGAATTAAAGGTGTATTCCACAAATATATCTATCAAGCATTATCAAGTGTTTCTAAAACTGAAGTATATTTTGCTAAACTCGAAGGTAGAGGTGCAAAAAGAGGATATGTCATTGGCGACGAACCTATTCGAATGAATAAATTATCGTTTGCTGTTTCGAGTTCACAAGGTGGAGGAGTTAGTACAAAACTTGCTCCGTATCCCGATCCGTCTACTGGGCAACCGATGTATAAGAATGGCATCCCTGTAATGATCGAGGTGCCATCAAAAGAAAGAAATTATATTCAAGATCTTTCTCAACAGTTTGTATTATTCTTCGGTCATCAACCAACTGTCCAAGATTTACAATTACAGAAATCATTTGTCGGCACCATGCAATTAATGAATAAGTATCTATCACCGGAGACTAAAGAAGTTGTTGCAAAGTCATTTATCGGTGCATGTTTTAGAGCCGGTGTTCAAATGATTACACGAGACGATCCAAAAAGAGATGCAAAAATTAAATTTGTCGCAGTTGATCGTATGCTGACTGATCTTAAATTACCTCAGTTACGTGACTATGCTGAAGAAAAGGCCATACAATACGAAGAAGATTATCACGAATTGGAGGCATACAAAAAAGCAAATCCAACTGATAAACAACCGCGAGCATCATTAAAAAAATTAAAAGCACAACAAGGTCAGACTGACCCTGGAGAATCAGATGAAGATTAACGAATTATTAGGCGAAACTGCTACCGCAGGTGCAACTATGTCTGCAAATATCGGCACAGTTGATGCACCACAATTAAGTCCAGGCAAAGCACGTGGTAAAAAATCATACATCGGCAGTCCTGGAAAAAGTGGAACTAAAGCACCGCCACAACCAAAAGTTGTACAACCAAAAACATCAGCAGGAACCGCGAGCAATGCATTAGATATGAAGTCTAATATATTCGGTGCGCCGCTAAAACGATAAATATACTATAAGACCGGAGTTCACTCATGAGCAAGAAACAAATTAACGAATTCGACATCCATGCAGGTTTAGAGACACCACCGTCTCATCCACATGTCGAACCAACACAAGATTTTATTCCACAAGGCGAAGAAGATCACGAAGGCGCAATGGCTAGAGCAGATCTTTATAAGATGGCTAACTATGCAGTAAAATTATTCAAGAAATTAGATGATAATGCACAACTAGAAGGTTGGGTACAAGCAAAGATTACTAAGGCTGCTGATTATATTGCATCAGTTTATCACTATCTCGAATACGAAATGAAATTTAGCGAATATGGCAAGCAATTAGAAAATTCTGACATGTTCAACGAAAGTGAAAAAGAAGAACTTAAACTAAAGTTGAGCGAAGCGAGAGAGAAGATTGCACAGTTAAAGATTGCACAACTTCAAAAATTAGAAGAAGGCAAGAAGAGTCCTAAGGCTAAGAAAGATTGGGATAAGGACGGTAAGATCGAATCTGAAAAGGACGAAGTTATCGGAAGTCGTCGTAAAGCAGCCGGATTAGACGAATCATGGGACGATGATGACGAAGATGCAGATGTTAAAAGAGCAGACGACGAATTAAGAAAGCGTAAAGTTAAATTACCAAAGACTAAGGCTGATCCAGATAAGGATATGAGCAAGTTGGCAAAGAAATCTAAGAAAGAAGATGACTTAGATGAAACTTACGGTCAAGGCATTTACGAAGGATGGGACGACGATGACGACGAAGATCCAGATGTAAAGCGAGCTGATTCGGAATTAAAGAAGCGCGGTGTTAAGTTACCTAAGGTAAAGCACAAAGAAGTTCCAGTTAAGAAAACTGCTAAGGACAAGGAAGAAGAATTAGATGAAGGTTCTGGTCCTTATCAATTAAGCGATCCTAAGCATCCTAAATTCAAATCAAATTACGAAAAGTTTAAGAAATCAAATCCAGATAAGAAGTTAGCCGATTTTGTTGCTGCTATGAAAAAGAAGGATAAGGCTGGATTAGATGAATCATGGGACGATGATGACGAAGACGATGATGTTAAAAGAGCTGATTCTGAATTAAAGAAGCGCGGTGTTAAGTTACCTAAGGTAAAGCACAAAGAAGTTCCAGTTAAGAAGACTGCTAAGGACAAGGAAGAAGAAAAACTCGACGAAATTTCTCAAAAAACAGCAGTGGGTTATGTCAAGAAAGTAGCAGACAATGCTGAATCTAACAAAGACACATTTACTCCTAAACGTCTTAAAGGTGTAATAACTGCGGGCAATAAAGTTATGGGAAAGCCTCATGCTAAAGTTCCAGCAACTAACGAAGGTAAGAAACCAGACTTCTTAGACTTAGACAAGGACGGTAACAAGAAAGAGCCAATGAAGAAGGCTGCTAAGGAAAAGACATCTAAGAAAGAATGTATGAAAGAGTCAGTTGAACTCGATCGTATGAAAGAGTTCTTAAAACGTCTAAACGGATAATATAATGGACATGAAGAAAATTCTACAGGCACTTGATAATACAGCATCAAAGCCTGTAGAAGGTGCTAATGATATTAAAAAATCGTTGCAAATTTTAGAAGAGGGGGCTAATCCGCATAAGGTTAGCCTTCCTGTTCAAATGGCTATGCAACATTATCAAGCACCAGTTGTGGAATCTAAACCAAAGAAAGGTTCGATTCTTAAAAAATATTTTGCAGAAGCTGAACAAGAAGTAGAAGCAGCTCGAGAACAAGAACAGTTAAGAATTCAAATGTATTCTCGTAAGATTGCACAAAAAGTCTTAGGCGAAAGCAAAGTTAGTGAAGCACCAATTGCATATAACAAAGACGAACCTATGAATCCTTTAATTCATAGCCACAAAGGTGTAAATCAATCTACATTAAAGGGACGTATTATGCGAGCTCGTTCACAAATAAAAGAACTTGCTGACTACGCGCAATACGATGATTTAAACATGTGGAAAACAATTGTAAACCATTGGCCAGAAGTATCTATGAATATTGATCAAATCGACCATGGAATACAAGAATTATCTTCGTTACGTAAAAAAGGCGGGATTAAAAGTCGCGGTATCGATCCAACATTAGAAGATGAATTAGTTAATCCAGAAGATGCTGTAAAAATGGACATCCCATTATTAATTCGTCTTTTAGAATATGCTCGTGAAGATGCTAAAACAGACATGGATCTACATAATGTTGCTGAAATGCTTATTAATTTAAGTAAAGACGGCGATACTTTATCAATGGATCAATACGACCAAATTGTAGGCGATCAAAAATTATTACCTAGCCCAACTGACGAAGGACGAAATCCTTGTTGGAAAGGTTATAGACAGCTCGGAACTAAAGCAAAAGGCGGTTACAGAGTGCCTAATTGTGTTCCAGAAAAGAAAAAGAGATTTAGATAAAATGACACTAGAACACTCTATCAGACAAGAATTAGTCGAAAGTTTCGGATATCAATTAGACGAAGAAGGCCTTGGCGCAGATATGATGAAAAGATTATCGGCACATTCTGCTAATACATCAGTAATGTCTAAAGGTCCTGATTTTACAAAAGCTGTAAAGGCAGGAAATACAAAACTACTAACTCGACTAGCAACTGTTTTTGGATTATACGAGTTATGGGTCCCTGCGCAAAATGCTATAATCAATATACAAAATCGTCTTGATAAAAATGAGATATCAGAAGAGCAAGCAATTAAAGAAATGGATATCACCGTAGCACAATTTTCTGCAAGAGTGTTATCAACATTGATCACTAGCGGACTATTATTTAGAGTGTTACCTATTGTAGCAAGAATTGCAACTCCTATTCCATTTTTTGGACCAATATTTGCCGGATTAAGTCTAATTGCTATGACACCAGCTGCTAGAACTTATATCAGTACTTGGGTAAATTCTAATGGATCGTGGTTAAGTAAAATTATTGCTACCTATTTATTATCTCACGTGATACCACCAGACAGTAAGATAATTGCTTCTGCAGCCAGTTTAGCCGCCGAAGGAACGAAAAAGTTCGGTGAATTTTCCGATCAAATGCTCAGCGATGTAGGATCTTCAGTATTACACCGTCATTCCGACACTCCAGCTGATACAACTACTGCACCTAGTAATTCTCAAGATGATTATATCAATCCAGCCTCAGTTGGCGGAGCTCAGACACCGTCTATAAATCAAAAAATAGATAAAATTCGAGAAAAGTTAATTAGCTTAGGAGAAAAAATTCCTGCAACTGGCGCACCTGATGAAGAATTTTACGCTGCATATCATAGACACAGAAATGATGTTAAAGGCATTCAAGAATCAGGTGAGTCAATTCGTGAGTTATCATTAAAATTACAAATCCTTGAAGATGCAAAATCTGATGCAGAAGCAGGCGCTAAAGAATTTATGCAAGATTTTCCAGATTTAGTACAAATTATTCAACAGAGAATGACACAGAACGCTCCTGCTCAAGGCGGAACTCCTACACCTGCACAGCAAGACATACCTGCACAAGGCGGAACCTCTGCACCAGCAGTTAGCACAACTGCGGGTCCTTTGGGTGCGCAAGCATCTGCAGGTGGATTAAATGTATCTGCCGGACCGCAGGGTAGCAATTTTGATGCAAGCGGACATATCACCGGAATGCCGCCTACAACATTAAATGGACCAAATCAAGAATTATTAAATAAAGCGGCAGAACTCACAAAGGCAGGAAATACCGAAAAGGCAAAGATATATACAGACGTATATGCAAGACAAGTAGCACAACAAAAGGCTGCTAAACCTACATCTGAAAATACAGAATTAAACAGAATCATTACATTAGCAAAAAACAAATAACATCATTTACATTGACAGTAAATAAGAATTAATCTAAACTAGGCATTTAAAGGGAGAAAATTTATGAGTAGAGCATATGGCGCCGAAGAAAAGGCAAAACTTGAAAGACTTATCAATGAAGGTTCAACTGTTTTAAGAGAAATTGAAGATCTCAACGAAGGTCTCAAGGACACAGTCAAGGCAGTAGCAGAGGAACTAAATATCAAGCCGAGTGTTATCAACAAGGCTATCAAAATTGCACATAAGGGCAATTGGCAAGATCATAATTCCGATTGGGAAGAGATCGAAGCAATTCTAGACGTCACAAAGCGCATCTAATTGCAACAGGAAAGGTTCTACGAGCCATAAATCGTATTGCGGGTGAGTGTGAGCCGAAAATCACACAGGAGAAAAATGAGTTATGTCGATGCATATTTCGACCGTGATAATGATATCATTAAAATTGTCGAAAGAAATTCTAAAGGTGAACGGGAATTTAGAGATGTTCCTGTAAAACACACTTTCTATTATAAAGATCCAAAAGGAAAACATCAAAGTATTTACGGTGACCCAGTATCAAGGGTTGTTTGTAAAAATACTAAAGACTTCCGAAAGGAAATGGCTATTGCTAGCGGCAAGCAAATATATGAAGCAGATATTAATCCAATCTTTGTTTGTTTGTCAGAAAACTATTTAAATCAAGATGCTCCGAAACTTAATGTAGCATTTTTCGATATCGAAGTGGACTTTGATCCAGAAAGAGGCTATGCTAGTCCAGATGATGCATTTATGCCTATTACTGCAATCGCTGTCCACTTACAATGGTTAGAAACACTTGTATGTCTTGCAATTCCTCCAAAGACATTAACTATGGAGCAAGCACAAGAGCAAATCAAAGACTTTCCAAATACTATTTTGTTTGATAATGAAGCAGAATTGTTAGATACGTTTTTAGATTTAATTCAAGAAGCAGACATTTTAAGTGGATGGAATAGCGAAGGGTTCGATATTCCGTATACAGTTAATCGTGTTATTAAGGTGTTATCGAAGGAAGACACTAGACGATTCTGTTTGTTTAATCAATTACCAAAAAAGCGTGAGTTCGAAAAGTTCGGTAGACAAGCAACTACATATGACTTTGTCGGGCGTGTACATATGGATAGTTTAGAACTATATCGTAAGTATACCTATGAAGAAAGACATAGTTACAGACTAGACGCAATTGCCGAATACGAGTTAGGAGAACGAAAAACACAGTATGAAGGTACACTTGATCAGTTATACAACAATGATTTCAAAACATTCATTGAATATAACAGACAAGATACTATGCTTCTTGATCGTTTAGATAAGAAATTAAAGTTTTTAGATCTTGCTAATTCACTTGCACACGAAAATACAGTATTGCTCCAAACTACAATGGGAGCAGTAGCAGTAACAGAACAAGCAATCATTAATGAAGCACATCGTAGAGGATTTGTTGTCCCAAATCGTCCCAAATCAGATGAACGGGAAAACACCAATGCAGCCGGTGCGTATGTTGCATATCCAAAAGAAGGAATTCAAGACTGGGTAGGATCTTTAGACATCAACTCCCTATATCCTTCAGTAATTCGTGCGTTAAATATGGGCCCGGAAACGATTATCGGGCAATTAAGAACAGTCGGAACCGATGCGTATATCGAAACTCAAATGGCAAAGGGCAAATCATTTGCATCTGCATGGGAAGGTCATTTTGGCACACTTGAATATGAGTCGGTAATGAAGCAAGAAATCGGTACTGATATCACAATCGATTGGGAAAATGGTGATATTGATATTGTAAGTGCAGCCGAAGTATATCGACTAATTTATGAAAGTAATCAACCTTGGATGTTAAGTGCAAACGGTACTATCTTTACGTGGGAGAAAGAAGGAGTTATTCCCGGATTGTTAAAGCGTTGGTATGCAGAACGTAAAGAAATGCAGGCTAAAGAGAAGGATGCACAAAATGCAGGTAACGAGATTGAAGAAGAATACTGGGCAAAGAGACAGTTAGTTAAAAAGATTAATCTAAATAGTCTATATGGTGCTATTCTTAATCCAGGTTGTAGATTCTTCGATAAGAGGATAGGACAATCTACTACATTAACTGGTCGTCAAATTGCAAAACATATGGCTTCCAAAGTTAACGAGGTTATTACAGGTGATTACGATCACGTAGGCAAAGCAATTATTTACGGTGATACTGACTCCTGTTATTTTTCAGCGTATAAGATCTTAAAGAAGGACATCGATAACGGTAGTATTCCATGGTCAAAAGAAGCAGTAACTCAACTATACGATCAAATTGGCGAAGAAGTCAATGGAACATTTGCACAATTTATGTTAGACCAGTTTCATTGCCCTAAAGTTCGCGGGGAAGTTATTAGAGCAGGACGAGAAATTGTAGGATCAAAGGCATTGTTTATTACTAAAAAGCGGTATGCAGTACTTGTATATGATAAAGAAGGTAAACGTAAGGATAAGGACGGCAAACCCGGAGAAATTAAAGCAATGGGGTTAGATCTCAAACGTTCAGATACTCCAGAATTCATTCAAGACTTTTTAAGTAAAGTACTCGAAATGGTACTTACTGGCTCTCAGGAACAAGAAGTATTAGATTACATCACTGAGTTTAGGACTGAATTTAAAATGCGACCGGGTTGGGAAAAAGGAAGCCCTAAAAGAGCTAATAATATTACCGAATACGAAGCAAAGGAAAAACGCCAAGGCAAAGCAAATCTTCCGGGACATGTTAGAGCAAGTATTAACTGGAATACATTAAGGAAATTATATAACGACAAGTATTCTATGATTATCCTCGATGGAGCGAAGGTTATCGTATGTAAACTTCGGCCTAATCCACTAGAATTTACTAGTGTAGCATATCCAGTAGACGAACTTAGATTACCGCAATGGTTTAAAGATTTGCCATTCGATCATTCAGAAATGGAAGCAACTATTATCGATAAGAAACTAGATAACCTAATTGGAGTATTGAACTGGAATTTATCTAGTACTGAAGAGAAAAATACATTTAATAGTTTATTTGAGTTTTGATAAGAATAATTCTTGACTACAGACAATAACCTAAATATAATAACATAATACGGAGAATAATAATAATGAAAGATATTTTACAGGATTTAATTGCACATACTCACGCACTAGGATTTATTCCATTAGTTAAGGTTTCGTCTATTAATAGCGAAACTGTTATCGAAGCACGAGCTGATGATCTTTCAGTAAATGTGTTTGGCAAGACTAATAATCCAATTGAAGGATTCGACGGGGTATTCGGCATGCCTAATCTAAATAAACTCGACATTCATTTAAAATGTCCTGAGTATAAAGAAAACGCACAAATTACAATAGAGACAGAAGACCGAGATGGGGTAGAGGAACCTGCTGGATTACACTTTGTTAATGAAACTGGCGATTTTAGGAATTATTACCGATTCATGAGCAGTATTGTTGTTAACAGCAAATTAAAATCAGTGAAATTTAAAGACAATGGTCCAACGTGGGTTATCGAATTTAACCCGTCGCAGAATAGCATCCAACGACTTAAATTCCAGCAATCTGCACATTCAGAAGAAACAGTTGTTAAAGTCAAATCAGATAACGGTAATCTTGTTTTTAGTTTCGGTGATGCAAACACTCATGCTGGCTCATTTGTTTTTGAATCAGGTATTTCAGGATCATTAAAGCAACCGATGTCATGGCCTATTTCACAATTAATTAGCATTTTGTCTTTGCCTGGCGATATGAGCATTAAAATTGCAGAAAATCCAGGTGCGATGATGATCACTGTTAATAGTGGATTAGCAGAATACAATTACGTATTACCTGCTCATACGAAATAAGATGGAAACACATAAAAGAACTATTGTTCGAATGATTACTTATAGAATATCTGCATGGTTATTCACGATTCTATGGACATACATGTTCACTAACGATATCGGAAAAAGTACAGGATTTGCAACAATATTACATATTCTTTTAAGTATCGATTACTATATTCACGAACGAATATGGTTAAAAATTAAATGGGGCAAAATATGAACGAAGATTTTGATTTAGAAAAATTTGTAGAATTATTTGATATAGCAATGACATCAGATAATCCTACTGTAAGAAAAGCATTTAAAAATTTAATGATCGTTGCGGCATTAGTAGATTCGGAAAATACCAGTAAATCACTCGGACCATTAAAAGAGATTCTTACTGAATTTAGAAAGCTGTCTAATCGGGTGAACACATTAGAGGTATCTAGGTATACATCAACGCCTTATACTAACGGAAATGTTACAATTAATACTAATACTCCGTACTATGGAATAGCACCTACATATACTTCTACTACTAGCGTATCGACTGCAAATATGGGGTATACTATTACTAATGATCAACTCGATAAGTACTCTCACATTTATACTACTTTAAGCAAACCTACCGATGAATAAAGATTTAACAGCAACACAGAACGATTATGCAGTATTCTTACCTGCAACATCTGGATTCTATGCTACCTTTATCGGAAAACAACGGTATAGCAATTATGTCGACCCTGCAAGACTTCCCACATCATTCACTAATGGTGTAGAAAGTCTCAACTACCTAGAGCCAGAAAAGGGATTATTTTACTATAACTGGTGCTTATATTCTGCAGGCCATGCTAACTTAGATATTAGTAAGCAAGACGAAGCAGAAGATATGTTTCGAAATAGAGATAGAACTACTAGTTGGGTTCTCGGTGATTCGGGCGGATTTCAGATCGGCAAAGGCGTATGGGAAGGAGATTGGAAAAATCCTAATTGTCCAAAAGCACAAAAGAAGAGAGAACAGGTTCTAGCATGGATGGACGCATACATGGATTATGGTATGTGTTTAGATATTCCGGCATGGGTATGTCGTAGTCCCGAAGGGCAAAAAGCAACTGGTATCCGAACATATGAAGAAGCAGTAGATGCAACGTACATTAACAATGAATACTTCGTTAATAATCGAAACGGTAATTGTAAGTTTCTAAATGTTCTTCAGGGAGAAAATCACGCGCAAGCTGATGATTGGTATAATCGAATGAAGAAGTATTGCGATCCAAATATCTACGGTGATAAGGCATTTAACGGGTGGGCGATGGGCGGACAAAACATGTGCGATGTTCACTTAATTCTAAAAAGATTAGTCACACTACGATTCGACGGATTATTAGAACAAGGTAAACAAGATTGGATGCACTTCTTAGGAACTAGCAAATTAGAATGGGCAGTATTATTAACTGATATTCAACGTGCTGTTCGTAAATATCACAATCCTAACTTTACTATTAGTTTTGACTGTGCAAGCCCATTCCTAGCAACTGCAAATGGACAGATTTATATTCAAACTGAAACTAAAGATAGAGAAAAGTGGGTTTATAGAATGGTTCCAAGTGCAGATAATAAAAAGTATTCATCCGACACACGATTGTTTAAAGATGCTGTTGTACAAGATAAACTTTTTAAAAAGAAATCAAATAGCAATGAATTCTATGGGTTTGAATCTAGTCCTCTAATTGACCAGGTCGAAATGAAGGACGTCTGTATTTACAGTGCAGGAGTTCCTAATCCTACCTTACCAAAAAATGTAACACCGGATCCATACAATCCCGATCATTGGGAAGTATTACCTAGTTACAATAAATTAGGAAAAGTAAGCGAACGGACAAGTTGGGATAGTTTCAGTTATGCTATTCAAATGGGTCATAACGTGTGGCATCATATCAATGCTGTGCAAGAAGCAAATCGTCAATATGACATCGATGTTAGACCATCAATGCTTATTCGAGACGGTCTTGTAAAAACAGAATACTTTAGAAATCTAGTCGACGAAATTTTTCAAATAGACGATTTCGATAAAGCAATGGCACTTGTTGAAGAAAATGAAAAGTATTGGGATACTATTATCGGAACTAGAGGTAACACTGGAAAACGTCTTATGAATTCTTCAACGAATTTTCATAATTTGTTTGAAGAAGTTCCGCAAGAAGAATCCGACGATGACTTTGAAACAGATCCTGATAACTTTTCAGAAGAGAAACTTGATAAATTAGAAGAAGAACTTAGAAATGAAACGTAATTATTCAACCGGAACTACAGATAATGTTACATTTTTTACCGGAGTTGAAATTGAAAAGACTCCTGCTTACGGAAAGCAAACGCTTTTCGTAGTGGGACTACATCCGGTAAACACAATTGAAGAAGTATTAGCCGAAACTACATATGATACAAGGCATATCTTTTTTGGCGCTAATCATAGTTTTAATCCGCGAATTTCCGAAGATTGGGATCAATGGGAAAAAATGATAACTCACTTTTTAGAGAAAGGTTACTTGTGTTCATTAGACATCCCGTTATCACATGCTGAAGAGTTTAATGAAGGGGGATTGTGCAGTTACGGCACTTTTATTCCGCAAATTAGAATACCATTGCCTTACATGCAACTTTGGAATTATAATACTATGATCAAACTCGATGATAAAGGATTTAATGCAACTAATCCTGGTGTTTGGAGTCATAGTTTACATGAGCTGAAGGATCGTGAGAATTTTACTTCATGGTATGATTATAAAAATGACAGAATTATTAAATAAGATTCGTTCTTATCTATTGACATATTATAATGTATTTGTTACAATAAACTATAAATTAACAATAAAGAACAAAAATGAGTCAACAAGAAACTAATATGATTTGGGTAACGTTTAGAAAGGAGGGCATCCATGCATACCCTGCTGCACTAACCGAACCTGCACTCGAGGATGTTAAATTTTTAGGACATCCTCATAGACATATGTTTCATTTTAAAGTTTGGATTCAAGTATATCACGATGACAGAGATATCGAATTCATTCTATTTAAACGCGAGCTCGAAGGGTTATATAACAACTCTGTACTTGAGCTTAACAACAAATCTTGCGAAATGATTGCTCGTGATTTATACGAAGAAATCCATCGCAGATATCCAGGCCGCGAGGTTTGTATCGATGTAAGTGAAGATGGCGAAAACGGCTGCTTCATTAAATTTCCTTTCACTATATTTTAAGAGATAATAATAAAATGGCTAACAACGAGAGATATTCAAACAAGCAATCTAAGCAAACTTATTTTGAACGTCGACCCGATATTGTTAAGATCTTTGATGATCTTGAAGCATACCTTAATTTTTGCCGCATTGAACTGTTGCCATACAATCCGGCAGACTTGTATAATAAACACGCAAAAACTTGGCAGATTTACGAGCGCGAAGTAAAGGGTCATAAGCGTCCATGGAATAACGACCGCCGTAATCAAAAGCAAGGTGCAAGAGTTAATAAGCCAAGGTCACACTGATGACTATCTTTCTAGTTGACTTAGAGGCGGTTTCGACACGATACACAGAACAATGGAAGGCCTATGTACCGCTTCTGCTACAAGAACAAGGACATAAAGTACATGTTATTTCAGGCCCTACTGATATCCCAAATGATACTACTCCTGGTGCTTTTCTCAATTTTGCTGGCACCAATATCTATAAGGCTGCACAAGTTGAGGCTATGGCTAGATTGTTCTCCGAAGGCAAGGTGGTTGCTGGCGATCATTTTATTTTCACAGATGCTTGGCATCCTGGCGTTATCAACTTAAAGTACATGAGTGAATTGTTACAAATTCCTGTAACAATTCACGCACTGTGGCATGCTGGTAGTTATGATCCGCAAGACTTTTTAGGTAGACTCATTGGTGATGAACCGTGGGTACGTCACGCTGAACAAAGTTTCTTCCACGCGATCGATCATAATTACTTTGCTACAGATTTTCATATAGACATGTTCTTTGAGAACTTATTAGGTGTTAATTTCAATCCCGGATTTAATGTTGCAAATAAAGTAGTACGCACTGGCTGGCCGATGGAATATATGGAATCTACATTAGATCCGTTTAAGAATATGGCTAAACGAGATTTAATTTTATTTCCGCATCGAATTGCTCCAGAAAAGCAAGTAGAGATTTTTAAAGACCTCGAAAAAAGTTTGCCGCAATACGAGTTTGTTGTTTGCCAAGAAAATAAATTAACAAAAGATCAATACCACACATTGCTAGGTGAATCAAAAATGGTCTTTAGTGCTAATTTACAAGAAACCCTCGGCATTAGCATGTATGAAGGTGCGATTGTAAATTCAATTCCATTAGTGCCGGATAGATTAAGTTATTCCGAAATGTACATCGACGAATTTAAGTATCCTAGCGAATGGACGCTATCGTGGGATCATTATATTGCCAACAAAGATAAAGTTTGTCAGCATATTACAGATCTTATGACAGATTATGATTCTATCACTAGTAAGATAGAACAACAAAAAGAGGTCCTGCGAGATAAGTTTTTCTCAGCAGGTGTATTAATCGAGCATATTAAATGGCCACAACAGCTACTACAATAAATTTACCGCATCCGTATACAATTACAAATGGTACATCAGGGGCAACATTAACATCTAATCTTGGAGTAAATGGTGCTAGTGTTAGTTGGACTACTCCTAACACTAATTTTATTAATGGTACAGGTAAAACAGTAATGACAATTCCTCACGGTGGAGACGAAATTATTGTAGAGCCGAATGCAGCATTAGTTGTAAAAGGGTCAGTTAAAATAAACGGAGTAGATTTGGAAGAAAGATTAGAAAGAATTGAAACACTCTTACATATTCCAACCCGTGATACAGCAATGGAAAATGAATTTCCTAAGTTAAAGAAACTGTGGGAAGAATATAATCAAGAATTAGAAAAATATAAAACTTGGAAAAGGCTAAACAATGGACAAGAGAAGAATTAAGCATAAAGAATTTAAGAAACTAGTACAAGACATCTGCAATCAAATCGAAAAGAGCAATTGGAAGCCTGACTATATTGTAGGTATTACACGAGGTGGATTAATGCCTGCGTTGTATATTAGTCATTATCTCAAGGTTCCTATGAATACTTTAAAGATTAATCTTAGAGACCATACAGAAAACGATTGTGAAACTAATTGCTGGATGGCCGACGATGCATATGGATATAATGGAGATATTGATCAGCAAGTTTGCAAAAATATTCTAGTAGTAGACGACATTAATGATACCGGTGCAACACTTAATTGGTTAATGGCTGATTGGCAGTCTAGTTGTTTGCCCAACGACGCACGATGGGATCATGTGTGGAATCAAAATGTAAAATTTGCAGTACTAGTCGATAATTTATCGAGTGATTGCAAAGTAAAAATGGACTTTTGCGGAATGGAAATTAACAAAGCCGAACAGGACGTTTGGATTGATTTTCCATATGAATCATGGTGGAAATAATGACCGAATTAACTGCACAACAACTAAGAGAAAAGATTGAACAAGTTAAAAAGGATGTTGAGTTAGTAAGAAATTCTGCAGACTCGGGTCACAAGATTGATATTATGTATCAATACATCGAATATTTAGAAGACGAATTACAAATTGCAGAAAGTAAACGTTGACCTATTCTAAATAAGAATGTATATTAATAAGAATATGGCAATCCACTGCCTTATCATCGGAGAATAATAATGGATAAAGAAAATAAGTTAATTAGCAATATAATTCGCCAACGTATTGTATTAGACAACAAGAGATTTCACTGCAATGATAACATTGCAGATTACATCAAAGAAGGCGAACTAGATTTGTTAGTAGATGAGGTTGCGGATAAATTCGAAGATGTCCTCGATTCATTAGTGATTGACATCGACCACGATCACAATACACACGATACTGCAAGACGTGTTGCTAAAATGATGGTGCTTGAAACATTTAGTGGCAGATATCGTCCAGTTCCAAAAGTAACTGCATTTCCTAATATGGGATATAAGAGCTTGTATACTACTGGTCCAATTTCAATTCGGTCAACTTGCGCACATCACTTCCAGAATATTGTAGGCAAGTGTTGGGTAGGTATTGTACCAGACGAAGAAGTAATTGGATTGAGTAAATTTAACAGACTTGTTCATCATATTTGCGAACGTCCTCAAATTCAAGAAGAAATGACTACACAAATTGCACAAGCATTACAGGAGTATGCAAAAACTCCGCATATTGCTGTTGTAGTAAAAGCAGAGCATCACTGCATGACAATGCGAGGAGTTAAGGAACACGAAAGTGATATGACAACTGCAATTATGATGGGTGCATTTGAATCCGATGCTGCATTAAAGAAAGAATTTTATGATATTTGCTTGTCAATGAAAGGGCACAAATAATGAAGATTTCTAAAATTCCAGGATTAGGTCGATTTGGAATTTTTATCGACGATCTCGATTTTAACCATTTATCGGATGAAGAATGGTTATACATTGGAGATTTACATCTCAACAATCTTGTAACTATTATCCGTAACTGCAATCTAAAATGGCAAGATCAGATAGAATGGTGTACAAAATGGGGTGATACTCGATACGGTATAAGATACTTAATTCTTAAAAAATATACTGGGTTAACTTGGTCAGAATGTGTTCAAGCAGCACTTAACGACGATCCCAAAATAGATGCAATCGATCGGATTAGATTAAAAGCAATTGCTAATATGCAAGAGTTAGATCATGATACCGGAAAACACATTATGCGGATCACTGGAAAAAAAGATAAGGATGGGAATCCGTTAGGAATGTTTTCCGAAGGAGAACTCTTATGGCATTCAAATGAGAGTGGAACATTAACATTTACACCAGGAGTAGCATTATTAGCATCTGAGAACGTTATCGGATCGTCAACCGGATTTCTTACTACAACCGATTATTATGAATCTGTTAGTGAAAGTTTTCGTTCTGAACTCGACGAAATGATTCTTATACATCGTTTTACTCCCGGAAAAATTAATCCGGGATTAAGAGCCGATCAAGATGAAGTCATGCATGGAAATATGTGTCCAGTAGACGATGTCGAAATTCCAATGGTCATTCAAAGTCCTGGCGGGATTAACGGATTACATTATTCCATTAATACTGTTTGGTCAATCAAAGGCATGAGTAAAGAAGATTCTGACAAAGTATTTGCAGAGATAGACAAAAATTTATTTGTTGAAAAATACATATACGATCATTGGTATCAATCTGATAATGATTTTTTGCTGTTTGATAATAGTATTACATTACACCGAAGATTAGGTGATATTAAGAATAGATTATGTTACCGTGTACAACATGATTATAGTAATCTGCAAAAATCAGCATGGCAACCTTATTATCAACCAGAAATTGCTAAAAGATATAAAGACGAAATTGCTTATTATATCGATTTAGCGGATATTAAAAATTTTAAACTGCCGGATGAATAAACTGTATTTTGGATTATTACCGTCGGGTACAATTTCAGATGCATTTATAATAGGAGTTGCAGGGTTTGATAATACATTCGTCAAACCTTGTATTCCAGAATTAACATCTAACGGAACATTAGTGTATAGGAGCCACGAGGATTATGTAATAGATTTTAGTTATCCGTTCAATCCATTAATGTTTCGTTCAATCGATTGGGCAACAAAGATTGATCAATTAACAACATTTTTAGATAATACAAATAAAAATATTTGGATCGGATCCACTCGCCCAGAGCAATTAGACATCATTAAATCATCATTGGGCGAACGATCGGTAACTGTTTCAATTAACTATGACGAATCATTATATCAAACAGTTCTTAAAAACTATCAATCTTTCATTACCGAACAACCAATGAATTTAGATACATCCTTATTGCCAAGATCAAAAAGTCACAAGGCTGATTACACTTTGGACTTACGCGATCTATATAACCAATCTAAATTTATCAATCACTTATTGAATATCAACATCAACATCAACGATGAAAAAATGCAATACTACAATTCATGGTTGACTTTACAACAAAATAGTATATAATAAATTATGAATAAAATTAAAGTCTCAGAGATATTTTATAGTTTACAAGGAGAAGGACGCTTTATGGGTGTGCCTTCTGTTTTCATGAGAACATACGGTTGTAACTTTCAATGCCAAGGATTTGGGATGCCGAAGGGAGAACTAAGTCAAGAAGTCGAACCAATTGCGTATGATCATACAAATTATGCACCGTATACGTCATACGAAAATCTACCGCTAGTATCTACTGGATGCGATAGTTATGCAAGTTGGCATCCTGCATTTAAAAATCTTAGTCCGTTTGTAGAAGTAACCGAACTTGTTGAAAAGATGCTAAATCTTCTTCCATATAAAAAATGGGAAGATGAACATCTTGTAATTACAGGCGGCGAACCGTTGTTAGGATGGCAACGGGCATATCCTAGTTTATTGTCGCATAGTAAAATGCACGGACTTAAAGATGTAACATTCGAAACAAATGGTACTCAACCGCTTAGTGAAGAATTTAAAATATTTTTACGCACTTGGAGATTGAGAGACTATACTAAAGAAATTACATTTAGTGTTAGCGCAAAGTTAAGTTGTTCGGGCGAACCTAGAGAAAAAGCAATCCGCCCGGAAGTAGTGTGTGATTATGAAACTGTCGGATTTACATATCTTAAGTTCGTAGTTGCTACAGAAGAAGATGTTGAAGAAGCAATCGAAACTGCGGACATTTATCGTGCAGAAGGTTTTACAGGACCTGTATATTTAATGCCAGTAGGCGGTGTTAATGAAGTCTACAATTTAAATGCAAAACGTGTAGCGGAACTTGCATTACAAAACGGATTACGATATAGTGACCGTTTACATTTACCGCTATTTGGAAATAGCTGGGGAACATAATGGGAATAAAGAAATTTTTTAAAGATGTAACAGGTGTTACTGCTAGAGAAGAACAGCAGAAGAAAGATGAAGAAGAACGGCTTGCTTTAGTTCGAAAGGCTAATGCGGCTATGAAAAAAGAAAAAGCCGAAGCTCGAAAAAAGGCAAAGGACGAACAACTTCGTAAGGAAAAAGAAGCAGAAGCACTACTTACTCCAAAGGAACTTGCAACTAAAAGAGGAGAACCATGGGTAGATGTTATCGGATTTAAAGTTAATCCCGATGATATACGATTCGGCTTTTTTGAAATTGACTGGAACGACCAATGGGTGTTAAAATTAAAGCAAGAAGGATATGGGGCAGATGGCGATCCGGATGACGAAATTATTGCTCGATGGTTCCGCGATATTCTGTTGTCTGCTGCTGTAGAAGAAGGTATCGATCCTGATTCTATACTAGCAGGATCGATAGACATTAGAAAAGCAGTTACAAAAGATTCAGAGGGTTCATGACATTTATTATTGTTGATACAGCAAATACATTCTTTCGTTCAAGACATGTTGTGAGAGGTGATGGCGACATTAAAGTCGGCATGGCCCTTCATATTATGTTTAACAGCATTAAAAAAGCATGGAATGATTTTGACGGAAAGCATGTGATTTTTTGCCTCGAAGGCCGCAGTTGGCGTAAGGATTTCTACGAACCATACAAACGTAATCGAGCAGAAGTTCGTGCAGCCATGTCTGAAAAAGAAGTTGAAGAAGACAAGCTATTTTGGGAAACGTTTGACGAATTTAAAAATTTTATCAATGACAAAACTAACTGTACTGTTTTAAGACATCCGAATCTTGAAGCAGACGATCTAATTGCAGGATTTATTCAAAGTCATCCAGAATCTGATCATGTTATTATCAGTAGCGATTCAGACTTCTATCAATTGCTTGCATCTAATGTAAAGCAATACAATGGCATTACTGAAGAATTGCATACAATCGAAGGCATCTTTGATAAAAAAGGCAAACCAGTTATTGATAAAAAGACAAAGGAACCAAAGACTACGCCAAATCCAGAATGGTTGCTTTTTGAAAAGTGTATTCGAGGTGATACTAGTGACAACATTTTTAGTGCATATCCGGGTGTACGAACCAACGGTACTAAAAATAAAATCGGACTACTAGAAGCATTTGACGATCGTAATGGTAAAGGTTTTGCATGGAACAATCTCATGCTACAACGATGGACTGATCATAATGGCGTAGAACATCGAGTTAAAGACGATTATGATAGAAATCGTGTGCTAATCGATCTTAATCATCAACCAGATAATATTCGTCAAATCATTACTGAAACAATTAATGAAAACTGCAAGCCGAAAGAAGTAACACAAGTCGGTATTCGTATGTTAAAATTCTGTAGTTCATTTGATATGCAGAAGATTGCAGAAAGTATCCAACATTACGCAGAACCATTCCAAGCAAAATATCCACAGGTGTAAGATGACAGAGATTCATGCAAAACCAGTAATCGAAGGTAAGTACTGGATTGTAGAACAAGACGGTGCAAAAATTGCAACCCTTCAAAAGAAAGAAAATAATAAGTTTGTGTTGAGCAGCCATACTGGAGACGTGATGTTTAATAAAAAAGAAGACATTACTAAACAATTCGGTAATGATTTTTTCTTGCATAGTCCAAAAGTAAAAGTTACAAAAGCTGCTCCAAAAGAAGTTCACGGTTATCCTACTTCTTGCAAACCACATAATCCAATGTACGATATTAAACGAAAACTACCGTTGTTCACTAAAAGTGATCAAAGTAAAAGCCTTTATTGTGCAGGATATTATGTAATTAAGTTTGACAAAGGTTGGGTTAAAAGTTTTTGTCCAAAGGTAATTACAATCGAGAGATATCCTTACAAAGGTCCATTTAAGACCGAAAATGAAATGAAGACGGTGTTAACAAATGCAAAATCAGATTAATCTAACTCCAATTACACAGTTTATACAACAGGTAAGAGCTGCTGAATTAAGCCAAGCAAAAGAAATAAAATTAAGCATTCAGCAAGCTAGATTATTAACACTTGCATTAACCGAAATTATGGACAAGATGATTCAAGATTATGAAAGCATGTTTAATGATCTTAAGAAGCATGTCGAAACCGATGCCGAAGTTGTATCCGTATCAATGGATGGCGGCTCATTTGAAGACTAAAAATATGATAAATATATACGTAGTTAATCGGAGGTCCTATGTCAAGACCAAAACCGCGTATCATATTAGAACATATTAACAAAAAGAATTATAAAGCAGAACAAATCTTAGAAGCGGATGCAATCTGGGCTGTCTTTTACAAAGGACAGCCTTTTAACCTAAAGAGCTTCAATAGTTTAACAAGCTACCCTGGGCCAAAATATAAAAAGGTTAGTTTTAGTAATCAAGGTCATGCGCATAACTTAGCTAAAAAATTAAATTCCACATTTAATACAGAAGATTTTGAAGTCTATAAACTTACTACAGGCACACCAGTGAAAAAATGATCACACGTGACGCATTAACAAAAATATTTTTAAACCAATGGGGCAAAAGTACTGATAATGCAAATGTAAAACTTTTTTCTCGCAAATGGTGGCAATGCAATCGTGCTAATAAGCAACATGCATTCCGCTTAACTAACGACGGATTAGATTTCCTACAAAACGAGCTAGAAATCAAATCTTACGAAATTCCGTTTTCTGAATCAATTGAGCTGAGTCCCCAGACACTCATTTTTCTTGAAAAATATCTCGATTGTCCTTATCATATAACACACGTTAGCATAATTGTGTTTTCCGAAAAGCGATCTTTTGAACTTTGTTTATTTTCGGATGACATACGAAAGTATGGCTTAATAAAAGCTATGAAAGAACGTGAAAAAGATATTTAGACCTATTGACAACTGCGTTCAACGATCATACAATACATACATAGTAAGAAATTACTTAACATTTTCAACAACAAACAAAAGGTAAATTTATATGTCAGAAGTACTTAGCCGTGTAGTTGGTCCTAAGGGTGCGAAGCGTTCACTTCGCAAGGCTTTTAAAAATAAGCGTCCGATTTTCCTGTGGGGACCTCCAGGTATCGGCAAGTCAGATATTATTAAGCAGCTCGGCAACGAGCTCGAAGCTCATGTAATCGACGTTCGACTTTCACTATGGGAACCAACCGATATTAAGGGTATTCCATATTTTGACAGTAATGACGGCACTATGCGTTGGGCTCCGCCAGGCGAACTTCCAAGCAAGGAGTTTGCAAAGAATCATAAGATGATCATTTTGTTTATGGACGAAATGAATTCTGCGGCTCCGGCTGTGCAGGCTGCGGCATATCAGCTCGTACTTAACCGCCGTGTTGGTACATATGAATTGCCCGACAACGTTGTAATGGTTGCGGCAGGTAACAGAGAAAGTGACAAGGGTGTTACTTATCGGATGCCGGCTCCGCTTGCAAATCGTTTTGTACATCTTGAAATGAATGTTGATTGGGAAGACTGGTTTGACTGGGCGGCAGAAAACAAGATCCATAAGGACGTACTAGGATTCCTTACTTTTAGCAAGAAAGATCTTTACGATTTCGATCCTAAGTCTAGCTCACGGGCATTTGCAACTCCGCGTTCATGGTCATTTGTAAGTGAACTGCTTGTTGACGACGACACCGATGAGTCTACACTGACCGATCTTACTTCAGGTTCAATTGGTGAAGGTCTTGCTGTTAAGTTTATGGCACATCGTAAGATTGCTAGCAAGATGCCTAATCCAACTGATATTTTGACCGGTAAGGTTAAAAAGATGGATTCTAAGGAAATTTCAGCAATGTATTCACTTACTGTATCATTGTGCTACGAGCTCAAGGATGCATGTGATAAGAAGGCAAAAGATTGGAACGACCAAGTTAATCACTTCTTCCGTTTCATCATGGACAATTTTGAAACTGAGTTGGTAATTATGGGCACTAAGCTCGCACTTTCAACTTATAAGTTGCCACTGGATCCAGACGAAATTGATTGTTTCGATGAGTTCCATAACAAGTTCGGTAAATATATTTCGCAAGCTACCGAAAAGTAACATACTGCGAAGTTACCTAGTTGACACCGCCTACGGGCGGTGTTATACTATATACATAATGTAACAAAAAGGACAAACAAATGGCACATCTTGATCCAGTTATTGATAAAATTATTGTAGCTCGTGTAGGGCTTTTACTCCGTCATCCATTTTTTGGTAATATGGCAACTCGTCTTAAAATTCAAGACGGCAGTGACTGGTGTAAGACTGCGGCTACTGACGGTCGTTCAATTTTCTTTAATCGTGATTTCTTCAACGACCTAACTGTTAAACAAATCGAATTTGTTATTGCGCACGAAATTCTGCACAATGTTTTTGATCATATGGGTCGATGTGAAGGCCGTGATCGTAAGATCTTTAACATTGCGGCTGACTATTGTGTTAACGGACAATTGATTCGAGACCGCATCGGTGATCAAGTTACTAAGATCCAAATTTATCACGATCAAAAGTATTATGGTTGGAGTGCAGAACAAGTTTATGACGACATCTACGAAAAGATGGACGAACAAATGCTTGAGCAACTTGGCCAGATGCTTGACGAACATATTGATTGGGAAAACAGTGACGACGATAATGGTAATCGTCCTTCTTATAGCAAAGAAGAATTGCGTAAGATTCGCGATGAAATTCGTGAAGCAACTATGCAGGCAGCACAGGCAGCAGGTGCAGGTAATACTCCGGCAGGTGTTGCAAGATTAATTAAGGAACTTACCGAACCGAAAATGAATTGGCGAGAAATTCTTCGGCAACAGATTCAAAGTATTATTCGTAATGACTACACCTTCCTACGTCCTAACCGTAAAGGTTGGCATATGAACGCAATTTTGCCCGGTACTAACTTTGCAGAAACAATCGATATTTGTGTAGCAATCGATATGTCGGGTTCGATCGGTAATGACCAAGCAATGGATTTCTTAACTGAAATTAAAGGCATTATGGATGAATATAAGGACTTTAAGATTAAACTCTGGTGTTTCGATACCGAAGTGTATAACGAACAAGATTACGATGGTTATAACGCTGACGAATTTTTGAGTTATGAAATTAAAGGCGGTGGCGGTACTGACTTCGATGCCAACTGGAATTATATGAAGGCATATGATATTAACCCTAAAAAGTTTATCATGTTCACTGATGGATATCCTTGGCAATCATGGGGTGATCCAGATTATTGTGATACTGTGTTCATTATCCATGGTACTAAGGATATTGTACCTCCGTTTGGCGAACACGCATACTACGAGTTTGGGCATCGCTCATAATGGCACTTAAAAACGGCAAGCCTAATCCTTTAAATTACTTCGATATTAGAAGGGTTGAGTTTGCCGCTCCACATTTTAAATATACTGTTCTAGAAAAATATCATCCAACTACTGTAAGAAGTATCGACTATTGGATTAGAGAAAATTTAAATAATCGATATTATATAGGCCAAGGAATTTCGTTAGATCATAATAACTCAATTGTGTATACTACTCGCATCGGATTTGAGTCAGAAAAAGAGTTAAGTTTTTTCACAATTGCGTGTCCGCATCTCCATACAAGATAATTAAAGTTAGCAATAACTTAATTAAGGAGATATTATGACAGACGAAGTTGAAAACATTGAAACTACCGAAGCACCTGCACAAGAAGGTGCTAGTAATGAATTATCAATTAATGATCTTAATGCTATGAAGATCATTATCGATATTGCAAGTTCACGCGGTGCATTCAAACCAAACGAAATGGTAGCAGTTGGACAGACATATACTAAGTTAACTGCGTTCTTGGATCAAGTTGCAAAGCAAGCAGAGGCACAAAAAGCAAATGGTTAATCTAAAACATGTTGGCAGAATGAAGTCTACCGGCAAACGTGTTTTAGTTGCGTTTAGAACGCTGCCCGGTGATGCATATAGTTGCCTTGTTGTTTCGACTGAAAGATTAGACGATTCATATCATAATGCAATCATTAATCTTGTTGAAAGTGCAGCAGCTCAAGAATCATATGAATTTGCAGAAGTATTGAATCGCACACAATTCCCGGATGGTAGCACCATGTTGCCATCCTTACACGCTAAGGGGTTGCTTGTAAAGGCGCCGACTAGCGAAGTTGAAATGGTGCCGGTTGTAGGAACTAGTATCTTGCTATCAGAACTTAATCAACTTATTGCCGAAAATCGGGGAGTTGCGGTGGATGATCTTCATATCAAACCTAACTCTACTGATAAAGTAGAAGTTCGGGAAGTTGCATCGGCACAAGAAATTCCTGCTGCATCCGCTGAACCTGCTACTATAGCAACTGAAAAAACAGTTACTTTTGATTCACCAGAAGAAGAAGCAAAACATTATCGTTCTCAAGCAGATAAACTAGCTAAGGAAGCGGCAAAGTTTAGAAGATTAGCAGAGGAGTTGGCTCCAACCAAGAAAAAGAAAAACGATGCAGTCAAGGAAGAAACTGCCTAAGGACGTTATCGATAGTTGGCCTGAAGTATTCGATGAGGTAAAATTTAATGTTTTACCTCTTCGATATATTCAAACTGTAAATATCAACTTTAAAGATAACACTACTTGGGAAATAAAACTCACAACAAAAATTCGTAATGACGGTTGGGAAACATTTGAAAAAATTTTAGCCGAAACTATTCACACTTACGAACATCGAATTGAAAATATTGATTTTAAACTAGATACCGATCGAGTTAAGAAAGATATTAAAAAGAAAACTCAAAAATTCTTAAATAAAAAGACCATATGATAATTGCATTATTTGCAGTCGACGATAACGGAGGTGTCGGAAATAACGGTGGAATGCCGTGGCCTCCAAATAAAGAGGACTTTAAATGGTTTAGAGAAACAACTTTAAACCAAGTCGTAGTTATGGGCAAAACTACATGGAACAGTCCTGATATGCCTAAACCACTTCCAAAAAGAACTAATGTTGTAATCACAAATGAACATCTTAATGTTGAAGATGTTATTAGTGTTAATGGCGATGTTCCACATGTCATTAAATCGCTACATCGACGATACCCTAATAACGAATTTTTTGTTATAGGCGGAGTTAGCGTTCTATTACAAGCAAAACCTGTTTTAGACAAATTATACATTACTCGTATTCCCGGAGTTTACGAAGCAGATACTCAAATCAATTTACCTAGTTTCTTAGAAGGCTTTATACTAACTAATACTAGAGATTTAGGCTCTTGCAAGGTAGAGGAATATGAAGCAATACAACGAAGCACTTAAACAAATTTTAGAAAACGGCAAAGAAAAGACTGATCGTACAGGTACTGGTACGATTAGTATTTTTGGCATGCAAATGCGGTTTGATCTTAGATTAGGCTTTCCTGCTGTTACAACAAAAAAACTAGCATGGAAGGCAGTAGTAAGCGAGCTACTATGGTTTTTAGAAGGGTCCAGTAACGAACTTAGATTAAAAGAAATTTTATACGGAACAAATGCAACTGATAAATCTACAATCTGGTCTGCAAATGCTAATTCTAAGTATTGGAAACCACGTGCAAGAAATCCTGGAGATCTCGGACGAATTTACGGAGTTCAATGGAGAACTTGGCGGACGACAGATCGTAAATGGCTTAATTCGAGTACATGGGAACCAATTGTAATTGATCAATTACAAATGCTAATCGACGGGATCAAAAAAAATCCCGATAGTCGGAGACACATACTAACTGCATGGAATCCCGGTGATTTAGATCGAATGGCACTTCCGCCGTGTCATGTTATGTGTCAGTTTGACGTTACTGACGGATATTTAAGTTGTCAATTATATCAACGAAGTTGCGATATGTTTTTAGGTGTTCCATTTAATATTGCAAGTTATAGTTTGCTCACGCACATGATTGCGAAAGAGTGCGGACTTAAAGTAGGTGATTTTATTTGGACCGGTGGAGATTGTCATATATATAAAGATCACATTGATGCTGTTAACGAACAGTTAAGTAGAAATATTAAACCCCTACCTACATTATATATAACTGTAGATAAAGGATTATTTGAATACAATTTAGACGATTTTAAATTAGAAAACTATGAACATCATCCTGCTATCGTAGCACCGATGTCAGTTTAAAATGTTGTTCTAACCATTCAAAATCATTAATCTTAGAAAGTGCCGGCAAATTGTCGGCATTTTCTTCACCGTATATTCTACCCGCTCTTGCACCGTGTAAGGCATAAATTGCAAACTTACCGTCGGCAATATTACACCACGTATCTAAACGTGCTTCGGTTTCTGTATCTAATTGTCCTCGAATAGTCTTTGATGCTAACTTAACACATTCTCTAAATGCCGATTTCCATGTATTGAATGGATCGGTATTAAATGCAGTAATGTTTGCTATTTGATCAATTACTTTAAACTTGCTACTTATTGCTGTAGTCATATCAGGACTGTTAACATCCATACTAATAGTTGATTGTGTAGGTAAAAGTTTTACTCCACCATACCCATATTTTAATCCGTTTATAGGATTTTGACTACGCCATACATGTACACAATCTCTATCGTATATTAAAGGAACAAAATCAAAATTAAAAGAATCAAGTATTTGTGCGTCTCCGTCGACTACCCAAAACATTCTCGTCGAAGATAATGTTGCCGCAGTGATATGTGCTTGATGTATACCTTTAACTTTATCCACTCGTTTAGCTAATGGGAATCGTTCTAATAATTTTTGATAATTGATATCTGCGTTAGGTTCATTATACGATATAAAAACAATATCATACGGTTTACTAATACTTGCTGTAATACTCCATTCTTTTCGATTAACTGGAAACCTAAAATCAATTTCTTTTTTACTTAAAGGCGAATAGGTGCTACAAAGTAACACTCCGTTATAAGTTTCATTTTTACCTTCAGTATGTATAAACGCATGGTTTCGTTCACGATCAAATATATATTCATCAGTTTCTGTAGTAAAAAATAAATCAAATTTAAACGTATCAACAATGCAGAGTTCTTTTGATATTATCCAAAACAGTTCTGTCGATGTTAATTCTAATGCAGCCAAATATTCTTCGTATGTATCTACTGAAAAAATATCATATCGATCGACACTAGTACTTGCCATAATGTCTAATTCTTTTTTATGTACAAAGAATCGATGGTTAAATTCTCGGTCGGATACTTTAGCAGTCTTTGGGATTAAACACACTCCGTTATGGTTTTCATCATTTTGAAAAACATGCACATATTCTTCATCCCACTTTTCTATTTCATAATCAAATTTAAAATCATCGTTAACATTTAAATTAGGCCATACTACCCAAAATGCCTTAGTAAAAACTTTTTTTATTGCATCAGAATATGTCTCGGCCGACTTTGCTAACGGATATTTCTTCTTAAATTTTTTAAAGGCATTATAAGAATACGGTGTGTTAACAACAAAAATGATATCGTACATTAAACCCTCTTACGGATAATCCTCGGAGTATTATTATAAACTTGTTTAAAAAATGCAGATCCATGTTTATCAAGATCAGACATTTCTAATCCACATTCTCTTCGTAAAGTATGACCTAACCCAGAAATTTCATAGGGTAACATTTCTTCTGTAACTGTGCTATATTTTTCATTCCACTCGTTAGTTAGCCAATCAAAATCTCTAACTAAACTATAATCCCAATCAGTGCAATTTGTTAAATATGCACCTTCTCTAGCACCATACATCGACCATAATCCATTTTCAACATCTGCACCGATGTTAGACCAAATTAATAATCGTTGATAATTTTGCCACCATACTGATTCGATGTCGGTGACTTTAGCACCCTGATCGAGAGACATTTTTACACCTTCTCTAAATCCTGCTCTAAATGCCTGAAAGGGACTAGCATTAGTATAACTTATAGAATAGTTCTCATTGAACTGATAATATCGATGATCGAAACAAAATTCCACTTTTCCTTTAACATCATCGGGATCGGAATTTTCGTGAGTTTTCATTTCGTTAACAAACTTACGTGTCCATAATTTAAGACCACCATTTCCATACATAAGTCCATTAACATAAACTTTTCCGCACCAACTAAACACATGTTCGGGAGTTAGATTTAACTCTTCTAAATCAATTTCTACTTTTAAAAAATCAGGATCGATGATATTATCAGCATCGACTGTAACAAAATATTCCGTCTCGCTTAACGCTGCACATGCTTTATGTGCAGAATCACTACCTTTAACTCCATGCACACGTTTTGCCCATGGTAGCTTTTTTAGCAAATCGGCATAATTTTTTTCAGCGTTTGGTTCATCATAACTAAGGAAAATAACGTCTTGATCAATAATTTTTATTTTATTCATATATTTTTAAATTATAAGATCTAAATAAACTAACTGTTGAAATTGATATTTTAGCATTATTAAATTCGTAGTTAGTATCAAAAGGTATAGATATAGTCGAACCATTGAGTAAATCGTCTGTTTTTATTGCAATTGTTTTAATTAAGAAATCAAAATCATCCTCTAATGTTACAAAAAACATTACTGATCCCCGTCGAATCTTATTATTAAAAAACTCTCTTGCACTAGAATTTAACGAAAATTCCCAATACGTTTTAGGCCCGTTCCACACTACTAACAAATCAGGAGTATCTGATAAATTTGTTCTAATATGAATTAAATCATTATTTTTAAAATCGTATATAGGTGATGTTTTTAAAATTATCTGTGTAATAAAAGATCCGTCAGTAGTCTTTACTCTTGCAACAATGTAATCATTCCAACTTTTTTCGCTAGTAAAAAATCCTGCTATTTCATCATGATCAACTTCAATGCTATACTCAAAATTAGGATCTACTTCGTTTGTGATCGAAAGAATCTGTCCGGTTTTATTATCGTAATATACATAAAATTTTGGAATAATTAGTTCAATATTTTGAAACTCTTCGACTACAGGATTACTTTTCTTTTTACGAGCCATTTACTAAATCCTCAAGTTGTAATAATATCGAACATGATAAGAAGTCATCTTCGACATAATGAAACACCTTTGTCTGTTTTATGTTACCAATAACTAAGTCAAACTTATCATTCAATACATGCGGCACGGCATTTAACCACGATGCAAACATTACATCCCATCCTTGCACTCCTGATTTCATATGAATAAATTCCAATGGCGAGCATATATCGATACTCGAATCATAATTTCCGACTATTTCGATTGTAATAGCAGTTGCTAAATCCATACTTAACCAATCTTGATATAGATTTGGGGCAAATGTTGTGTAACACCATTGCCAATTATTACAAACAAATTCCAATACCTTGTAAAACTCATATGCAGTTTTATTTTTTTTGAAATAATGTAACGCATAATAAGGATTAGATAAATTGTTTTCCACAAACGATTTTCTATAAACTGTATCTGTAATTACTTCAAGTTTATGATTTTTAATTCGAGAACAAAATTTTATATCGTAGTTACTACAATAATCCCACCACTCTGATATATCTTCTAATAATAACATATCAGAATCAAGAACAATTGTTTCATCATATGGAGTACAATAATATACCTTCCACCGATTTTCTCCTCTAAAACGAGAATTGTTAGAATGATCGCCCCACGGTATTTCTATAATTTGATCAAATACACTTCGATATTCGTCGGGGACTGCATCGTTTGTAACTAATGACACATCTTTAATGTGCGTTTGACTAATTTTAATCGACAATGCTAATGCGTATGCCTGACGAATATAATTAGTCGTCTCGGTATTTTGTGCGTATATTAAAAACCCTTTAGACACCATTACCTCCGTCAATATATCGTAGTAAACTCTTTTTATTCATTACATGCACATCAAGATCATCAGTACTTGCAGCAATATATTCGCCTAAGTAATCTTGCTTTTCAATTAAAAATTTCATAGAGTTGCCAGACATTGTTATTAATAAATCTTTATCCAATGTGTATGTCATCTTTCCTGGTAATTCAGCAGCAAACTCTCCATTGGTTTTGCCATTCATTATATGTATTGCAATACTAAAAGCATAGTCATTCCTATACAATGAGTTATCTACACTATACAATATTCTAAAATAATCCCATTCTTTCTTAATATATTCAATTAAATCAAATAATGCATGTGTAGCGGCATTCTTCCTAAAGACGAATGTTGTAGCCCAATAAAACGGAATTGAATATTGATTTATCCGTTCATATGCAATGCGGTTACGCCAGTCAGCTAAATCAAAACTTTTATGATAAATCTGAAACGATTCTTCTCTGTCAAATGCTAATTTAAGAATAGAAGAATTAATGATGTAATCCGAATCGACTACTAATGTCACATCATATGGTGTTAAATTATAAACATTACTTCTAGTTGTATTTTTCCATTCAAAATGATCATGAGATAATGATCCATCATGATATCGTTTTGACATTGATAGTTCTGGATTTAATTGGATTATTTGATCAAAACCGTGATCCGGAAACTCATTTTTTAAATAATCAAGATCATTAGTGATAATACTTACCGGAATATCAAGATGCTGTTTTATCCGAGATGCACAAAAAATTGCCATTTTTACATAGTCAATTCCTTGATTGTTATGTGCAAAAATTACAGCGCCGTTTTTCATAAACTGACTATATCCTTGACACTTCTTTTATTTTTAATGTCAGTATATTTGACAGAATATTCATTTACTGTTTGAAAATACACGTCAACGATATCATTGAAAAATTGCTGAACATCATTAATTACAACAGGAAAACTATTTGCATCGATAAACGGAACATCTTCTGTATGTCCTAAATCTAATGTTAATTTTGTAAATGTAATTAGTTCAGGCGAAACATTAAATGTACCGCCATTGATATAATAGACTGTTTTTTGTTTAAATTCTTCTAGAATCACTCGACGTTGATTCGACAATGTAGCCATATAATTTGCTACATCAAAGGCTTTTTCAATTCGTTCATCCATAAGATAACCTCAGTAGTTTTTACTACTTTAGTTATCTGAGTATATTATAGTTTAGACGAAACTTGAGTTAGTTGCTGTCGGTCCGACTACTGATACATATGAACCCGATGCTCTAGTATAAGCAACAGTACTAGTAATTATACTATCAATAGGTTCGTTTGCATGAAGTGAGGTATCTTCGTATAAAATTTGAAATATTATTTGTGACGGATTTGGTGTTGCATTAACTTTTGCATTTACCACCAATCGATTTGGGTAATAAGTCCCTCCGTCTGTCGATGTGATTGAAGTGAGTAACGATTGATACGAAGTTGTTAAATTATTAAAACCGATTCCTGAAGAAACATACACAGTCTGGCTCGGCCCGCTTGTATATTGTGTATTAGTGCAGCTAGTTGAATTAAAATTAAAATAAAGTGTACCAACTCTATTAAATGCTGTTTTCCATGCCAGATCTAATGCAGTCGACGGAGTTGACGAGTCTAACCCACCACCAGAAATAGTCGGAGTTATTTCAATTCGTCCGCCTGCATTAAAAAAATATCTTGCACAGTCGGATGCAGAAACTGGGATATTTTGTCCGTTTGTATATGCAGGAAAATTGACGGTCATAGTATGGGTTGCTAATCCGCTCCAATTTGTTTTAGTAGGGGAATCAATAACAGTTCCGCTATACTGTCCCGCTGCCGGAAAAGCTAGTCGATTTACATTTAAATTTATTGCATCTACAATACTATTATATAATGTATAATCTGCTTGGGTTATTTCTATTGTGTTAGACGGAGCAGCAGGTAGTTGAAGGGTTAATCCTTGATGATAATAACAGGCCAATATATCATTTCTTAATGCTGCCCACTGTGCCGCAGTGATCTCAGTATACTGAGCTGCCCTGCTACTAGTAACGTTTTGGCCATATCCATATAGTTGACTAATGTCAGTAATCGGTGTATTAGCATACGAGCCGGATCCTTGACCTAATATACTTGCAACTGATCCTTGTAATGCATTATATTGTGCTGCTTGAATAGTTCCCATATGCGACCTCTATTATGTAAATGACGATGTTGTTAATGACGGCGGGACTACAGATACATAAGATCCCGATGCTCTAGTATATGATATTGTGCTTGTTATAGTGCTATCAACTGGTTCTTTAATTGCCCATGTTGCAGATCCTGTACCGAGAGAAGAATCGGAAAATGTAATTTGATACAATATAGCAGTCGGATTTGGTGTTACGTCAACTTTTGCAAAAATTTGATATTGATTCGGATAATATGTCCCGCCACTCGGCGTTGTTGATGTTACTAACAGTTGAAATGCTGTCGTTAATTGATATGCACCAACTGCGGATGCAACGGTCACAGTTTGCCCCGAACCACTTGTATAATTAGTATTTGTAACTGCACTTGAGTTATAATATAAATATGCCGTTCCCATTCTGTTAAAAATAGTTTGCCATGCAATGTCTAGAGAAGTTGATGCATCAGTAGTAGATAAACCGCCGCCTGCAATAGTCGGAGTAATTTCGATCCTGCCGCCTGCATTAAAAAAATATCTAAATGCATTTGCCGATCCAAAACTTAAAGTTGCTGTATGATTATGTGTACCCCATGCCATATTAGTCATTGTAGGATTGGCTAATACCGTTCCGCTATACTGCCCTGCTGCTGGAAATACTTGAGGATTAGTACCAATTGCGGTCACTGCACTCGAATATGCTGCAAAACATATAGAAGAACTATTATCGTAATAAACTTTATTTCCTACTGCGGGTGCCGAAATTGCCCTCGGTAATGTTATCCCTTGATGAATTACACATTTATTAATATCGTTAACTAAATTTGTCCATTCAGTTGTAGTAATTTTATTTGTATTGCTAACTTGAGCACTAGAGACAGTTTGCCCGTAACCACGCACTCCAGACCCTGTTCCTAATAAATTCGAAACTGTAGTTTGGAGTGTGTTATAATCACTTGCTAATACTTTTGATCCTTGACTTGCCATTCGCTACCCTCAATGCTAATACTTAGTGTTAAAGTATTAGACATTCAACAAGTTTGATAGTCGGATCGTTATTATCTTCTAATGCAATTGCAAAAATATCCGGTGACTGTGGATCTGCTACCGCAGCACTTCCATTATTACCAGCAAATAATCTATTTCCTTTCTTAACTTTTCCAGAAACTTTAACTGGAACACGACCTTTTAATGCAATAAAGGTGCCGCCTTCTAACTCTGCATTCATCATATAAGCAGGATTTTCACTAACGGCACCGATTGCACGTTGTCCCGGTTGACATGCAGTAACTTCCTTTTCACCGCCGATCATAACAACTGTACCAACGTCATATTCTACATCAGCAAGATACTTTTCTGCTAAGTCTGCATAGTTTGCACTAGTAGCAGTACCGACGAAGTATGTGCCTTGAACTGCACCAGCAGTAATCGTTACACCATTGATTGTTTGATCAGCTGTTGTTCTAGCAACAATAGTCCCTGCGGTTGCTGCAATCGATGCTGATGATGTTCCAGTGCCTAATGTTACAGTATTCGCTTGTGTAGCAATACCATTAAATGTAACTGCATTAATTGTAGCAAATCTCAATACGTTGCTGCCTAAATTTGAAGTTGCATCAACCCCAGGGACTATATTAGAACCGATTAATTTTATCGGTGTTACTGTAGCAGAATTTACAGTTGTCTGAAAAACAATTGTATCTCCAAATTGATTTTGAATAGTAGGAGTAGTTGCACCGTCGTTAAATACGTGTAATTTTGGAGTATTACCGACAGTAAATCCAGCATCACTAAAATTAGCAAGAGTTGTAAATTGTAAATTACTATTTCTTACAAAGTCACTAAGGGGATAGCCTCCTAACCTGTCCGAATCTGTTGCTGTTCCCCAAAAACGATGTGTAGTAGTTGTTTGTCCAGGTTGGTTATCATCGTTTGTATCGATTAACGTAACACCTTGTTGTACTTTTGTAAATCCGGTAATCGGATTTACAATAGGATCTAGAGCAAATTCTGCATCTGGGCTAATAATGAACACCGTGGTACCGTTAGTAACTGCTGCGATAATTGTATGTGATGTTCCATATGTGTCTCGAACACTTCTCGATACCATTTCAGTTGTTGCAGAGCCAGGTACTGCTTGAGGACCAATTAATATGAAATTCGACCCGTCCCACGCATATAATTGCTTATTTGTTGTATCAAACCAAAAATCACCAGTTGTTAAACCAGTTGGTTGTATACCGCCAATTTCGGCGCCGCCTGTTGTGCGAAATTTATTTCCATCATAAAATTTTAGTTTACTCGATGATGAATCAAACCAAATTTGTCCCGAAATGGGTCTCGGCGGCGGAGTATTGTTAGCAAAATTTTCCAATAAGTATAGAAAATTCTCATTTTGAGCGGTTCCGTACCCTGCGTAATTCTTACCAACAATTGTAATATCAGTTGTATTATCAATTGTTCCGTCTGGAATCACCGAAAGTTGCGATCCGTTATATCTGTTAATAGTATATGGCATCTCTGTGTCCTACATGTCTAGTATTTATTTTATTTTAGGCAGTTATTATAGGTCAGCCTGCCACGACCATGTTCCGTTTATCAGTTGATATTCTTTAGTAGTTCTTACACCAGCAGCGATACAGTGGATTCTACATATTGTACTATTAACGTGTTCATATGGCGGATAAACCTTTGTAATAATTACGCTAGCGATTTGATCATTAGCTAATCCTGTAGTATCTGACGATAATCCTAACGGTGCTTGTTGTATATTATGTGCAAGATCATTTAAATTTACGGCATCAGTAGGGTTAATTGCACTTGCTAAACTCGAAATTCTCTTACTGCTAACATCAACAGTTCCTTGATTCTTTGGGGCTAATGTAATAGTTCCGTCTATAACCGATGGATTAGTGTAAGTAATGGTCGAATTAGTAACAGAAATACTAGAAACTTGTAATGATCCTAATACTCCGATAGATGTTAATCCCGGAGCACTAATTACTGTCGATCCTAATGTTGTCTGGCTCAATACTTCAAATCCGTTTACATAGTATCCTTTCCCCGTTGCTACACTAATATTCTCTGATGAGGTCCAACTTGTGTTAGTTAATTTCCATTCCCATGTTTTATTACCGTCAGAACCAGCTTCGATACTAATACCACCACCATTTGCTGTAGTATTTGATGGATTTGATACTGCACCTAATTGAATAACTAAATCTTCAACATTAACATTAACTGTATTAATTGTTGTAGTATTACCTTGAACTGTTAAACTACCTCGAATGATCGTGTCACCGTTTACATCTAGTGTAGCTGTAGGTGTGTTAGTGTAAATTCCTACTTTTTCTTGCTGTGCATTAACAAATATGCTCGACAATAATCCCGAACTGTTTAATGTGTTAATTTCGAAATTTTGATTTGAAATATTTGATGCTATTTGAAATAACGACGGAGTTACAATAACTTCAGTATCTTGATTTTGACCTAAAATTAATGAAGTATTATTTTGTATAGTTAAGGTTCCTAACATCGTTGCATTGTTAATCGACGAAACGAAATTTTCCGGATACATTGCTGTACCATCATGTGCGATTAAATAATCTGCCTGTGTAACCGGCACATGCAATTTAACTCCCGCGTAATTGCTTGCGGTAAATCCAACATAGATGCTACCTGTAATACCGGATATAGGAGTTAACGGAGTAAATTCGGTCTTACTAAGTACGCCGATTAGAACTTGTGAAACGTAAACTTTAACAATAGTATGACTACCTTGATTCGAATCAATTACATCTTCAACAGAAAAACCAGAAATTCCTTGATCTTTAGAATAAACTGGGCCTGCTAATACTAGATTAGAACCATCATAAAAATGTAATTGGTCATTACTACTATCAATCCACAAATCTCCTTGTGTAAATGATGCAGGTTGTGTGCCTTGTACTATTGTTCCGCCAGATACTTTAAATGTAGAACCGTCGTATACTTTTAGTCGTCCGGTGCTAGTATCATACCATAATTGACCAGCTGTTGGATTATTAGGTTGCGAAGTATTTGCAAAATTTTCTAGTAGATATACAAAATTTTCATTAATATATGTACCATAATTACTTGCATCTTTACCGATTAGTGTTAGATCAGTCGAAGTTTGATTAATAGATCCATCTACTATTTCAGCTACAGTTGATCCATCGGTTTTTAATATAGTATAACTCATGAAGTAACTCCGGTATAAATGATGTAATTAATAGTAGTATATGGATTCATAGTATTAACAGGTTGTGCCAATCTGTTTGATACCACTCCTCCTGAATATTGATAACCGTATCCAGCGTTATTAGTTTGTGAAAGACCGTATCCTGCAATTGCCGAGCTGTCTGTAACATTCGGGGCGCCGACTGCGTAATACTGGTTGTTACCACTGCTCATATTATGTGTATGATCAGGTAGATTAGACGATAATAATGTTTGTTTCTCGTATCCTGCACCCGCACCTAATGTATCAGCAGTGACGTCTGTAACACGATTAGCTGCACCGCCGCCTGCATTAATTAAGATATTCGTACTTTCTTTGCTCGGTACAGTCAATTTATTATTCATATTGTCTGCACCTAATGGGAATCGACCTCTCAAATCCGGTAATGCAAATGTATTATATCCTAACAACAATGCACTTGCTCGGTACGAGTATTGAATAACTTGGAATAACGTACTATATTTTGAAATTTGAACTTCACTTCCGTCACATAACAAATATCCTGTTGGAATAATCGTTCCTGCAAACGGAAATATTGCGCCTACCGGTACCACTGGTAGGTTAGAAATAATTGTTTGTTTCGATGTTTTTCTTAAAATAGTATTAGTAGTGTTAGTTAACGGATTTGTAGTCGTTCTGCTAATCAAGAAATAATCAGTTGACTTAGTATCAGTTACTTCTGTTCTGTCTGCAATAATAGTCGAACTTACACTTGTATTAAATGTTGCTGTTCCGCCTGCACCAGTAAATGTTAAATTATCACTAGTTATATCGCCAGCAAGATTAAATATGGTCGATGTCGCTAGTGAAGTCGAACTACCATTTATGTTACCATTAAATGTTCCGGTAAAAATACCTAAGAAATTCGATGATCGGTCTGACTTACCAAATGTAGTAGCATATACGTTTCTAAACGAAATAGTATCAGAACCGATGTCGTAATAACCATTAGCAGACGATGTTCCCGGAATCATTACTGAACCAGTCATTGGCTGTAAATTATTATTGAGATTATTAAACGATATAGATCCATTTACAATCGAATTTCCGCCAACATATAATCCCTTGTTAACCGCTAATCCGCCGTTTGTTACAATGCTAGCGTTCGATATACTTAATAATCCATTAGTTTTTATGTCGTTTGTTCCATTTACTACTATCTGTCCGCTAATTGTAGGGACACTAACAGTATCGTCTTTAACTGTAACAACACCGGCGACATCCAATGCTGTCGCCGGTGCTGTATTATTAGGACCAACTCCGACTCGTGCATTGGCATTAAGGTATAGTACAGATTCCGACGCACCGGTACTATTTTTTAGTAGGAAGTTGATTCCCCTACCTGATGTATTTGAATTAAAAATTACTACACTTGTTGAAGCACTAAGATTAAAACTTAAATCACCGCCTATACTAATACCACCGTCGCTTCGAATGTTAAGAGGATTATTTGTGACACTTACAATGTCACTTCTTAAAAAGTTGCTCGAATTAACAGTTGTACCATTTACGTTTAATGCGTCTGCTTCGCTTGCTCTTCCCCAAAATTTTGTAGGTGCGGTTGTACTAGACTTGTTAACTGAATTTAACGTAATTCCTTGATTAATCGAAGAAAACCCTAATATAGTAGTCTTTGGTGTAAATGCTGCATTACTAACTATTGCAACTAGCGTACCGTCAGAGTATATTCCGGTTACATTGTGTGTTACGTTACTGATATCTGTGATAGGTACAACTTGTGAACCGGTTTGAAATCCTGCACTAAACTGAGGTCCTACTAATAACCATGTTGATCCTGAATACACATACACTTGATTATTTGCGGTGTCTACCCACATATCACCAGAAAGTGCCGATGTTGGTGCAATGTTTGCCTTTCTAATCGATCCGACTGGATTCCATTGTGTTCCGTTATAAACATTAAGTTGATGATTGCCTTTATCGTACCATAATTGCCCTTCAAGAGCTTGACCGCCATTTGGTTGATTTTCAGGCGATGCTACGTTTGCAAAATTTTCTAGCAAATGAAGGAAATCTTCTGCAATAATAGGACCGTAACTTGAATAATTTTTACCTACAAATGTAAGATTAGTGGAATTATTAAGTTGTTGATCTTGTATAGTAATCGGTGCATTAGACGGATTTGTTGAAGTAATTGTATAACTCATATTGTATTACCCCATTAATCCTGTTAGACTTTGAATTCTTACAGTATAATCGATTTGTATTAAACGATTTAACGACTTTTGAACTGGGTGGAAAATTACATGTGTTAATAATAATCCAGTACCGTTCAAATTATATGCAACTAATCCTAATTCATCAAAAACGTAAGAACTATTGTTATTAGTTGTATTGTCAAACGCTAACTGATCTGCAGGCTCACCGTAATCTAATAAACACGTAACAAACACATCAGTGTAAGTTGTTCCAGTAACATGTCTTGTTTCAATAAAGTTTCTAGTAGGATCAGTATTATTACTCGATGTATCATTAACAACTTTAATATATGTTTGATTATATAAACTCGCATTTGACCCCGAACTATTCGGCGACAAATACGTAATAATACCTGTTGGATCTACTGCTGTACCTCCATTACCAAACGCCATTTGATATACGAAACTATCTCCGGTATTTGCAATAGATCGAGCTAATGCTATACTCATATTTTCATAATGAATTGCATTCCTTTTATTAACATACGTAATTTTTTCAACAGGATCATGAATATGAATATGACCTTCAATATGTATGCCTGTTAATTCTCTTTTTTCCATACGAAACTCTCTTTATTGTATATTTATCAAGCACATTAACTACTAATTTAATTCAAATTATCCCAACTTGTACCGTTAAAAACCTGTAATTTTAAAGACGAACTATTAAATAGAACTGAACCAGGTACTACACCCGTTAAATTATTTCTTTCAATAACAGAATATGACGGAAATACTATAGGTGCTGTCGGAACAATATTACCTCGAATAATACCGTCTGATATAATCGACGGAGCTGATATTGTTCTGTTAGAATTTAATTTTAAATTAACAGCATCATATGTTACAATTGCATACGGTGTATTCAACGTAGGTTCTATCAGATTAATTTCAGCTACAACTGCATCTAATGTTATTGTATTATTAGAGATGTCAGTTTCATAATCGGAAATTTGTGTCTCATTTGAAATAATTTGGCTGTTAAGTTGAGCTATATGTGTTGTTCTATTTTGAGAAGGCGGTTGGGCTTGCCAATACGCCAAATCGGTTTGTGCCGAAGCCAATGCTGTTTGTGCTGTTGATAACTGTGAATTTAAAGTTCCAATATTATCCTCTAATGAACTTTGTTGGTTTAATAAATTTTGATAAAAAGAGTAAGCAGCACTAGCATTTCCGAGCACGTGAATTTGTGTAGAATCTATATTACCAGTTACATTCCCAGTTACATTCCCAATTATATTACCAGTTACATTCCCAGTTAAGTTACCAGTTACATTCCCAGTTACATTCCCAGTTACATTCCCAGTTAGCGAATTAACTGAAATCGTTATATTCTTTGTTGTATTATCAGTTGAGATTGTAACATTATCGCCTGCTACAAAAGAAAGAGTTGTTTCTAAGGAATCAGCAATAACAGTATCGTGCCCTGCAACTTCAATTTTTGATATAGATCCTCGATTCGGTTGGCTATTTGTAATTACAAATCTTCCTAGCGAGCCTGAGATTGCAATACCTTGCCCGGCTGAAATATTTGTTACGCTATTACTAATTGCTGAATACAGTTCAGTAAAATTAGAATTAACTTTTAACGCACCTTGTCTAAGAGTATCTCCGGTTCCATCATTGGGGGTTAATCCGACATTAATTAATTGCTGTGACATCTTTATTATCCTTGGTCAAATGTATTTTTTGCATTATCAAACGATGCATTATATGTATCTAATGTAACTGTTGTTTTATTACTTTCATATTTATTGATACCGGTATACCAAATACCCGGCGTTTCTTTTAAGAACAATGCGATTTTGTTATTATCATATAAAATATTAGTTGTAGAATCCCATTCAACGAGTGTTCGTTTGATTACTGTAACTCGTGTACCTACCGCAAGTAAATTTGTTAATCGAATTTCCTTACTAACCCCATCAACTGCAAAGTCCGCATCAAATCGGATGTCTCCTTCTGGGCTAGTCGGTGCTTGATTAACATTAAACATGCTATATGGCTCTTTTCTTAACCGTATGTTACCGATAAAGAATGTCCATCGTGTAGAATCATCCCTAAAATATGATGAACTAGTATGTTCACTAATGCATCGATAGCTATAAGATCCCACATTAACAATTGTTCCAACTGTATAATGAACGTTTGATGCCCATGTTAATGAATTATCGTATCCGCCAACAAATACTTCAATATCATTACATTGCTGATACCCTACCGGAATCGAAGAATACAACTCCCAATATTGGCCATTTGTTGGTACAATAGATGTTGGATTTACTGTACTAGCAACATATGATAACATGTTGACATAATAGTATCCGTTATACGATACTACATCATTAACCGAATACCCAACGGTGTTACTAAATGAACCCTTTAATGTATATCCATAATCAGTAAACCACGAATTGTTAACTGTTAAAGACGGTACAAAATTTATCGGAATTATATGATTATGATTATTAGCATTAGTTATAGTATATTGTTCAACTATTGTATTATCTGCATACGGAATATTTTCATCTGATCCAATATCTTGTACATACGATCCTGCTTTATGTACAGGAGATACACCGGTACCTAATGTGCCTCTTCTTAGTTGTCCTAACACATAAAATATAAGAATACCGTTTTCTCTATGTTCATTTATAGTAAAGTATTCGATGCGTTCTCCTCGAATTTCAACTACACCTGGACGATTTTTTGAAGGATTTGGCAGCGTAAAGGTACTAGCATCAACTACTAATATTGTTGTGTCGTTATATAAAAGATCACTATATAATTTTGAACGTTTATTTAAACTTAATCTCTTATATTGATATCGATTTAACATATCTTTAAACTGCATGTACGATATGCCCGATTCTAATATGTTATCATCAAATGTGATTAACGTAAATTCGTCATTAGTATTAGGCGCTGCTGCTAAAGTAACGCTACTTCTGTCGTCATTTAATCTAAAATCAATACTTGGAGTTAAAATCTTAGAATTCCTAATAATCCAAATATAATCATCGTCAACTACTGTTCGTCCTAATTGTAGTTGTCCATTGAATATTTTTAAATGTGTAAAATAATCAATTGTATTTGGAGTTAAGGAATTATTAGTCGTTACGTTTATTGCTGTACGATTAATATTTAACACGTCATGTTTATAGAAACTAATAATTTCAACTAATTCATTATTATACTCAACATCAAATGTAATCGATGCCACCGACGATGTAGTTGCCGGAGTATAAAAATATCCCGGATGTTGTTTAATACTAATAGTCAACTCGGCACCAACATACTTTTTAGCAATAGTTTTTGTAATCTTAATTGACATATTACTGCCGTCGAAAATATAATCAGTATTTGGTTTTAATACCGCTGTTCCACTAATAATAACCGAAACATCATTGACGTCGGCGGTGTTAGGTAATGCAGCATCTGATGATATAGTATAAATTAAATCAGCATTAGTAGTTGCTTTCCTAATAGTGTGATATATGTTATTCGGTCCTTTTAGAATATCTTGACCGACCCGTACAAGCATATTAGATTCATATGGTTTTGAATCACCGATTGTATTCTGCAACGGATATACTAGCGATCCGTTAGTCTGGATAGTTTCGGATTCCATTATCGAATATGTTTGATCACTTCCGCTCACAATAATATAACTAATTTGGTCACCGACTGCTGGAGGAGTATTAAAGTTTATTCCTACTAATTTTGCAAGTTCATATGTGTCATCAGTCTCAAATATTTCATAATTTTTAGAACTTAACATGTTACCGTTGACAAAAATTGATATGGTTAATAAAGCTAACCAAGGTGCAGTAGTGATATATTGATCTGTCACTCCGTCGCCGACAAACGAGTTAAAGTCTAAAATATTTGATCCGCTAACCCCAAACGAAGTAATAGAAACAATAGTTCCAGTTATAGGAGGGTCAACTAATACTACTGTTCTAACATTAAATTGATAATCTATAGTGTATTCATCCTTAGACAAAATCGTAACATTAGTATATTGGTTAGTAGGATTATCATACCCAGAAATTAATTTAACCAATAATGCTTGTCTGTTATTAGGGTCTTGTGTAATCTCAAATTCTGTTCGACTACCGTCCCCAATAAATGTATCTGTTTTAATTTTTGCAGAACCGCTAAAAGGACGATCATATACCTTAATTGCAACAGTATCAACAACTTGTCCAGGAACAATTTCTTCTGTTGCAGAACTAGTTGTCTGAGTAACGAAGCCATCGCCATCTATAATAATGTCATCCGCTGCAAGCCCAGTTGCAGTAGTATACACCCCACCGATGTTAGATAATGCTCCGCCATTTATTGCAGTATCATAATCGTCAGGTATAGGAGCCAACGATCCATCACTTGTACTTTGTCTAAAGATAAATGTATCTCCGATATGTACTGTAAATGTGTTCGGTACGCTAACTGTAGAAGTACGGCCGTCCATTATAATCGGAGGCATTATTGCATAAGGGTTATCCCACTGCGCATGTCCTATAAATCCAGGGTTATCTAATCTCACAGCGTTTACTTTATTAGTACCGTTTGGTGCATAATATACATTAATTTCTGTTCCCGAAGCCGGAACATAAGGTAACGTAAAAGTATGTGTAACTGAAGTCAATGTTACAATATAATCTGTAAATGTATCATCTGAACTGTCCCATCTATCACTAAAATATGGAGAACCGTCCCATCCGTAATACATGTCGAACCCGATTCCATTAACAGTTACCCCGCCGTAATCAACTCCGGACATTAACTGATCTAGGTCTTTACCTGTCTCACCTGTTGCAGGATCATAATAATACTGAATTCTGTCCGCTGCATTTAAAACCAACCAATCTTTAATGTAAGTAACTTCGATAATTGACCCTTTAATTGGGGCAGTATTAAATGTTATTAATCCAGAATATCTTGTATATCCTGATGACTTCGATTTAACAACTGTCAATGTGTAATCATCTCTTAATACATTAGAACCATTTACAGTAACTGAAGAATAACCAACACGTACATCAGGAGCCCATGCTAAAGTAAATTGCTTCTTAGATCCAGTTCCAATTGCTGTTTCAAGTTCCTGTAATTCTGTTATAAAGTATTTTTGTGTAGTTCTATCAAACTTAATACTAATTAAATTAGAACGTACTACTCCGTTGCCTATTTTTGCAATTACTTTAGCAGGAGATCCCGAAGACGACAAACCACCGTTAATTTTAACTGTTGGTACACTTAGATATTTTGAACCGCCATTAATCAGCACGATTCTATTTACAGTTCCTTTTGCAATATATGCAATTGCATGTGCGCCCGATCCACTATTACTAGTAATTTCAACAGTCGGTTGGGTGATATATCCGTTACCGCCGTCGACTATTACTAATTCAGTAATACTAAATCCAACATTATCTGCCCAAAACTTCCACGGATATGTTTCAGTTATAGTATCATATGACACAATTGTATCGTTCGAAACTTCTACTAATGCTGGAACTAATTTACCGTTTTCTAATACTGTCGGTAAGTCAAAATCGGTTGCTGCTTGATAGTTAATATCTACTGAATTGTAATTACTTACGTATTCTCTAATTTTTGTTCTGTAAGGTTTTACCTCAGACACATATGATTGAAAATCAGCTAAATGATCATTATTGTACGTAACTTTTTGAATTAAACTACCAACATTGTGTTCAGCTTTGATAAAACTAGTTTTGAATATCCAGTCAACATATAATTGTTCACTAAGGATATATCGTACAGATGTAAAGAATAAATTTAAGTACTCTTGAACTAAATCACCAACAAAGATATCATACTTAAATGCCTCAAATATGTATCTTAATTCAGTTGATGCATAATCGTCGTATACTTCTAAATCATACAATGAACTATCATACCCATACACAGTATTATCAAATTCGTACAACGACGAACTAAGTTGAATGGTACCATCCTGTAATCCAACAATACTATAACTTTGTGTCCAATCAATACTAGACGAGTCAGCATATTTTTCTAAAAGAACCCATTTACCAGAATTATTAGTTAATACTTTAACTAAACTACCAACCAGTGAATATAGATCTTTTAATTCAATAAATGTGTTAACTACAAAATTAACTACTGTAAATTGATTGTAACCAGGGGCATACCAATCAGTATAATTCCAGTATTGGGTTGTGTCATATGCCTGGGTATCAACTTTTGACCAAACAGTATTAATCGAATCATAATAATAAATGCTCCACTTATTTTTTGCGGTTGAATCATTTCTTACTAATGTTGAATACGTTCTAACCGACAATATTGTACTACTATCATATCCAATTCCAGACGATATGATTTCAACTCCATTGATTTGCCCATACGAATTAATTTTAGTTTTTAAAATTGCACCAGATCCCGATCCAACTATGTCAATAAACGGAGCGTTAATATATCCTTTTCCTGCATCAACAATAACTATATCGATTATTCTGCCATTAACGATAGTAGGAACAATCGATGGCATTACAAAATCGCTAATATTAATATAACTTAATTCTTCTACGGTATCAATAACTGTGTCATACACTCCGTCAACCGTCGTCGGTATTGGTTGTGCTGCCTCTAATCTTGATAAATCATATTGATTAACAATTTGATGTTTAATTAAAACGCGATTTGCTTGTTCAATGACTTGCTTTAACGCTTCAAATCGATTAACAACCATACTTTGACGAGGACGATTCTCAACACCATATCGAATTTTCACCGGTAATTGTAAATCTGGAACGGTACGATTCTTTGCATCAGTACCACATAAACTATCGATCCACTTTTGTTCAATTAATTCAGGTAATTTAGTAGTAGGATCAGTACTAATTAATTCCCACTGGCTATGAATATTTTGATCAATCTTGTCAATAATCCAGTATTGTACCGACAATACTATATCGCTACTTTGTAGTAACGGTTTAACATTAAATAAACTAAATGAATTAACACCAGTAAAGGCAATAAATTCATACCCGTTACCGCGAGGGTTGCTAATTAAATTAGCAACGTCATTTGCCGAAATATTTCTATTACTTACATCCGGTACTAATGTTTTATTTTTAACCCAAAAATAATATGTATTAGAAAACACCTCATTCAATTCATCATATTTTGTAATTATTGAGTATGCACTATTTCCATATAGGCTAGTACCACTAATACCTCTTGCTAGTCCAGCTGCTGTGTCAGTTGTTGCATCCCAATCCGATGGTAAAATTGATGATTCAACCCATTCATAAATATCGATACTTGCGCCCGGGAATAGTTGATTCCATGTGTTATTTCTATAAACTACATCAGAATCATAACAGTTAAAGAATTTTGCAGTTCTTAAATCCCACCATAATTGCCCAACTTGTGCAGTCGTCCATGCTTGCCCTGAGCTACTAGGAATGGTGCCATCGCTATTTGAATATACTGCCGGATCAAAATAAGATTTGTACGTTAGTTCTTCGTCGGCGACTCCTAAGATTTTACCCTGTAACGGGTCAACGACATCAAGATGTGTGACTATCGTATCTGTTTTTTTGTTATATAAAAACGCCTTCTTTATCTTCTTTACATCAACTTTATCAATTTCTTGATTAACGATAGTCCATGTAAATGAATTAATCGGTTTTTTATATTCGTACACAATACCCGATCTAACATTAAGATCAAATCCGTATATAGAACTTAGAATAACAGTATCGTCGCCTGTTGATATACTGTATCCATATTGCGACTCGTTATCATCTAAATTGTCTAAACTTTCAGTAAATATCCAATACGAACCATATTGATCATAAATGTCAACGCGGCCTTCACCTTTAGTAGCTAAGGAGAATATTGTCGATTTTTCATCAAATGTTGTATTGTTTTCATCAAATATAATCGGATCATATCTTACCGAACTACGACTAAAGACCACTAATGTATCAAAATCATTCATGAATGAAACGTAACTACCAAAATGCTGAGAAGTTTCGGGAGCTATATTAGTAATCTTTTGATATGGTACATATTGTGTATCTCCATATTCGTATATTTCTACTTTACCTTCATTAATTTTTAAACCGTCATATAATACAGAAGAAATTACAATGTAATCTGCTGCATAAGATACATCAACTCCCTGGCCAAATCCCAACCCGTCACCTTCTGTATCTGTAATAACTTGTGACAAATAATAACTTATACTATCGTCAGAATTATATACAAATACTCGTCCCGGATTAACAGCACCTATTATAGATACACCTGCTGAGCATATTAATAACGTCGAAACATCTTTACTCATAGCCATACGATAACCAAAATTACCGCCAATTGCAACATTATTATGAGTTATCCCTACTTTGTCTTGCCAGGTCCATTGAAGAATAACAAATTCTAATATACCGACCGGCTGACTGTCAGGTTCAACATCAGACTGAATTGTTGTACTATCAATTATCCTTGCTACAATTTGCCCGGTTGTAAATCCAGTCCCCACTATACTCATGCCTACTGCAATTTTAGCAGTATTAGAAACTTTAATTATTGTACCATTACTTCCAATCGGATTATAATACACACTTGCATAAATCACCGGTTGGTATGTTAATTGATATACTACCCCTTTACCGTTATTGCCGCCTGGAGCATTTATAAAAAATGTTCCATTACCAAAGGTTAAATTTGCACCAAATTGTTCGTTCTCAGCAGGCGATGGGCTAATAATGGTATCAACTAATGTAATGATGTTGTTATCGTTTACTTTATAAAGTGTTACTGCACCTTGCTTCATTAATGACGAATTAGTGCCGCCTGCATCGACTGGAATATATTGTGTAATATTCCAATAATCTGCCCAAAGCGTAACTATAACACCATTTGAATTAGTGTCGTTTGTTAATGTAAGTTCGTTACCTTCAAATGTATCAGATACTGTAAATGCAGTATCACTTAAAATTCTTGAAACATAATAAACAACATCTGCAATTAAATTGCCAATAGTCTGCTTAAAGATAATAGATTGCCCTGGGTTAGCTGGGCCTGATCCTAATTGATTAATAACTCGATTGTTACTAATCGCAGTAACTAAACAAGTCGGAGGATAGTCTTCTGGTACATTTTGTGTTGCCTTATAAAATTCTCCCGAAATAGGATCACGTATAATATCCTTAATATTATACGATGATAAATGTTGCCATGCTCCTTTATATCGAGTGCATACATGAGATGCTTGAGGAATACCAACCGCTACCCAATTATCTGCTGCTATAATCTCTTGACTCGAAATTGCTAATATATCACCAATATAATGATTAGTAAAATTAGGGTCGGTATAAGTTGATATAAATTCAGGCGGTACTGTTTGACGAACGAGCCACGATGAATTTAAACTTGCTTTGTCACGGACATAAAGTGTCCCGCTGTTGTCAGTTGTAACCAAAAAATCTGTTGAATTTGTGGTTGCAATGCTAAGACCGTATTGTGAAAAAGCATGAGGAGAAGTATTAATTATTATTGATTGATTATATACTTTATTGTATTCCCAGGTTGCCCATTGGCCGTTTCCATTACCATTTTCATCTGTCCACATTAATTCATTAGGTAATAAATTGAGAGAAGTAATCGGCTCTGCAGAATCGATCGAGCTTGTCCGTTGACTAGTTAAGGTAAACACAACTACATTTGTTTGATCAGTGAACGTAACTGATGCAGGGGTAGACGATGACACTACATTAAACGCATTTAAATTAACCGATACTACTTTATAAAATCCTGCAAGACTACTATCAACTTGTTCTAAGGCAATTACTGATCCAACTTGTACCGTAACAAGTGCATCTGTAGTAATTTCGAGTTCTTGCACACCGTTAACAATTACTCCAACAATATCTAATACATTCATATAGGCGCTTGAATACCGATAGACATTCCAATCTTGTTTATCAAACCCACACCAAATATAATCTCCCATATTAATCAGAGACCATGCAGTTGATGTATCACTCGGTGCAACATTGATATTATCTATCTTTGCAATATAAATTTTATATTTTCCGGTATGGTCGGCGGCGTAAGTCACAATATTAGTTGCATAGTATTGAACGCCGCTGTCCCAAACTGTGTTAGTTAATAATGCATCAAGTGTGCCTATTGCAACTTTAACATCAGTTAATCTTGCGTACCCTGCAGATCTTAAGTAAGGATTAAAATTTGCTAATACTGGCCACGGTGACGATGTATATCCTAAAGGCTTTAAATATACATCATTCGGAGTTTGTACTATTGTTAAATTATCAAGCGATGGTGACACAATACCATATGTTAGTGAGAATGCCGCACCTGATCCTAAATTGCCGGAAGTATCTGTAATTGTCCCCACTGACGAAAACGATCCAGAATTTACAATTCGATTAATTGCAATAATTTTTCCTGTACTATCTGTTCTAACATTAAAGACGCAGGTACCAGTCGACGTTGTTACCGTTAAATTAAACTTTTCGTTACTTTCATATCCCGATCCGCCATTTGTTATTTTTACATCTGTTACTGTGTAACTTAATGTTTGATATATTGGCGGTACAGTATCAAGAAGCTCTACACCTTGAGGATTATTATTAAATTTTGCTTCGTCTAATATAAATTCAATTTCATTAAATCCAGAATTTGCACCGTATTGGCCGACACGAACTGCCCATTCTTCGTAGAATTTTAAACTTTCTTTTCCTTCTTCTGTTAATACATTAAACAGATTATTAAAAACATTTTGTGTCCCTTTATCTCGAATCATACCTTGATAGAACTTAAATTCGGACACATCATCCTGGATGATATTATCAAGATATTGTCTCTTTTGATAACCAATTAAATGATGCGCCATTGTCTGCTGATTACTATCAAAGTTATCGCTATCTAGACTATAAAAATCAGTAAACTGACCTGCTTTATAGGTCCAATTTGGTATCAACTTAGGGCTCGGTTTTGACGACAGTTGAGTCCATTCTGATGGAGTAAACGCGCTAGTTCCTGGTAAAAATGAATTTGCACTATAATAAAATTGCTGATATTTTACAACATCACCGAGCTGATAATCTTGCCACTCAACCCAATTTTTAAATACTGCTTGATCAAAGATAAATCCAGGGATGTTAAATGAACCATCCCAAACCGTACTAACATGCGCAGATACTTTAATTCGTTCTTGTCGATATCCAGTCGCCGGACTATAAATTAAATCATTAAAGATCGTTTTTTGATCTAACAAAATTATTTGTTCTTTTTGTACTAGATAGAAGGTTGCATTATAAATTCCATCATTCTCTTCCGGTGAGTAGGTAACTGTATTTTCGTTTCTATAAACATCAATAGTCGACGGATCAATAGGAGTCCCGTCAACTTTAAATATTTCGTAGGTGTAAAACGGATTCGTGATGTCGTCAACTACACAATTGTTCGTTATAAATGTAAGACTTGCAGCCGCAGGGCTCAAAGAAATCACTGAACTGCCTATTGTACTCAGCCCTTCTAACTTAACAAAATCACTACTATTAAAATTACTAGAATTAATCGAACTACGAATCACTCGATAGTAATCACCCTCATATTGAACAATTGTTCCGCCTACAAATTCTATATTAGGTAACCATTGTTTCCATTTATCTTCACCAGTCGACCAATTCTGTGTTGTCCAGAACATGAATTCTTTAGCACTAGTTGTCCAGTTTGTAACTACACTTAATGAATCGCTAAAATTATCAAATCTAAATCCTTGATCTATCAACCATTGTTCATACCCTAATAGAAAATCAACAACATCTTGTATTGTTCTTAACATGGTTCCATAAGACATAACAACAGGATTAGTTCTATTCCATCCTGTTCTTAACCGAGCTGAACATCCTCCGATAATCGGTAAGGTTGGTAATTTTTCATAGTATGCAGTATCTAGAGGGGTACTAGTATTAGTAACTAACACTCGATAAAAATTTTCATTGTATTTTACAATAGTGCCGGCATAATATTCGTTTCCTGCAACCCATGTTGAAAATGTTTCAGATATCCCGCCTACAGTAACATTAATTCCGGTTACATTCCATTGATAATATGTAAAATACGGATCAACTTGACTATATCCTTTAATCTCAAATCCATTTGCTAACTTTGTAATAATTACACCACTATATGTAATCTTTTTAACAGGCGAAGAACTATTTAAAATTAATGTATAGTTTTCGTTAGGAACAAATACTCCACCTGTTGATAACGGAGATCTCGAATCTAATATTAAATTAAATTGTTCTTTACTACTAAATGCACCTGCTCGATAAGATAACTGTGCATTAATATTGTTCAAATCATATATGTATTGAGTATATGCAGTTAAATCTAATCCCACAATATAATCAGTAAGATAATTGATAATACCCGAAGTCTGAATTTTAGTTGCGCTAGAATAGATACTCGGTATTGCAATGGTAGAAGGGTTAACTCTCAATCCAGTGTCAGAGTATATTAGTTGTCCGGCTAAATTTCTAATGACCCTCGACCGATCTAATAATGTCCCAAAAGTTTTTGCAGGATGCATTAGCATTGCTGTAATTAAAAAACTAAATGGGTAATCTGAGCTTCTTCTCCATGCCCCTTCTACCGGTCCTTGATCACCAAAAACAAAATCATCAGCAATTGAAGCTGTCACTGGACCAGTTGCCCATCCAGCTGTTAACGGATCTAATAATGTGCCGTCGCTATCAACAGGAATTCGATTGATTAAATCCGGTCTCACAAAGTTAAGAAGTTTGATCGTTGGAACATTTGGTTGCCTAACAACACCGTCTGTTAAATCTTGCCACATGATTAAATTATCACTAGTATATGGTGCTGAACCATATACTTGTTCCCACCAAGTCGGTTTATCATTAAACCCTAACATTTCCCACGGTGTTTGATCAGGACTATCGGTATCTAGAACATAATTGTAAATTCCTCTCCAATATCCTGGACAACTTGTGCTGTTTGGAAGATCGAAATCTTTATAATTAAATGTTAAACTTATAGTACGATCAAATTTAATATTCTGCGTGTAGTCAGCCCCTACGACTTTAACCCATTTATAAAAATTAGGCGCTAATATTTCATTAAATTCAGTTAAGCTATATTCGGTTGTTCTATTATAACCAGGAATAATATCGTAGATATCAAAAATACTAGAATCATATTTTACCTTTATATTGTTGTAAATTCTTTTTTCTAATTCTAATAAAATTGCATCACGGAAATCTGTAAACACTCCATTTACAATTTCACCATACAGCACAGTATGACTGCCGTCGTGCCCTTGAATCATCCATGTTGGATTCAATAATGCAGTATCTAAATATGCTCGAGGGTCGTATGTTGGCCATATACCTAACTTCGACGGTGTAGGTGGAACAAAACATCCGTTTGTACTGTCATATTCGTTGATGGTTATTATATCGTCGTTATGCAATTCTGCAGATATTATAACAAATCCTTGATCATCAAAAGAATAATCATGTTCATACAACAATTGTGTTCCATTCAAATATACTAATACCGCCGTTGTCGATAATGAATCTAAAGAAAAAACGTTGCTTAATGGATAAGATTTAATTCTATAGTCAATTACCGAAATCTCAGTTTTGATACTTGGGCCAAATGGAACCATATCACTAAAATAATAAGGATCAGTGTTTGGTCGGTCTTTGGTCATCTTTTGTAGAATTAAATCAACCATAGTAGTCGGATTTGTATCTACCCCTAATGATTCAGAAGTTTTTATAAAGTTTCTCTTGAATTTACTATATTCAATTTTTGAATGTTCGATCGCACGAACAATATTATTCTGTTCCGATGTAATATGATAAATTGAAAGGCTCAAAGGTGCGCTATGCTGGAGGAACTTAGTACCATATAACGTAATGTTTCCTAAATCTCGTAAATTATTTGTACCCGGTGATGTACCAACAAACGATATAGTGTTAGGTAAATTATCGACAATCGAATTTACATGATCAATCACTTCTCCTAACGAAAAATTGGTTATCAACTCATTAAAAGGATTATTTTGTAAATTATACGGAATTTCATAAAACCCGTTGCTATTGATTGCTTGTTTAGAAAACGCTCGCATAGTCAATACATCACTAAGAGCAATATCATTAACTAGTGTAATTTGTTTGTATAAAGGATTTCTAATTGCAGTTGTATCAGTTGTAAAATTCCAATTAACGGAATCAAGACGAATACCGTTAACATAAATTACTAATTTTAAATCATCTAACCCATTAATATTATCAAAAATATCCAGAGGGAAATTGTTAATCCACCCAGAATTTTTATAGATTCTAATTGCTGCTTGTGTTGTTGTATTAGCAGAAGTTTGCCAGCCATTAACATAACTCAATACATTATTGTTGTTTGTTTTAACAAGATAACCAACATTGATATTTTTTGTAATAATCTTTGAGGTGTCTTTGTAACTAAACGAATCAGTTGCTAAATCAAAATTAAATAATATATCGCCAATGTTGTTTATATTACCGTAAGACAGAGGAAATCCTAATACAGTATCATCTGATCCTGTTCCTACCTTATATGAAAATAACTTAGTTCCAATAAAGGTCGAACCTGCATAGGTAGATTTATTACCATAACTAACATTATTGTCATCAACAATATCGAATAACGGAGTTTGATTTAACTGGTTTTTTTGTTGTGCTATATTCCATGATACTCCGTCGTACCAGTACATATATCCTTGAGCACTTTTACCTGATCGAATTAAAACAACATCATTTAGATTAGGTGTTGCATATTCTACTAAATTAATCAATCTAACGTTACTAGTTGAATTATGGACTGTAACAAAGTTAACTTGATATATTTTGTTTACAACCTGCATATCAGTATCTGCGGTAACTAAAATCAGTTGGCCGTCGATTAGGTCTATACCATCAATGTTATATCCAAGTTGTCCTTCGATATTTGAAAAAATATCCGTTGTAAATGAATCAACTAAATCAACATCTGTAATTGCATTAGTTCCAAAATTAAACAACTTTAATCCGGTCTCAAATTCGATAATCGGACGAGTCGCTCTTGCCGTTTGATCCAACGATGCTACAGTTCCGTTTAGTTCTGCACTTTTCTTAATTACGTCAATATGAAACCATCTATTATTACGACTCCATGGATTATGATCATTGCTGCTACGATCAATAACAATATAATCAGGAGTTTGAGGATATGATGATGCATTACTAAATGGTAGCGAATCAAACGGAGTATCATCAAATAACACCGATTCAGTAACAGTATATGGGCCGATAATTTCTAATGTAGATTCATTTATTAATCGAATACCTGTGCCTACACCTTCAACATAAAAATGTCCAGTAGCATACTCATTCGGAGTTACTGTACCGATAAAGGATACCTTCATTCCATTACTTAAAGATGTACCGTTTTCTAAAGTAAAAGTCTTCTTTCCTATAATTTCTTTTTCAACATCAATAAACGTATTTTCGTTGATCGAATATATCTCAAAAATACCGCCTACATCCGCATTACTTTCACTTACATAATATAAAGTTTTTGGTGCATTATCCGGTACTGTAAAAGTTATTGTGCCGTTTTCTACTGCATAACCGTCGACTCCGACATCGGTATACCTATCTAAAAATCCAACAGTTCTTGCAGTTTTAATAGAAAACGGGTTACCTGGACTACTAATATCAAAAATGTATGTTTGACCTTTATATAACTTGATCGTCGGATTCGGCGTTAATCCAAGCACTCCGTTTGGTGAAAATATATAAACGTTATCGCCTAAATCATTTTGTATCGATACATCATAAGTGCTTATAATCTTTTGTTGTTGCCCAGAAATCTGAATAGACGATGGGCCATATGGTAACCAATAATAGTGTTGAAAATTTACAAATTTATCCCAATTAATATGCGGATCCCAACTATAAAACTCTTCAGAATTTAATCTAGCGTGATTTGTAACATTGCTACCGAATACCCCAAGTTGGTTAATATAGTCTTGGTAATCTTTAAAAAACGTATTGTTACCCGACTCATCATTAATAACTAAGCCCGGCTCTAATTGATAATTTTGTCGTGTCAAATCAGCTGCATGAACAAATACATCATTGCCTGTGGTTGATTTAGCATATTCACGACCGATATATCCATTAATCTTTTTAACAGTCCCTGGTTGTATTAATTGATCAACTGTAGCGTGTAAGAATTTTTTATTTGCATCAGTACGATAATACTGTGGTAAAAATTCTGAACTTATATTTGTATTATTTCCGGTTGGGTTACTGTTATCAGCCATTAGATGCTCCATAAGGTGCGCTTGTTACATTTTGTGATGTAGAAGTATTAGTAGTAGTTCCAGTTATTGCTTTAAGTACTGTTGGGGTTAATGAAGAAACGATCTCGATATCATTAACTGTTGCGCCATTAACAAATAATTGATCACTAGCAGCAGTGATTTCAAATAGATTGCCAAATCCTATACCGCCCTGACGAGGAACCACAACAAAACTTGTAATATTCGGTGCCAACTGTTGCATGACATATGCAGCCAGTTCTGAAAAATAAAATGTATCGCCAAAGTCCCAATTTTCTAACGCAAAGAACTGATTAATTGCAGCTAATACACTTGTTTGTATATAATTATCCGAATTAACTTGAGCTGGATTTTTTACAACTTTAAATGATGCTTGTACATCAGGTGTTGCATATGAGCCAAACAGTATTTTGTAAGTTGCCGAATGGTAAACAATCTCGTCAGACATCGACTTAATAAGATTTAACTTTGGTGCTAAAATATCATATAATTCGTCAGAACCTGGAGGTAATGGTTTTATTATTGTAGACGGAGATGCTAGCCATTTTCTAAATGCAAGGTCATAACTTGTAGTTAATATATACACATCAACGATATTACTCGGACTTGGATCAATACGCGACTCGTAGTTTGCACTATGTACATACTGGAATTTTAGGTTATCTCGCCCAACATACACTTTATAGTCCAATGTAGGTTCTAATGTTGCTGTACTTAAATTCAACTTAACTACTGTATCAGTATCGATAAAATAGAAATACTGACTATCGTTGTAATTTATTAACGGACCCATTGAGCTTTGACTGCTAAGAATCAGTACAATATTCTCCGAATTACTAACGTAGGTATAGTCCTCTTGATCTACATTAACAAGGTATTTCTGTTCAACAATATATTTAGAAGTTGGATTTACTGACGGATTAACAATATCAATAAAATACTCTGGGTTGTCAACAACACCATTATTATCAGAATCAGCAAATGAGATTACTAATTTTGACGGATCAACATATCCATCAGTACCAATGTATTCAGACACGATGTCCCACTTTAAATCAGTAGTAAATGGCATTGTAGTATCAGGTTGCGTGTTAATACTAAGAAGAGTAATACTGTCTTTAATTAATTTATTATTAGATACATCGAAAATTCTATGATTGCTATTAAAGTAAAATCTTATCTGAGCATCACTTTCAAAAATATATTGCTGCTCGCGAGATTTAACCGTATAAACAACATTGTCTGTTGTGAACAGTATTAACCAACTCGAATCTTGTTGTTTATTAGTAGTATCGCCTTGATATGCTAAACTAAAATCAGTTGTTAAATTTAAATTCGATTCGTAAACAATTTGCCATGCTTGTGTAGTCGCATTATAACTTAATCCAAACGGATTATTAGCAAAAATTAAATCAATCATAGTTGTTATAACTGTTGGACTAATAGTAGTAATCCATGCAGGAATAATCTGATCAATAATAGGATAGATTCCATTTAATGTATCAAATTTTTGATTTAATACAATTGGTCCAAATCCAGATGATAACATTCCGGTCCCGGTTGCTGTTCCGTCGTCGACTATTGAAACTACCTCTGCCCATACTGATATTTCTGCACCCGGACTCGTTCCATTCCCTAAGACTAATTTATTCGAGTTTAATGTATCAAAATAATAACCTGCAGGAGCAGTAAATTTAATTAATGCACCCGGTATAAAGTATTTTAAATCGTTGGTGGTATAATTTCCAACCTTGTATATTGTAGAATTGTTGTTAGCATCAACAATATATCCGCTAGACATACCGATATCAGTCGTAACACTAATCCAGTTAATTGATAAACTAGCAGTAATATAGTTCAAATATTTTGAGTAATAATAATTTCGCAGACTAGCTTTCTTTAACACAGGATATAATGCATTGTAAATAACCCCTTCGATATCAGTTCTAGTTTGATATGTAAATGTTATTTGAGAAATAGTTGGCTGAGAATATATAACTCCGTCGTCTGCAAATAACATAGTAGAACTATATGCACCTGTAGGATCTTTTAAATCAAAGTAACGACTAATTCCGCTAGATGTCCTGTTGAGAGATTTAACTTTTACTACTTGTGTACTCGCCGATAACGGACTAATATTATAATCTTCACCTGTAATCATACGATTTTGTGTATAATAGGTCTGAGGAGCGTTTGTCTTTATGTTGGCATTCGACTCGGTAGTATTAGCATTCGATACACTAGTTTGCAGATTTAATGTAATCGATAATTGCTCAAGTTTATTATTACGTGAATAGTAAGGGATAGTAATATTAACACTACGGATATCCTGTGTATTAATCACATACGATAACCCATTACTTACTCTGTAATAGGTACGAAATGTTCCCAAAGGTAAGTTACCAAAAGTACCGTCACTAAATTGAAGGCTAACCATATCATTAACACGAGAAATAACTTGATAGATTGTTTGTACATTTTGATTTAAACTATTGTAAATGATATTATTACCGATTAAATTAGGTACTTTTGTCCACAATGTCGATTCTTTACCGTTTGAATCTAATTGATATAACCACACATCATTTTCATTAATATTATTTGCATTGATGTCAATAGATTCATTGCTACTTGGTTGGCTAATAGTAAAAGTACCTTGATTTAATGTACCTTGTACAAAATTTAAAAAGAAACCTGTCCCGGGGCTTCCGGCACCCATACCGTCGTAACTATAGATACATGCTAATGGATTTCCGAGCGCCGGTGGTTCTTCGTATATGTAATTTTCACCTTTAAATGTTGTACTTGTAATTTCAAAATTTGTATTATTACCAGAAACTGCTTTTGTAAACGAAAAAACAGGGAGCCCGGTAATTGCGCTGTTAAATCGATATTGTTCAGTAGGAATCGAATAAATTGTCGCACTATCGGCTGGATTACCAAACTGCTGGGTCGAAGAAAAAGCTGCGTTTAGAACTTTTATAAACTGATCATACCAATTGGTATTAGTTGAATCATTCCAGTTAATTGCTTGTCCTGAAAGATTAAGACCGTTACTATCGATTACATTTTCTGTAGTAATAATTGTACTAAATTTTAATAATCCTTGTGCTGCAATGTTACGAGTAGGATTATAACTGATCATTCTAGCTAATCGTAAAACTGCATCGGTGCGATCAGCAAGTTCTAAAAAATTATTTCTTGCATTTAAATCAGCACGAAATGCAATGCTTTGGCCCATGTATGCAATAAGGTCGATTAAGGCTAGATATTCCGAGCTTTCAATGTAATCGTTAAAATCTTCGGGAAAATTTATACGAAGATAGTCTATCATAGTCCTTCTCAAATTTTCAAAATCATAACTTTGAAAATCTGCGTTCTTAAACGATTGATAAATTTTTTGCCAATCTTCCGAAACAAGAAGATTATTTAAACGATCTGTAGAGCTCATATCTTATCCTAATATCAATATTTATCGAATAAAATTAAGTGGGTATATTATTGCGCAAAGAATCCATTAGCCTGATCAAATTTCATTTGCAATGTTTGACTAATGTTATATGGCAAATATGTTAATATACATTCAATTTGTATACCTGATTCGTATGCAGTTACAATAATGTTCTGGGCACTAATTCGTGGATCATAATTAAGAATTTGATCAACATTTTTTGTAATAATTGCTTTAAGATCGTCTGTCAACGGATCAAAAAGCAGATCCCATATTACTGTACCAAATGTTGGATTCATTAATCTTTCACCCTGTCGTATATGAAAATGGTTTAGCAAATCTTGTTGTATAAGTTCGAAGTCAAATAAACTAAAATTTTCAGTATTAGTACTAACTGTACTAAATCCTCGATACATTTTAGGTGTAATTGCAGTTGTTTGCACATTTGATGCAGGGTTTAATGTGACTTTATTGTAAAGATTTGATATTGAACTCATGTTGTTGACCTCTTAACCCTTGAGAATGGGTCTACTTTGGTTGTAGGCTTATTGTAAAATGCTGGCGTTGGCGACGATACCGTACTAGTAGATGCTTGTGTTTTCGATGGTATAAATGATTGTGGATCAAGATTTTCATGTTGCACCCAAGGTTCTGCCGTTGGAATACGTGCAGGTTTCGGTGCTTCTTCAGCCGGAGTCGGCGACGGTCCGTTCCATCTAATTGCCGGTGCTACACCCAAAATTGCTGCTGCGGCCGTAAGACCAATTGTACCTTGTACTGTTATTCGTCCATCCACTTCTGCTTTTACTTGGAAGTTTTTAGCAGTAGTCATTTTAATATCTTTTGTTGCATTAACATTAAAATTGCCAGCACAAGTAAAATTAATATCACGACCAGCAGTAACATTAAAATCATTCATTGTATGCAAACTTACGCTGTCTTGTGCATAGATATCAATCTTACCATTACTAGTCAATTCGATCCATGTTGTACCTCTAGCATTTCCGATATAAATTAAATCTTCACTATTATGTAATAATATTTGATGGCCGGTTCTTGTACGTATTCTAACTAATTCATTATGCGGAATTGTAGGTTGGCCTCCAGTTTCACCTTGTGCTACAGATGCATAGTCGGGCGGACCTTTTCCTGCTGGTGTTTTACGAAGAAACTTATCATCTCCATCATCCATTACAAATGTTGTTCCACCTAATCGACTAACAAATACGTTATTAGCACTACTTTCTTTTTTTCCAACAGTTCCTGTTTTTGCACCAGGGCGTTTGTCAACCGGACCGGGCGTTGATATACCAAATACTGCACTCGGCACTTCTCGTCTTGAACTACTAGTTGTAATTCCTCTGATATCATCTTTAATTAATCCCTGGCCTGATAATATATCAGTTAGGGGATGTTTTGGTTTGTTAATTTTAGTTTCGTCATTAACAATTTTGTCGTTAACTTTTTTATTATATTCTGCTACCGGGTATCTACCGCCATCACCACCAGTTGTATATTGCGTTGCTGCAATGCCCGGTACCATAAAGTTCATTGCTTCATCCGGTACGCATCCGATCCAGTATCCTCGCTTTGGATCTCCGTCGATAAAAATAACCATCACCGTTGACCCAACATCCGGAGGAACAAACCACATACCGTAACTCTTTTGAGTATTGTTGTAGTCGTCTTGATTCCCTACATAATCTAAATCTGTACATCCGTAAAACGGAGTCATCATTTTTACTTGATGCAACTGCCCTCCTGCGCGAGTTTGATTACCTACCGGTCTAAGTAACTCTACTTCAAGTGTTCCCATGTATGTAGGATCAAGATGACTTACAATTGTTGCTAGATACGGGCCAGGGCGCGAACCTATACCAGCGGCATCGCTAGGAGAATAATCAATATTTTTATCTACATTTTTATCTATCATATTAACTAAAAAGATTTTTAACGTTAAACATTACATCTGGTCCACCTTTATTTGGATTTTCTTGTTGGGGTCTTCTCATACCATGTAACTCTTGAGTGAATTTACCATCTTTGAGACGACTCACTACTTTTGTAACTTTATAGATCCCACTAAAATGAATTACAGGAGCAACTTTGCTATTGCCTCCGAAATCATATAAACCAGTTGCTTGATTTAAATCTAAAGGTGAACGAAAATTAACTTCAATATCAACTTCACTGCTTTGATAATTCACAGACATATCAGAATTTAAATCTTTATATTGTGTCGGTGTAGATGTATAATTTCCCATTCCGCTGTGAGGTATCCAATACGGATCTCCTAAAATTTTCATATCTAAATTTACCATTTCCATTGGGTTTGTAAGAGCGTCTAAAAAGGTTCGACCTGCTCTGTTTCCTTGATTTTCTTGACCACCACCACCTTGATGATCAGTAGTAGTTGTAGTATTGGTGTATCTAACTTGAGATGGTAGGACTCCTGGTTCAGATGACGGTGCTAATCCAGAAAATAACGGCTTAACGAACGAAAATAGAGAACTTAACCAATCAATTGCTTCCATAACCCCGGCTCCAAACTCTGCGGCAGTTAATACATCCTGCGATCTTGCTAAATTATCTGCGGGCATTAATCGAGCAAATGAGTTACTAAAGTCAATGTTAAATTCCAATACTTCGGTGTTATTTCCAGTATAGATATAATCGTATCTTTTAATAATCTCTGATTGAATTTTATCGTATCCCGGTGGACGTACATTCGGCGCAGATAATACGCCGCCGTGTGCTTTATACGGCATTATTCTATAAACAATCACTTTTGGTGTTGTACCTGTTTTTGCTAAGTTAGCATCGTCTTTAATAAAATATGTTTGTGTATCTAAAACCCACCATTGACGCATACCTTTTTCGTCTATCGCATCCATGCCGAGTGCAGTTTTAGGATATTCACTTTGCAATATTACATTATTAATAATCTGCTCGATGTACTGAGTTGATGCATATGTGTGAGTACTATCAGCTGGATCAAATTGAACATTACCATTATTCCAAATTTTAGCAGTTTCGTCATATACTTTATTTTCATCATTAACTGACGCAGATGCTTTTCTATCCGACGAAACCATTTTTGCTTGACCAATAGCATTAGTAGTCACATTTGATCCTGTTGACGAAGTTGCACCCATTCCTAATACCGAACTTAAATCTCCGCCATTGATTACAGCAGATGGTGATACTGTAGAAGTTAGTGCTGAAGTTATGCTAGAGTTTTGCGACGATGTCTGTGGCTTATCAGGAAACATAATAACGTATTTCGTTGGCGTAGATTCTATACCGTCGTCGACTAACTGTTTAGCTCTTGCATTTAACACCGCTTGCAAACTTTTTTCCCCAGTTTGCAATATTTCTTGAACTGTTTTTCCTTTAATTGTTGTATCGCTTTTTGTTTTTGCATGTTCGGTAGAATGTGCCTTGCCGTTAGTAACCAATGCTTCACAATTATATGTTGTTCCTTTCTCACTTGCTTTAATTCCAAAATGTTTAAAATGTATCGGAATATATCGGGTGGTACTAGGAATATTTACAGGTGCACCGTTTTGTTGCCATCCTCTAAACTCAATCGTTATTAGATAAGGAGCTTCCATCCAATTTTTCCACCCTGCATCATTTGCTGCTTTTTGAACTGCTAATACAAACATTCCCATACTGTAAGGTTCGTAAATATCAAAAGTTGCATTTGATGTGTAACTATTGTGATGTTGAAAACCAATAATGCTATCTAATGTTAAATTATCGATAAAGAAATCAAACTGACCATATTGAGTTTGCACTCTATTTGCAGGATCAGCACTAGCCGATTTACATATTAACTCAATACGCTGTCCTATCATGTACGTACTGTCTGGGTTATTAAATTGATCGTGTGTTAAAACACCTAATCCTAAAATATAATCGTGAGTTGCATAATTTGATAATTCATTAGGAAGTGGTAAATTAAGATTTCCTATAGTATTAATAATGCCGTTAGAAAAAGACGAAACTGCATTAGAAACACTCGAAGTTAGTGAAGAAATATCTGTTATTACTGCCGATGTTGAATCGAAAATACTCATTTTATATTCCTAAAACTGTTTTTAAACTGCTGCCTTTTGGAATGTATATCGATACTCCTGGAACAAAATCAAATATAGGATCTTGTAACACATTTAAATTTCGTTGAATAAAAACCCACCATAGTTGAGGAGACCCGTATAAATCGTATGCTAACAAGTCTGGCCTATATGTGTATTGTGCCTCAATGGTATAAAGGAAATCATCCGGTTCTGCACTAACTGGCCTGATCGATAATATATCAAGATAGTTATTAGTGATAGGTGTTGTATACCAAGGACTAGTATTACTATAAGTTGCCATTACATATACCCAAAATAATTATTAATATATCCGCCTGAGACAAATTGATCTAAACTAAATTGTCTAATACTTGTCCTACTATATACTGCTCGAACACTTATTGTAAATGTGCTTGCAGTTGGGACATATGCTAACCCGCCGCTAACTGTCCCTCCGATATTATATGCACTTAACATGCTAGAAACTTGTCCAACTCCTCCAGCAATTCCGTTAACTAATCCGGTGATGCCTGACAGGCCTGGTATAGCTGAGCCGACGGTGTTTGCAACATTACCGATTGCATTAGAAATATTAGCAATGTTACCTGCTTCTGTACCAACAACAGGAGTACTAATGTAATCACAATCTTTTGGGAGAGTAACATCAACTGTTTCAACTACAACCGGGATGTTTTTAAACACATAATTTCCGTACCCATTTAAAAACACAACCGGAGGAGGATTACCAGCAAGCGCATCATATCCCATAAACATCTTAGTTATTGATCTAAAATAATGTAAAGATGCTAACCAATATAATGCCTGTGTCGGATCTTCAACATTCATCGGTGCAGTGATTTGAATTTTTTGAGGTTCGGAAAATTTAAAATAATTAATAGAAAAATTATTATGCATAGTCGGTTCGTGCCCATACGTTGCAACAGATTGCATTGTTATTTCAGGTGTATATGGAAATATCATGCCTCCTGCATCACGTAATGGTTTAAGAACTGGGCTATCAATAAAACTAATCCAATTAGGAAGACTTAATCTTACACGAAAATCATTAGGATTGTCATTGTTAGAAAACATCGATACTGCACTAACTACACTACCGACTGCTTCCCCTGCGGCAGGCAAGTTGATACTTCTAATGGCGCTTGAAATATCGCCCGACTGTAGTGCTGAACTAATTGCAGATCCTAATCTACCTGCGGTTCCTACTGCATTGGCTACAGAACCGAATACTGCACCCGAAGTTGCAATAGTTGAGGTACTTGATTGACCAGTATTAAATTGTTGAAGTGTAGTCATTTTTCGTCCTTTTGGTATAATATTTAGTTGACTTTTTAATGTGCGTATATTATAATTTTAGTAATGGAGAAACAAATTAATGTTACAAAAAGTAAATTATCTCAATAACAAGGATATGTTATTAGAGATACATAGATCAAAGACATCATATTGTAGTTTTATAAAACCAGAATATCACCAATACGATATTATCTTACCTAGTTTAGATAAGATTAATATTAGAACTGTTGCTGATGCAAAACGAAATCAAGCAAAAAGGCTCGGTGAAGCAGAGTATATTCGTCGCAAAACAGCCGGCGAAAAAGTCAAACAAGCAGAGTGCGAAGTAGATTATAAAAAAATCGCAAAAACTGACTTGATCTTTAGAATAATGTCGTTTGACCATATTCCTACCAATTCTATCCGCAAGAAAAATCCAAAAAGTGTTGCAGACAGACACGAAAAAGTTAATTTTCCCCCGTTTCAACATTGGCGATTTAATGATAACGATGAATTAGAATGTGTAGGCAAGAGTCATTGGCGCGGTGATTTGTTGACTGGCGAATTTGACAAAAATAGAGGAAAAATCACGGACAATTTAGCTCGCATGATGATTAAATTATGTGAACGATACGCTACTAGAGGCAATGTTCGCGGGTATACTTACAACGACGAAATGCGCGGGCAAGCAATCTTACAATTAACACAAATCGGTTTACAATTTGATGAAAGTAAATCCGATAATCCATTTGCTTACTTCACAGCAGCCGTTACTAATAGTTTTGTTCGTGTTATTAATATCGAAAAGCGTAATCAAAATATTCGAGACGATATTTTAGAAATGAACGGGATGAATCCAAGTTATACTCGTACAGGAGATGCAGAATATGAATATGCACTTAAAAGATACAACGAGGACCAAGAATGATAATTGATTTAAAAGATCCAAGAGTTAATAAAGCAATCGAACTGGTACAAGATAAGCATAATGTTCCTTTTGGGAGAGAATTTGAAAGAATCTTCGAAGAACAGTATCATTGTAAAATAGTCCCAGAACCGGGTGATTGGTCATGTACTAGAGGGTCGTTATATATTTCCGAAGACAAATATGCAAATTGGTTTGTATTACAATTTGGGCATGGTGGAAAATGAAATTTAAAATCGACGAATTAGAAGAATTATATAACAAATACTTATTTGCAACAGCCGATGTTCCAACTATGAATGCTATTATGATGGAACTTAGACAACTTGAAGAAAAGTATAACTATAGGTTTACTATCACTGCGGTTCCTAAAGAACACGACAGCGAACTATCATTTCAACTGTCATTCAAAACACCTGCAGATAGAAATTGGTTTGCATTAAAGTGGGGTGTAAGTGAGTAACTTATTCAAAAAAGTAGCCTGTTTTACCGATATTCATTTTGGATTAAAGTCAAACAGCGCGGTACATAATCAAGATTGTGAAGATTTTGTTGATTGGTATATTAAAAAAGCAAAAGAGGAAGATTGTGATACAGGAATCTTTCTCGGTGACTGGCATCATAATCGTAATAGTTTGAATATTACAACAATGACTTCTAGTCTACGTGCTTTAGAAAAGTTAGGTCAAGCATTTGATCAATTTTTCTTTTTTCCAGGTAATCACGATTTATACTATAAGGATAAGAGAGATATCCACAGCGTAGAGTTCGGCAAACATGTACCGGGAATTACAATTGTAGATAAACCTACTACCATTGGCGATGTAACCCTTTGTCCGTGGTTAGTAGGTGACGAATGGAAATCTATAGGCAAAAAGCCTAGCAAATACTTGTTTGGGCATTTTGAATTACCACACTTCTTTATGAACGCTATGGTACAAATGCCCGATCATGGAGAAATGCAACCGGATCAGTTAACTAGATATGAAAAAGTTTTTAGCGGCCACTTTCACAAAAGACAAAATAATAATAATATTCACTATATTGGCAATGCTTTCCCACATAATTATTCAGATACTTGGGATGATGCCCGGGGAATGATGGTAATGGAATGGGGCAGTGAACCAGAATTCTTTACTTGGGATAATCAACCCACGTTTAGAACTGTTAAACTAAGCCAACTAATCGACGATGCGGATAATTTACTCAAGGCTAAGCAACATTTAAGAGTCAATCTTGATATCGATATTAGTTTCGAAGAAGCAAGTTTTATTAAAGAAAATTTTATTACCAATTATAATTTAAGAGAATTAACTTTGATCACAGAACGGCGAGCAGTTGAATTAACTGAAGAATTTGATGTACAATCATTCGAATCAGTGGATCAAATTGTTACCAATCAGCTTGTAAGTATTCAATCTGACAAGTATAATACTAACACACTACTAGATATCTATAATAATTTATGACTCTCCTTAAGACATTAACTGTTAAAAACTTTATGAGCGTGGGTAATCAAACCCAAGCAGTACGACTTGACTCTGAACATCTTACACTTGTATTAGGTGAAAACTTAGATATGGGTGGCGATGATTCGGGGTCTCGTAACGGTACAGGTAAAACTACAATTCTTAACGCTTTGAGTTACGCATTATACGGTACTGCTCTAACAAACATTAAAAAAGATAACTTGATTAACAAAATTAACAATAAAAATATGTTAGTTACGTTAACTTTTGAAAAAGATGGTAACAAATATCGAATCGAACGCGGCAGAAAACCCAATATTCTTAAGTTCTATGTCAATGATGAAGAACAATCTAGTAACGACAATGACGAAGCACAAGGCGATAGCAGGGAAACACAAAAAGATTTTCATATCTTATTCGGTATGAAGCATCTAATGTTTAAGCATATCGTAGGGCTTAACACATACACCGAACCGTTCTTATCGATGCGGGCAAACGATCAAAGAGAAATTATTGAA